TTGACTTTTGTGCGGATAATAATATAAAGGCAATAGCATTTACAGAACATGGAAATATATATAGACATTTTGAAAAAAGACAATATTGCAAAAAAAAAGGTATAAAATATTTGCATGGTTGTGAAATATATTTAACAAAATCTTTAGAAGAAAAGATGAGAGATAATTATCATACTATACTAATAGCCAAAGATATGGAAGGATTTAAAGAATTAAACAAATTAGTCAGTAAATCAACTGATAAAACACATTTTTATTACAATCCTAGATTGTCATTTGATGAATTCTTAAATATATCTGACCATATTTTCAAGATATCAGCCTGTTTAAAATCTCCATTGGCTGATAAGAATAATATTTCACCAGATATTTATGATAAATTATGTAAAAAATATGACTATTATGAAATACAATATCATAATGACCCAGAAAAATTGCAATATAATTATAATCAATTCTTATATAAATTATCACAACAATATAATAAACCATTAATTGCAGCAGGAGATAGTCATTCAGTATCAAAGTATAAAGCAGAATGCAGGAATATATTATTAAAAGCTAAAAGAAAATCTTATGGAAATGAAGATACTTTTGATTTAGTTATAAAAAATTACGAAGATTTTTTAAGTGCATTTAAATCTCAAAATGCCTTACCTTTAAACGTATATATAGAGGCTATAAATAATACTAATATTATGGCTTCTCAATGTGAAGATATAGAGGATGATTATAGTATAAAATATCCTATTGTTTCTAATAATGATGAAAAAGATTTACAAAATCTAATTAATATTAAATATAAAGAGAAATTAAAAAAAGGAATTATAAAATCAAATCCTAAATATATTGAAAATATCAGAGAAGAATTTAGAGTATTTAAAAAAATTAATATGTTAGGATTTATGTTGGGAATGGCTCAAATATCTCAATGGTGCGAAGAAAATAATATTCCTAGAGGATTTGGTAGAGGAAGCTGTTGTGGTTCAGTAATTGCTTATATAATTGATATTATAGATGTAGACCCAATTAAGTGGGGAACTATATTTTCCAGATTTTGCAATGAATACAGAACAGAAGTAGGAGATATAGATTTGGATTTTGCACCAAACGACAGAGAAAAGGTTTATAATTATATTATGGATAGATTTGGACATGATAAGACTGCTTATATATTAAGCATTGGTACTATTTCAGAAAAAGGGACAATAGATGAAATAGGCAGAGCTTTAGATATACCTTTACAAGAAGTTAAAGATATAAAAGATTTATATAATAAATCTCCAGATGAAGCAAAACAAAAATATCCTAATGTATTTTATTATTTTGATGGATTACTTAATACTGCCATATCTCAAGGGTTCCATCCAGCTGGAGTTGTAGCTAGTCCTATTACTCTAATAGATAATTATGGAGTATTTCAAGACAGAGATGATAAAACAATAATTAATTTAGACATGGAAGAAGTTCATGATTGTGGGTTAGTTAAATATGATATTTTAGGATTAAAAAACGTAGGTATTATTCAAGATATATATAAAATGCTTAATAAACCATATCCTAAAAGTTATCAAATTGATTGGAATGATAAGAATGTATGGGAAGATATTAAGATTAGTCCTGTTGGGATTTTTCAATTTGAAAGTTCATTTGCTTATAATTCAATGAAATCCTTTAATGTAAGTAGTATTGATGATTTAACTCTCGTAAATGCTTGTATTAGACCTTCAGGAACTAGTTATAGAGATGCAGTATTTGCACACCAAAAACATTCTAATCCTTCTAAATTAATTGATGATGTTCTATCTAATAGTTATGGGTATTTAGTATATCAAGAACAAACTATAGCTTTTTTACAACAAGCTTGTGGATTAAGTGGAGGTGAAGCTGATAATGTTCGTAGAGCCATAGGAAGAAAACAAAAAGACAGATTAGATGCTGCAATGCCTCAAATATTGGAAGGATATTGTAATAATTCTGATAAACCAAGAGATATAGCTGAACAAGAAGTAAAAGAATTTTTACAAGTTATAGAAGATAGTGCTAGTTATCAGTTTGGATATAATCATTCTACAGCTTATTCTATGATAGGGTATTTATGTGCATATTTAAGATATTATTATCCTGCACAATTTATTACAGCATTCTTAAATTCCGCAGCTAATGATGATGATATAAAAAATGGGACACAACTAGCTAAATTAAAAAATATTCCTATTATTTCTCCTACTTTTAGACATTCGACTAATAACTATTCTTGTGATAATAATACAATTTATAAGGGTACATCTAGTATAAAAGGACTTAGTAAGACTATTGGTGATAAGTTATACTCCTTAAAAGATAAAAAATATAAAAGCTTTTTAGATTTATTAATAGATTGTAAAGAAAATAATATTGGTATAGCTGATATTACAGTACTTGCAAAATTAGACTATTTTAAAGAGTTTGGAAAAATAAAAAAGATACTTAAATGTATTGATTTATATAATGAATTATATGGTAAAAAAATAATAAAGAAAGATAAACAATATAGTGTTAAAATTTTATATCTTAAAGAATATTGTGTTAAAGAAACAGAAAAACAATTCACAGGATTTAATAGTTACGATTGTTTAGTTTCCTTATTTAATAAACTGGAAAATAATGATATCACAATTAATGAGAAAGTAAATTTTCAACTTCAATATTATGGATATATAGATATTGTTGATGTTTCAGAAAGCCCAGATTTGTGGGTAGTTACTTCATGTGAAGATAGAGGAAAAAATAAAATTGTAGATTTATATAGAATATTTGATGGTATAAAAAAACAAGTAAAAGTTCGTGGGAAAGTATTTGATATGAAACCTATTAATAAAAGCAATGTGTTAAAAATTGATACTTTTAACAGAGAAGGAAGATGGTTTAAGAACGGAGAAACTCAAGAATGGGAAAAATCTACTACAGAATTTGAAGATATATTAAATAATTATGATATACAAGAGGTAAAAAATAATGAATATATTAATTAGAAGAAAAAAAATAAAAAAATATTTAGATAATTGTATTATGTTTTGGAGAAATAAAAGAGATAAAGAAAATTCTAAAATTGCACTCTATTATATAGATGCTTATCAATCTATAAGAAGTTCAATTTTTGGGAAAACATTGGACTAAATAACCATGGTACATCATAATTTTAAAAAAGGGCAAAAGGTTTATTGCATTTTAAAAAATAATACAATTATAATAGATAAATATAATAAAAGTACAGGACATTATTTATTTTTGGAAAATTATAAAATACCATGGTGTCAATTACGTAGCAGTACAATTTATAAAAATATATAATAATTTCTTGACTTTTATTATAAAATGTGATATACTATAAATAATTTAAGGGAGAAAATTATGGATTTTATAGGGAAGATAGAAAATATATGTTTGCCTGAAAACAATGAAGTTGTCATATCTTTGTCAACTAATAACACTAGTATATTGGAAGAATTAGAAAATATAAAAAATAAAGATAAAGAAATAAATATTGAGATAAAAAGAATATATAATCGTAGAAGTTTGGATGCTAATGCATACTTTCATTTTTTAGTTAACAAACTAGCGAGATATTTTAATATATCAGATGAAGAAATGAAAATTAAAATGAACTTACAATATGGTACAATTGCTAAAGATAATAATGGTAATAGTATTGGAGTTAAAATTCCTATAACAGCAAATATTAAGAATTTTTATAAATATGCAAAATGGTTTGGGGAATGCACAGAAGGTGGTGTAAAATTCAACAAATACTTATTTTATAAACAAACCCATACACTAAATACAAAGGAAATGTCTGATTTAATTGAAGGTGTTGTACAAGAATGCCAAGAATATGGAATTCCCACAAAAACAAAAGACGAAATAAAAGATATGATTTTAAGTTGGAAACCGAAAGAAGGAGAATAGATATGTATAATAATCTTAAACTTTTACAAAAGTTATTAGATAAAATAAAAAACACACCTGACGAATGTATCAATAGGGCTATAGAAACGCTAGAAAGAGAGAAATTTAATGAAGCATTGGTAAATCAATATCCATGGTTACAAATTAGAAATGTATGGACTAACAAAAAAGTAGATGATAATTTTGAATTTACTTGGCTTGATGATTTACCTGAAGGCTGGAGAAAAAAATTTGGGATGAAAATGGTTAAAGAATTAGATAAAATTCTAAAGAAGGCTAAATACCAAGATAAATATCAGATAGTACAAATAAAAGAAAAATGGGGATTTTTACACTGGTATGATAATGGGGTTCCTAATTCGATATATAATAAATATAATAAATGGCTAAAAAAATATGAAAATTTAAGTAAACGTACTTGTATTATATGTGGAAAGCCAGGGAAATTAACAAATAATGGTTGGATTATGCCTTTATGCTCTTATTGTAAAAAGAAAGGATTATAATAATGAATTGCATTTATTTAAGAGTTAGAAGCAAAAATTATCAAAAATATTTCTATTGTTCTAATTCTCAAATAAAGAATAAAATTTCTCCACAAAAGTGCCATGATTGTAATTTAAAAGAATATAAGACCCCAAAAGCGATTTCAAATAAAAAGAAAGCAAGAACTATTGCAACCAGTATACCTTATTCAGTAAAAGAAATAGTATGGGAAAGAGACAACCATAAGTGTATATTATGTCATAAATATGTTCCTATAGAATGTGCATGTTGTCATTTCATACCTAGAAGTCAAGGCGGCTTAGGTATTCCAGAAAATATATTTACTGCATGTAATAATTGTCATACAGAACAAGATAATGGATTGAATACCTTAGAACTAGAAGCTAAAGTAGAGAAACATCTACAAAAATGTTATGGGTTAAATTGGAAAAAAGATAATTTGGTTTATAAAAAAGGAGGTAGATAATATGTATCAAGAATGGATGGAAGGTGTTCCTATTTTAGTGCCTGGATGCTATGAACATAATATTGAACAGTTAAAAAAAGCTAAACACTATTATATTAAACACAATGATTTCGAAACAGCCAATTCTTTTCAACAAAGTATTAATGAAGAACAATACAAGTTAGATAAACAGAATAATAAACCTAATAAATTTAAACAAATATTAAATATTATATTTAATTAAAGGAGGGATTATATGAAATTATCAGAACAACTATTACAAGATTTTAAAAAATATTTAATTAATAAAGAAATAATAAAGAAAAATACAATACAAATGTTAAGAGCAGAGATATTAAATATATCTAAAGAAAAACATAGAGACTTAAATGATACTGAAATATTGCAATTAATATCTAAACAAATCAAACAAAAAAAAGATGCGATAGAAGAATTCAAGAAAGCGGATAGAGAAGATTTAGTTAATCAAACAGAAGAAGAAATATTAACTTTAAATATTTATATGCCAGAGCCACTTTCTATTGAAGAATTAAAATCTATAATTGCCGAAACTATGTCTGAATTAAATATTTATCACTTAAATGAAATGGGTACTCTAATCAGAGAAGTTAAATCTCAAGTAGGTGTTAGAGCAGATGGTAAAACTATTAGCCAATTAGTAAAGGAGGTATTAGTATAATGAATTTTATAAAATTGATTGGTATAATTATAGCTCTTTTAATATTATTATGTTGGCTAACTGGAATTGTTTGGTTGATATGCTTAGCTATGGTACTTGGAAATATAGTTGCTATTATATTAACAATTGTTCTAATTCTATTGTTAGTAATAAATGTTATTTTATATTATAAGGAGAAAACTAGTGATGAGTAAAAAATTATGGAAGTTTTGTATAACATATAAAATTAAAGGTCTGGAAAAAAGATGGTTTAATAGATATAAAAAAATAGAAGAAACAGATATAGAAGATGGATTTAAAGTATGTAGTTCTCTTGAAGAATTGATGCAAAATTTATTAATAGCAAAAAAAGCAGAAATTATCAGGGATATAAATGAAGGATATTATCAATTTATACCTTATTCAAAAGGATTTTTTGAGATTATAAGATTAAATGAACTTTTAGATATATCAATAGATAAATTTGATTATAGAGAAGCAACATTTAAAGAAGCTATAAAATTATTATCTCCAACTGAGATAATAGAAATATATGGAGAAAACTTATATAATAAAATAAAGGAGATAAATGATGAGAGATAAAATTTTATTATGGAACGACGATAATCATGAACCATCAGTATGGATTAATAAACACTTCATGGGTAGTGATTTTATAACTGTTATAGAAAGTGCTTTGAATGAAAAATCGAATTCTGAAAATAGCTCAGAAATATTAGAAATATATCCTTGGGACTTTGAAGTAGATGATGAAAGTTTAGAAGATGGAGAAGCAGACATTTTATTTGATTGGTTTCAAGATTGCCCTGATATTACTGATAAACAATGGGAATATATTTTTAATAGAGAGTGGAGAAAATTAGGAAAAACACTATAAAGGAGAACAAATATGGAATATAAAGGATGGAAAATTCCAGAAAAATTATATATATATGCTGAAAAAAAGAATAGACGATATAACTATCCTCAGGCAATGATAGCTAGTAGTAATAAACCTGAGGCTATTGATACAGCTAAGAGATGGGCTTCTGGAAAATATTATAATTATACAGAAGATGATTATATAGAATATATTATAGATAATAAAGATATTAAATTAGAAATATTAGATAGTGCAAAAGGGTCAAGTCAAGGTGGAAAACTATCTTTTTGGAATTGTTTATTATCTAAAGATGATATGAAAGTAGTAGTTGGAATTGGTTCTGATTTGTTATTAGAGTTATTGAAAAGTTCTACATTTATTAATGGTAAATGCGAAGACAAATTAATAATGGCAAGGATTGGTCAACATTGGGGAGCTTTACATGAAAAAATGGAACAATACAAAGAAGCGATACGTGATATACAATTAAGTCAGAAAATAGAAGGAGCCAAAAAAACTAGTAAATGGGATAAAGGATACGAATATTATACTAAAACCACTAGTGAAGTATATTTATATAATCTATATGTATGGAGAGCTCTTGAATTTTTAGGTAATGATTGGTGGGGAAGTTCTCAAAAATATCAGTTGGTGGAATTTTCCAAACCTAAAATCATAAAAGTTACTGAATGGAGTAGTTGGGTTAAGAACAAAAACATAAAAACTTTATCTCAACTTATGGAAAATGGTGGTGGTAGATATACTAGTGAATATTATAAGGAATATTTAAAACTACAACCAAAAATAAAAGGAGATAAAATTTTAGATATTGATTTATCTCCAGAAGAGATAGATAAAAAAATAAAAGAAAACAGAGAAAATGTTGAAAAAGATTATTTTGAGAATAAAGCTAATTGGTTTAGTTATTTAATTGGATGTTATGGAGTAAGTGCTACTTTAGAAGGTAAACCAGAATTACCTGATAGAATACTAGAGGAAATAAAAAAGAGAGGGGTAAAAATTATAAATGAATAAAAGTGAGTTATTTTCATTTGAGTTAAATTTAATAAAAAATATTGAAATTAAAAATTTTGTTAGTTATATGTTAGATAAGGAAACACCAGATTATTTCTTTTCTGTAGCTGCTTCTAGCACAGGAAAATATCATCCTAATTATGCTCTAGGAGAAGGAGGGTTGGTTAGACATACTAAAGCTGCTACAAGAATAGCTTATGAATTATTTAGGACTGACCTTTATCCATACAACCAAGACCAACAAGATTTAATATTAGCTTCTTTGATTTTACATGATAGTAGAAAACATGGCAATGATGGTTCAAAATGGACAGTTATAGAACATCCATTATTAGCAGCTAATGCTGTAAGGAGTTCGGCTGGAACTCTAAATCAAGAATGGAAAGAAATTATTGCTAAAAATATAGAAACTCATATGGGTAAATGGACACAAGATTATAAAACAGGAAGAGAAGTGTTACAAAAACCACAAACAGGAATGCAAAAATTTGTTCATCAATGCGATTACTTAGCTTCAAGAAAATGTTTAGAGTTTAATTTTGACGTAGAGTTGTCTAATTAAAAAAAATAAATAAAACAATATAAAAATATTGACATTTGTTATAAAATTTGATATAATAAATATATTGAGAATTATCTCTTATAGACCTAAAATAATATAAGGGAGTTGAGCATATGCAAGTAAAAAAAAGAGATGGGAAAATTGTTGACTTTAATAGTAACAAAATTATAGAAGCAATTTCTAAGGCTAATCAAAGCGTATCAGGGAGAGAAAAGGCAACTATTAGTGACAAGAAAAAAATTGCAAAATATGTAAAATCTTTAAATAAAAAGATAATTACAGTAGAAGAAATTCAGGATATAGTTGAAAAGCAATTAATGGAGCTAGGTAAATTCAAATTAGCTAAAAATTATATCCTTTATAGGGAAGAAAGGACAAAAACTAGAAATAGAAATAGTCAATTAATGAAAAATATTTCTGTAAAATTGAATGCTACAGATGTGCAAAATCAGAATGCAAATGTAGATGAATATTCTTTTGGTGGGAGAGCAGGAGAAGCAAGAGATGAATTACTAAAAGACTATGCCTTAAATTATGTGGTTTCTGATATGGCTAAAAATAATCATTTGAATAATGAAATTTATATACATGACTTAAGTTCATATGTATTAGGTATGCATAATTGCTTAAGTATTCCATTTGATGATTTACTAGCTAAAGGGTTTAATACAAGACAGACAGATGTAAGACCAGCACAAAGTATAAATACAGCATTTCAACTATTAGCTGTAATTTTTCAATTACAAAGCTTACAACAATTTGGAGGTGTTTCAGCAACTCATTTAGACTGGACTATGGTTCCATATGTAAGAAAAAGTTTTTATAAACATTATCAAGAAGGATTAAAGTATATAGAAGAAATAGGAAATCCTTATTTATTGGAAGATATAGAAAATACCTCAATAGATAGTATTTTTTATAAAACTTATCCTAAATCTTACAAATATGCAATGGATAAAACAAAAAAAGAATTAAAACAAGCGGTCGAGGGAATGTATCATAATCTTAATACATTACAATCAAGGAGCGGCAATCAATTGCCTTTTACTAGTATTAACTATGGAACTTGTACTTTAACAGAGGGTAGAATGGTAATAAAAGCTTTGTTAGAAGGTTCTATAAATGGTGTTGGTAAAGTTCATAGGACACCCGTATTCCCATGTGGAATTTTTCAATGTATGAAGGGTGTAAATAGAAAAGAAGGAGACCCTAATTATGATTTGTTTAAACTTGCATTGAAATCTACAGCACAAAGATTATATCCTAATTATGCAAACGTTGACTGGAGTGTAAATGAAGGATATGATAAAAATGACCCAAGAACATATGTGGCTACAATGGGTTGCAGGACATATAATGGATATGATATAAATGCAGAGCCAGGAACCAATCCACAAATGAAAGATGGAAGAGGAAATATTTGTCCTGTAACAATTATTATGCCTACTCTAGCTATGGAGGCTCATAAAAATGTCGATGAATTTATGGATTTATTAGATAAAAAGATAAATGAAGCCAAAGATATGCTAATAGAAAGATATAATTATATTATTAATCAAAATCCTGAAGCAGCTAGATTTATGTATGAGAATGGTCTAATGTTAGGATTTGATGGAGAAAATATTGAAAGTGCAATGAAACATGGGACTTTAGCAATTGGTCAAATTGGATTAGCAGAAACATTACAAATATTAATAGGTTGTGACCATACTGGAGAAAGAGGAATGGAATTAGCAAAGAGAATAGAACAACTATTTCAAACTAGATGCAAAGAGTTTAAAAATAAATATAAATTGAATTTTGGTGTGTATTATACTCCTGCCGAAAATCTATGTTATACTTCAATGAAAAAATTTCAACAAAAATATGGGAAAATTAAAAATGTATCAGACAAAGACTTCTTTAGCAACTCTATACATGTTCCTGTTTGGAAAGAAATATCTCCATTTGAAAAAATTGATATTGAAAGTGAGTTGACAGGATATAGCTCTGCTGGTTGTATTACTTACACAGAATTGGCTGGTGGTGTTAAAAATAATCTTGATGCATTAGAAATGTTAGTAAATTATGCAATGGATAAAGATATACCTTATTTTGCTATTAATGTTCCTAATGATACATGCTTAGATTGTGGATACTGTGATGAATTCAATGATGAGTGTCCTGAATGTCATAGTCAAAACATACAACAGTTAAGAAGGGTAACAGGTTATTTAACAGGGAATTATAAAACAGCATTTAATAAAGGAAAACAGCAAGAAACTGAAATGAGATATAAACATTCTAACAAATTTTCAAATTGGAGAAAATAATATGGTAAGATATGCAGGATTAGACAAAAATGATATGCTAAATGGGGAGGGCTTTTGTGTTTCTTTTTGGACGCAAGGCTGTCCTCATAGATGTAAAGGATGTCACAACCCTGAAACCTGGGATTTTAATAATGGTATAGAGATAGAATATAGCCAGTTAATAAATGATATTATACAGTCTATAAGTGCCAATGGAATAATAAGGAATTTCTCTATATTAGGCGGGGAACCATTATGTAAAGAAAACTTAGATTTAGTAGATAATATAGTTACAGATATTAGAAAAGAATATCCTACAATAAAGATATATTGTTGGACTGGTTATAAGTATGAAAATATAATAAATAATAGCCAAATAAAAGAAATATTAAAAAAAATAGATGTATTAATTGATGGGTTATTTATAATAGAACAAAGGAATATAACCTTAAAATTAAGAGGTTCCTTAAATCAGAGGGTTATTGATGTACAGAATAGTCTATTAGAGGAGAAAATAATTTTATATGAATGAAATTTGGAAAAATATAAAAGGATATGAAGGTAAATATCAGGTTAGTAATTTAGGTAATGTTAAAAGCTTAAGTAGAAAGGTAAAATGCAAAAATAAAAAATATAGAATTATAAAATCATTTAATATTCGACCTTTGATAATGAAAAATGATTATCTCTTTGTCAATTTATGGAATAACAATAAATGCAAAAGGAAACTAATTCATAGGCTTGTAGCAGAAGCCTTTATACCAAATCCTGAAAACAAACCTGAAGTTAATCATATTGATGGGAATAAACAAAATAATTGTGTTGATAATTTAGAATGGTGTACTAGAAGTGAAAATACAAAACACTCTTACAATATTGGATTACGAGAAATACAAAGGGATAATATTTCTATCAATAATAAATTAATGAAGTCCAAACCAGTATTGCAATATGATTTAGAAGGAAATTTTATCAAAGAATATAGTAGCGTATCCCAGGCTGCTATGTATAATAATTTTTCTCAAGGAGCTATTTCAAATGTATGTAGACACGAAAGGAAACAAGTATACAATTATAAATGGAAATATAAAAATATTTAATAAATTTTACAAAAATACTTGACTTTCAACATAATTTATGGTATACTTATATATAAGTTGAAAGTTAAGAATGCACTTGTAGCCAAGTTGGTCTAAGGCGGCAGACTGCAAATCTGTTATTCGTAAGTTCAAATCTTACCAAGTGCTCCATTTATGCCTATGTGATGGAATAGGAATACATGTTGGTCTTAGAAGCCAAATTTTGCAGGTTCAAGTCCTGCCATAGGCACCATAGAACAAAAGAAGGAGTGAATAACATGTCAAATTTAGAATATAGATTAAAATATAAAGACCCACAAACAGGAGAAGTAAAACAGCTAAGTGGGGGAGGGTAGACATAAAAAAGCTTAAACAAGAAATCTTACAGGCTGATAATCCTGTAGGTTGTTTAAGATTACAAGTTGTAAATACTAATCCCGCAGAATATTTAGGTTTTGGAGAATGGGAATTATGGGGGGGAAAAGTAAAGTACCTGTTGGAGTAGATGAAAATGATACAGACTTTAATATTGTTGAAAAGACAGGCGGAGAGAAGGAGCATGTCTTGACAATTAATGAAATGCCAATTCACAATCATGATTATAGCAATACAACTAGTAGTAATGGTGCTCATCAGCATACTGGTAAAATGCTAGAAAGTGGTGTGAATTCCAGCAGTAGTAGTGCTGTTAATGACTTAGTTAGACCTGATAGTTATAGTGGAAATAATTGTAATGTAGGAAACAGGACAGGAAACCATACACATACTATATCAGGAACAACTAAAAATGCAGGTAATGACCAGTCACATAATAATTTACAACCTTATATAACTTGTTATATATATAAAAGAGTAAAATAAAAAAATATTTTTTACAAAAAGTATTGACTTTTGTTATAAAATAGTGTATAATATATTTAAAGTTAAGAAAGCCTCACACAGCAAAATTTATTAGGTTAAAATTTATATCTTGAGATGATACAAATGAGTTGGTTCAAGTCCAACAGTAAAATTAGAGGCTTGTATTTGCCACATACAGCAAACTAAGATTAAAATAATAAGAAAAAATTTGGGATTTTTTAAAAAAGTATTTATTTGTGTTTTAATGTGGCTAGTTACATAATGCCCCTTACAGCAATTATTTTAGGAAGAAACTTTTAATTTCTGTAACCTTTATATGGGGCTAGTACATAAGAAAGCCGCTCACAGCATTAAGCAGTAAATTGTTAATTTATGTAGCTTTAAATGCGGCTTGACACTTAGGGTGGTAGCTCAATTGGTAGAGCAACAGTATTTTATTTTTTATGTGTCTAGTTAAGGACACAAACAGCAAATGTTAAAACAAATAATGCAGGGACTGTATGTTAGGGGTTCAAATCCTCTCCACCCTACCATATTTATTAAAAGTGTCGCTATTTTTATTATAGAAAGGAAGATTAAAATGAATTTATTAGAAGGAATGTTACAAAATTCAACAATCAAAAATACTAAAGGTGGAGAGTATTATGCTTCTACTTATGATGCTAACTTAGATTTATTTAGCGGCATAAATAGATATACAAATACAGAAAGTGCTATATTACAATTCAGATTAGCTTTTTCTGAAAATAAAATTTTAGCTACAGCTAACCTATTATACTTTTTAGATATTAGAAAAGGTAAAGGAGAAAGAAAAATATTTAAAACTTTATTTTCTGAATTATGCAAGATGGATGCTCAAATGGCTACTATAGTATTATATCAAATTGGGAACTTAGGAAGATGGGATTATGTATTAGAAGCTTTAGAAACTCCAATTCAAGAAGATGTATTAACTCTTATTAAATCACAATTAGTTCAAGATGAAGATGCAGAACATCCTTCGTTATTAGCAAAATGGCTTCCAAGCTTAAGAACTCATAATAAGACTAATCCTAAAGCCATTGCTTTAGCAAACAAATTAAATATATCAGAAAAAGAATATAGAAGATTATTATCTAAAATTAGAAACAAGCTAAATTTAGTAGAGCATAATCTAACTAATAAAGATTATGACAGTATTGACTTTTCTAAAGTTCCTGCTAAAGCTATGTTAAAATATAGAAAAGCATTTGAAAATCATTGCGGAGAAAGATATCAAGAATATCTTAAATCTGCAAATAAAGGGGAGGCAAAAATTAATACTAGTGGTCTATTCTGTTATGAAATTATAGAAAAGATAAGAAGAAATTCTATTAGTAGAGAATTAGCCAATGCTATGTGGGAACAACAAAAAGATATACTAAAAGACAATAATGACAATATGTTAGTTATTGCAGATACATCCAATAGTATGACATGGCAAGACCATGTATATGAAACTTCAATTGGACTAGCTTTATATATTGCTGAAAGAAATCATGGATTTTTCAAGAATTATTTCATGAGATTTGATACAAATCCAGCCCTTGAAAAGGTAACAGGACTAGACATTACTGATAAAGTAAAAGCAATTAAAGATTATTATGGATGTACAAACATAGATAAAGTATTTAAATTAATTTTAGATACAGCTGAAGAAAACCATATAAGCCAAGAAGATTTACCTAGTCATTTGATTATTATATCTGACATGGAATTCGATAGAGGTTGTTATTCTCAAGAAGGGACTAATTTTACAGGATGGAAAAGAGCATTTGAAAATAAAGGATACAAACTTCCAAAAATTATATTCTGGAATGTAGCTACATCAGGATTTCCTGTAACGAAGTATGACAATGATGTATGTATGATAAATGGCTTTTCTACAAGTATATTTGAAAACATTTTAGACTTAAAAGATTTTACTCCTCAAGGAGCAATGATAAAATCATTACAACCATATATTGAAATTATAGAAAAATATATAAAAGGAGAATAATATGAATAGGGATAAAATAATAGCCAGGTTACAACAACATTATGATTTTTTAGTAAATCAAGGACATGAAGTAGTTGGTGTATTTTTACAAGGTAGCCAAAATTATGGATTAGACTTATATACTTCTGAATATGTTTCTGACATAGACAGCAAGGCTATTATATTGCCTTCATTTGATGATTTTGTATATAATAAAAAAGCTTTTAGCTATACTTATATATTAGACAATGAAGAACATATAGATACAAAAGATATTAGAGTTATGTGTGAAATGTGGAAAAAAGAGAATATAAGTTATATTGAATTATTGTATACAGATTTTAAAATAATTAATCCTGAATATTACAATATAATTAATGCTTTATTAGAATATAAAGATAAAATTGTTGATATAAATAAAAACCAATTTTTAAGATGCATTGCAGGAATGGCTATGGAAAAAAGAAAGGCTCTAACACATCCTTATCCTACAATAATGGAAAAGATTAATAAATTTGGATATGACCCAAAACAATTGCACCATTTGGCTAGGTTGAAAGAATTCATACAAAGGTATACATCTGGGGAGCCTATTAAAGAGTGTTACAAAACAAAACAAAAAGAGTATTTATTAAATTTGAAATTAGGTAAAGACCAAAACGGTATATTATTACCATTAGAAGAAGCTGAAAGATTAGCTGATAAATTTAATAATGAAGTTAAGACAATAAAAGATAATAATTGTACTGAAGAGGATATTATAGATAATTTTGGTATTGCATTTCTTGGTGAAACATCATATGAACTCTTAAAGAAAAAATTCAAAAAAGATTTGAAGAATACTTGACATTCATTCTAAAATATGTTATAATATATTTAAAGTTAATTCTTAGATAGAGAGTACTTTATAGACTTTTTTCTAGTACCCCTCTATCTACATATGTGCCAATAGCTCAGCTGGTAGAGCACCTGACTTTTAATCAGGGGGTCGGAGGTTCAAATCCTCTTTGGCACACCAATAAGGAAGATTAGTTTAGATGGATAGAACACAGACCTTCTAAGTCTGAAGTCACAAGTTCGAGTCTTGTATCTTCCACCATAAAACCGAAAACGTAAACGCCTGAAACGTATCCTAAATGTCAGGTAGTTAGAGCACTAGCTTATCTAAATGTGCAGCTAGAAAAGTGAAATCTATAGTATAGATGTAGATAAGGCACTATACAGTTATAGAGAGTAATGAGTAAAGGTTTGGGCGGTTTCCCTTTACACTTTATGGGGCTGTGGTGATAATGGCTAGCATACCTGCCTTGCACGTAGGGGATAGGGGTTCAAATCCCCTCAGCTCCACCAGTAAAAAGGAAGGTGTTATATGAAAATTATCAATAAAAACCCAGGATATGATGTAGAATGTACTTGTAAAAGATGTGGGTCAGACTTAATTATAAATACATTTGATTTAAAAAAAGGATTATTAGGAATATATGTTAGATGTCCAGTATGCAATGTTAAAAGTTATATTCCAGAAGATGAATTGTACAGATTTGGAATAAAACTAGAACATTAATAAATTATATGGCTCCATAGTTTAGTGGTTATGACACCTGGTTGTCGCCCAGGAGACAGCAGTTCAATTCTGCTTGGAGCCGCCAAAAAATCAGAGGATAGAAAGAGGCAGCTATCACGCCAGAGATGGTCTTACAAGAGATGTAGGGTACGCCGTCCTACCTGATTTATATGTTCATTTAATTCAGTTGGTTAGGATACTCGCCTGATACGCGAGAAGTCCTTGGTTCAAATCCAAGAATGAGCACCACGCACTAATTAGAAGGTATAGCTTCTAGCGAACTCCCATTAAGTTAGTTGATTTCTTAATGCAAGGGTGCTAAAATCAACACTATACTAACAAGTTCTTTGTTCCTTTCTCTTGCAAAAATAAAAAAGAAAGCGGACTTACATTCTCCTCTAGCTTAGTTGGTAGAGCACAGGGCTTTGAACTCTGAGGGACTTGTTCGAGACAGGTGAGGAGAACCATAGGGTCAAGCAAATGCTCCTATAAGCGGTGTAATCCGTAAAATAAGCACAAAGGCTTTAACCTCCTTACCTAGCAGATTTATCTGCTTAATGTGACGTGATGGCTGAGTTGGCTTAAAGCACTTCCCTGCTAAGGAAGAGAACACACTTAGTGTTCCGTAGGTTCAAATCCTACTCACGTCGCCAAAATTTAAAGGTGAAAACTTTAAATACAAGCCTTAATTACAACTAAAAGGCTTGGAAGGAACAATAAGGGTTGTAACTTATTCTTCCTTTTATATGGGGACATTGGTTTAATGATATATAGTTATAATAAGCAAGTAGTAGAAGTTTAACTACTAAAAAAATAAACAAAAGACGAGATGATACGTAATAATTTAATAAGAATAGCATTTACCTCCTTTCCAATATATGTTCTTTATTAGAACTAAACTTGTAGAAAATTATAATTATATATCATAGATGTTCAATTCATCTAGTCCCCAATCTTATTTTAAATTATAGAAAGGAAGATTAAAATGAAAGAATATGGTTTATCTAAGAAAATTAATAGTTATGTAAATGAAGAAAAGAAAGTAGTTACAACTACTATTAAAGCAACAATAGAAGATGATTTTGGTCTATTCCCAAACTTCGCTAAGTTTGTTGGAAAAGCAAAATGTTCTCAAGAAGACGATTTTGATGTAGAATTAGGTAAAAAAATATCAAAGAATAGAGCATGGCTTAAATATGATAATGCTATATTAAAAGGTATTCGTATGGAAATAAAAGATACTGAGGAATATTTAAAAGCTCTTAAAAAAGATGAACAAAAATATATTAACTTAATTCAAAAAACCACAGACAAGATAGAAGAATTATGTGATAGCACAGAAGAGTAATTCTTCTGATATGGTGTCTATGGTGTAATGGTAGCATACCATACTGTGACTTTGTAGGTGTTGGTTCAATCCCAACTAGGCACCCCATAATATTAAATAAGGAGGAAATTTTATGATAATAAAAGTTAGAAAAGTTATAGAAGAAACTAAAACTGCATTTGATGAACATACAAAAAAATATTTTAAATATAAAGTACAATATGAGAATGGATATGTAGAAGAATTAGAAATAAATCCTATTGATGTTACAGCTTTTAGTACAAATAAAACTATAAGATTAATCGGTGTAGACAAAAATTTATATTTATTAACTTTAAAATCTTGGAAAGAAACAAAAAAAGAATTATCTAAATTAGGAATTCTTCAAAAACTAGATTTATCTAAGGCAAGTTAATCTTGCTTTTATATGACACAGTGGCAGAGTTTGGCTTAATGCACCAGTCTTGAAAACTGGCACACCGAAAGGTGTCGTAGGTTCAAATCCTACCTGTGTCGCCAGCCCTGGAACGGATATGTTAAGTAATATATTTCTAGGATATATGAAAAACAGATGAAACTAGAACTCCTCACAATGCATGGTGATGTCCGTTGAAATGAGTAACAGGGGTAACTTTATGCTCGGATAGCTCAGTTGGTAGAGCACCAGATTGAAGCTCTGGGTGTCAATGGTTCAAGTCCATTTCCGAGCACCATATTAGAATATTTATGAAATAGTATAAACTTATATAATAGTTAATTATACTGCTTATAATATGCTCTGGTGATGGAACTGGTAGACATAGAGGACTTAAAATCCTCTGCTTGAAACATAGCGTGTGGGTTCAAGTCCCACCTAGAGCACCAAATAAATATTTTAGTGGCGGAAATGGAAGACGCATATCAGATAAATAGTGATATTTATCATGTAGGTTCAAATCCTACCTAAAATATTTATTAAAACTATTGACATCTATAGTAAAATATGATATACTATAATTAATAAAATATTTCTGGGTAGTTCAGTTGGTAGAACGCTTGGCTGTTAACCAAGAAGTCGCAGGTTCGAGACCTGCCCCAGGAGCCAATTGGTTTTCTTGATTTATACTTTTCCAATAACCAAAATAAAGTCCGTTATTATAGAAGCTGTTATCTATAAACGTAATGCCTCAATGAAGGTCAGCGTGTTTACTAATTAGTTTAAAAAAACTGAGGATGGCAATGGTTAGTGTCTTTAAGAGTTGGTTACTCGCTAATCGCCTATGGGTTGTTCGTTCAATTGGTAGGACTACAGTCTCCAAAACTGTCAATTAAGGTTCAAATCCTTAGCAACCCGCCATTTTATATTTATGGCGGTATGGACAATCGGCTACGTCATCAGGTTTTCATCCTGGAGAGCAGGGTTCAACTCCCTGTACCGCTACCAAAGGGCTAAAAATTATTTTACTAATGCCCTATTTATAAGCAAGGTACTTTTATTTTCAATAGATTATAATTGTACTTTGTATACATAAATTGGAGGTAAATATATGAAAGAAGAAAATAAGGATAAATTAAAATGTAATAACACAAAATGTGGATATAATAAAGAAGGATATTGTACTATTTTAACACAATCACAAGTATTGAATTTTAGAATTACTTGTGGAGAAAGGGAATGGTAATATATGTGGATGTTTTATAGAATTAAAGATTTTTTTAAATATTTACCTAAAAAAATAAAATGGTTTTTTCAAAGAGGAATTAGGGGTTATTCAGACAATGATGTATATGAGTTAGATTATTGGTTTTTAAAAGTAATTATTCCTATGTTAAAACAATTAGAAAAAAGTAATATCAGCTATCCAGCAAACTTAACAATGGAAGAATGGCATAAAATACTAAATAAAATGATATTTTATTTTACTGAAGCAAATGAAGAAACTTCTTCTAAACAAAATAAGTATGAGAAAGAATTTAGAAATATACTATGGAGTGATGGTAATCTTATAGACCCTGATAGTATGACTAAAGAAGAAAAAATAAGTTATAACAATATAAGACATAAGTATTTACAAAGAGAAAAAGAATTAGCTTTATATAGAGACAAGAAAAAACAACAAGCATTTATATTATTTTCTAAATATTTTTGGCATTTATGGGATTAACATTAAGATATGTGCCTGTAGTGTTAGTGGCTAGCATATCAGTCTTCCAAACTGAAGGGATGGGTTCAAGTCCCATTAGGCACTCCAAATTAATAAAAGGGAGGTATTGTATGAAATTAACTTATCAAGATAGAATATTACAATATTTAAAAGAATATGGCAGTATTACTAGTTGGGAAGCAATTAGAGAATTCGGAGCTACAAGATTAAGTGCAGTAATATACAATTTAAAAAAGAAAGGCTATAAATTTGATGAAGAATGGGTTCATACTACTAACAGATATGATGAACCTGTTTCATTTAAAAAATATATTTTTGTAGGAGGAAATTAATATGAAAACAAATTTAGTTGATTTAATGTCAAGAATTTCTCAATTAGAAAGAGAATATAGTGAATTAGGATTAGAACTTAGAAGCCATTGCATGAATATAAAAGTAATTGAATTAAATGGCTCAGAACAAGTTTTAGAAGAATATCCTGATTTTATGGAAAAATTTAAAGAATATATGGAATTAAGTGACACAATTTCAAAGCTAAAAGGAATATTATATGAAAAAAATAATTCTTTAACTTTGAGCACAGGTATGACAATACAACAAGCTTTAGTTTTTATACAAAATAACAGAAATAATTTGGAATTAATTAAAACTTTAGCTAAAAAAAATCCAGTTAAATACAGAACAACGGAAACAAATAATTCTTATTTTACAGCTAAAGAATTAGCTTATGATAAAAGATATATGGAACAAACAGAACAAGAATTAAAAACTATTATTCAACGAACTGAATTAGAAATTAGTCAATTAAATTCACAAATGTTTGAAATTGAAATATAAAAAACAAGGGGAAATATAGATGTTATTTATATATAAAGAATATCCAATTAAAATCATTTAAATGATTATCTATCAAAAAAAGATGAAAATGTAAGTAATACAATCTAAACATTAGGTGGGAAAACAATTTACAATTTATAAATAAAAAAAATAATTACACATAATGATTTATATATTACAATTTATAGTTTGATTAAGTCAAACACAGTACAGTCAAATATATTATTTTGAGAAATTTAAAAGAAAAATAATGAGCAGTATTTTAAGGATATTTAATAATTTATATAGAAATAAATTGTATTTCCCCTTGTTTTTGATAAAATTGGAGGAATAAAATGGCAGTATTAAAATATAAAGACCCACAAACAGGAGAATGGAAAGAAGTAGATAATGGCGGTACAGACGACCAGGTTTTATTAGAGAAAATATTTCCAATAGGTTCTATATTTATGTCCTTACAAAATAATTCTCCTGCTAATTTTTTAGGCGGAACATGGGAGCCATTTGGAGAAGGAAGAACATTGATAGGTGTAAGCTCATCAGACACAGACTTTAATGCTTCCAACAAAACAGGTGGAGAAAAAACACATACACTAACAATACAAGAAATGCCTAGCCATAAACACGAGATGCAAGATAATGATAGCGGATATTATGCTGGATGGGGAACAAGAAGTGGATGGTTACAGGCTAGTGCCAACTTAGATAGTGGAGGAAGGTTTGGTACTGACTGGGAAGGTGGTAATCAGCCACATAATAATTTACCACCTTATATAACAGTATATATGTGGACTAGAACAGCATAATTATAGAAAGGAAAATTATTATATGAGAAAATTTGAATTTGTAAATCGAATGATTTCGACAGGATATGAAATGAGAGAGCCAGGTATTAATTTGCCAATTAGAAAAACAAAATATTCGGCAGGATATGATATAGAAGCAGCAGAAGATACCATCATACCTGCATATAAATCAGGAATAAAACCAACATTAGTAAAAACAGGAGTTAAAGCTTTAATGCAAGATGATGAAGTTTTATTGCTATATAATAGAAGTTCAAATCCTAAAAAGAAAAACTTAATTTTAGCTAATGGAGTAGGTGTAATAGATAAAGATTATTATGGTAACCCAGATAATGATGGAGAAATAATGTTTGCATTCTATAATATAGGGGATGAAGACATTACAATTAAAAAAGGTGAGGCAATAGGTCAAGGAATATTCCAAAAATATCTAATTACAGATAATGACAATTCAACAGGAGAAAGAATAGGTGGCTTTGGAAGTACTGACACACCTAAAGAAGCACAGGCATATACTCAAGTAACTAACAAAAGAGCTGAAGAAATAAATATTAATGAACTTCTAACTCAAATTAACAATTCAATTAATAACAATCTGGTTTTAAATAGTGTTAGTTCAATTAATTAAATAAGGAGGTAATTATAGAAATGGCAAGAAAGTTAATTTCAATACAAAGGATATTAAATATAGAACCAATAGAAAACGCAGATAAAATTGAAAAAATAACTATATTAGGATGGCATGTTGTTGCAAGTAAATCAGAAGGTCATAAAATAGGAGATTTAGTAGCATATGTCGAAATTGACACACAGTTGCCTGAAATTCCTATGTTTGAATTTTTAAAAGATAGAAAATATAGGGTTAGAACAATTAAATTAAGAGGACAAGTATCTCAAGGGCTAATAATACCATTAAAAGAATTAGAAAAATATTTTAATATAGATATTTCAAAATTAAAAGAGGGAGATGATATTACTAGTTTAATTGGTGCAACTAAGTATGACCCTGAAGCAGAAAAAGAAAATAAATTAATCAAACAAGAGATGAACAGTAATAAAAATGCTTTTCATAAATTTTTAATGAAATATAAAATATATAGAGAATTTTATAAACACATACAAAAACCTAAAAAGAGTGGATTTCCTTCTTGGATAAGAAAAACAGATGAAGATAGAATTCAAGTATTAGTTGATAAATTCAATGAAATTATAGAAAAGAATAATACTGATAAACCTATTTATTTTGATAGTACGGAAAAATTAGACGGTCAATCAGCTACATTTTTTATTAAAAAAGATAAAATATTAAATATAATTCCACAATATGAATTTGGGGTATGCAGTAGAAATTTGAGATTAAAAAATCCAAATAAATCTTCTTATTGGATAGTAGCTTATCAATATGATATAGAGAATGTCCTTAAAGATATACTAAAAAAATATAATGCAAAAAGTGTTGTGTTACAAGGAGAAATTTGTGGTAATGGAATACAAGGTAATAAGTATAAAATATCAGGAGATGGTTATTATTTTGCTGTATTTAACTTAATAATAGACGGGATAAAATATAGAACAATAGAAGCACAACAAATATTAAGACCTTATAAAATTGATACTGTACCAGTTTTAGATACTGATGTATTATTATATCCTACAATTGACGAAATGGTAGAAGATGCTGAAGGAAAGTCTAGACTATATAACAAATCTGAAAGAGAAGGAAAAGTTTGGAGAAGTACAAATGGTGATATCTCTTTTAAAGTTATCAATCCTAAATTTTTATTAAAAAATAACGAATAATATAAATGACACCAAGAAGATAAAAATTGGTGTCATTTTGTTAATATATTTATCTTATATAGGCAATAAAAATGCCTTAAATTTGATTGTAAGGGGCAAAAAAATGAATAAAAAAGAATGTTTACAATGTGGAAGTAATAAAAATCTGTATGAAATAAACAACAATAAATATGTATGTATTAGTTGCTTAAATGAACTTGCTAATAAGCAAAATAAAATAAAAGAACATCTGCAAGAATATTTGTTAAAAGAATATAACATAAAAAACCCATATACTCAATGTAAAACTTTACAATCTATAATTTATATAATTCTTTTAGAAAATAACTTATTAGATAAGCATACAAAAAATAAAATAACAAAAATTGCTAAGGAGATGAAAGAAATTGAACAAAACAGTAATTGCATTTGATGAGAGTACAAAGAGTACAGGTTATGCTATATTTAAAAACTCAGAACTAATAGATTATGGTGTTATTGAGCAAAATAGTAAAAATGTATTAGAAAGGGTTAACAACATAATAAATGAAATAAATATATTGATAGAAAAATATAAACCGAATGATATAGCATTAGAAAATATACAAATAACACTAAGTGCACCAACTGCTAAATCTTTAATGGGATTACAATTTTTAATAGAGCTTTTATGTTTTCAAAAAAATATTAAATGTACTACAATTAGACCTACACACTGGAGAAAAGTCTTAGGGTTATCAAATAGTTCCAAATTAAATAGAAAAGAAAAAAAAGAAGCAACAATTACTTATGTAAAAGAAAAATATAAAATTAATGAAGATATAGATGATATATGTGATGCAATTTGTATAGGAGAATGTTATATAAAGGAGGAAGCTAAATGAAAAACTATAATAATGAACTTCAAGAATTATACAGAAAACAAAAGGAATTAATAAAAGAAGCCCAAAATAATGGTTGGATTTTAAAAAAAGACAAACTTTATAAAGAAGAAAAAGTACCTTGTTTAGAAATATATTTTAGATTTGAATTAGATTATGAAAGTTATGGACATTTTGCTTTCTTTAAAAAGACAATTCCTATCACAGAAAAAGAATATGACAAATGTATGGGATTAGTTAATGAAAAAGAAAATTTATTTGAATATATAGATGAGTTATGTAATAAATATACTGAATTAAATATATTCACTTCATACGAATATGATTGTAGCTCTGAACCTATGATAAACACATACGAAATAGATGATATTGAAGAAAATGTATTAGAGATATTTTTTAATAATAAGCCAGGATATAATTATATTGATGGATATTTAAATATATATAAGATAGACAGTAATAGATTAAAAGAACAAGACAATGTTAATATTGAGTTAAACAAATATATGAGATACAACTAAAGGAGTTGATTATTATGAGAAGCCCAGATAGAATAAAACCATTCTTAAGTGTCTTAGAAGAGTGCTGGAATAAAGTACCAGATTGGAGATTTGGACAATTAATGATGAATTTTTTAGGTCAACTCCCAAGAGACCCATTCTTTTATGAAGAAGATGAAATGGAAGAAGAACTAAAAAAGTTTTTTTTAGAAAAACATATTTAGGATAAAAAAAGAGAGAATAAATCAATATTCTCTCTAATTTTAGGCATATAAGTATATACCTCATATAATAAAAGTCCTTTAAAACCTAACGTAAAGCTTAATTTTTTGTAGCTTTTTTCTTTTTGTTTGTCGTTTTTGATGTTTTGATTTTTGTTACATCTTTATCTGAAAAAGAAACATTTTTATTGTTTTCAATTATAATATTTCCTTTTGTCTGTTTATTATTTTGAACTTCTATTACTCTATAAAAGTTATCTTCCAATATGGTATCTATGCCTCTCAATTGTAAATCCTCACAAAATAATTTATACATACCTCTACCTTGAGAAGCTTCTCCTTCGCTTATTACTTCATAAGAGCAATCTTTGTACCATATTGGTTTACCTTCTAAAGAAATAGTTTTTAAAAACTTTAATTGCTTCATCTAACTAACTCCTTTCATTTTTATTTATATGAATAAATTTAGTAATGTTAAACAAATTAAAGACATTAATATTTTAATTATAAACTTTAAAATATATTTCAATTTAACTTTCCACCAATTTAAATTCATATGTTGCTTCATTTCCTGCTATATCCCTCACTATTAATATATTATCCCCTATAAGGGCACCTTTAAAATTTGTAGTTATATTATTTATATCACTCCATTGTGATACAGATAATCTACCTATTTGACCATTTAATTCATATTCTTGAATACCCATATTATCATATAATTTGAAACTTACTTTACTAAATGTATTAGTATCTATATCTCCAACAGTTTCATCTATACCTGTTTTTATAGTGATAACAGGAGGAGTATTATCATATATTAAAGAATTAGATGCATTTTCTTGTGTTATAACTTCTCCAACATTACCATTCCTATCAGCATATCCACTTATAGTAAATTGTAATTTACCTTCTGTCATGATATTATTAGGAGATAATGTTATATCTGCTTGATATATTACTCCACCTTTACCATCTGAAGTTTCTGTCATTATAGTACTTTGGTTTCCTATAGTTAATGTAGGCAACATAGATAAATTAGTATTAAAAGTAGCACTTATTCTTACTGTACCTGTACTATTAACTCCTATATAAGATGGATTATTTTTATTAAATACTTGTATTTTAATATATGACGGTGGAGTTTTATCTGGGAAAAATGCAGTATTATCTAGCTTTTCTTTTACTTGTTCTTCTGTTAAACCACTATTTATCAATTCAGTTACATCAATAAACATTGGATTTCTCAATCTAAATAAAGTTTCTAAATTTTCGGTACCACTATTCATATTTAAGAACAATCTATATTGCTCTGTAACATGAAATATGCCAGAAACTTGTGCAATATTACTTTCGGTTGCTTGTATAGTCTTTGAATTATAATAGATATTAGGTGCATTTAATTGTATTTGTCCATTAAAATACTTCCCTTCTTCTACAACATTAAATTCACATCTTCCATAATATATATGTTCTGGAATTAATTTTTTAGTAAATGTAGATAAAGTATAAGTGTTAGAATTAGAAATGAGTTGTTTAATCCATATTAGCCATCCATCAGAGATTTCTTGAATAGTCGCATTCCCAAATCTCCTAAATCCATCTGTTCCAAACCTAAAGTCCGCATTATATATAATATTTTCCAATTCTTCTGTTGGCTGTTGTTTTCTATAAACAATTTTATTATTCACTTTAGCTTCATATATGATATATTTATTATAGTGCATATCGGCTATTCTAATTTGAGGTGCCATAATATCACCTCAAATCGTTATATATATATATATTAAAGAAATTATCACCATAGTATAACACTCCTTTAATATTTCATCTAAACCCTATATTAATCTTATTAATTATATTACTGAATTACTTTTAAATATAAAGTACCCTCTTCTTCTTCAGGAGGATACTCATCAACTATAACAATTTTTCTTACTTCAGTAGATATTATAACTTGCTTTTAAGTTCATTGCTATAATGCTGAAGTCCTTCATTATCTAAATATTTTTTGGTTTCCATCTTTTAGTTCCCTCCTATGTGGTCTCATACCAAACATTATTTACCTTTATATATGGTGTTGCTTCTACCCACGCTCCATTAACTTTTAAATAAGTATCACCTTCTACCCAGTTTCCGTTTATTTTTATCCACATTTGATTGCCACGGACTGGTATTGCTGGTATTGTTAAATAATCACTTGGAACATTCCAGCTATTAAGAACACTTATTCTAAATTGTAATTGGTCTCCATTTGTGGCATTTTGATAATAATCTAACATATTAAATATATAATTAGTGTTAGTAGTATCTAATCTATCCCAATCTGTCCATTTTTTTGTATTGTGATTGTAAATACGCCAATCTAAATAATATCTTACAATTGAACCTGCTCCTCCAGAAGCTCCTGACCATGTTATTGTGATACTTCCATCTTTTTTTATACTACTGTCACTTAATGTGTATGAAGTAGGTGGACTTGGAGCAACAAAACCTACAACTAACTCAGGACTATTAATCCATCCAGATGCTGACTGGACTCCATCCCATACTCTAATCCTATATTGATATTTTACTCCTGCAAATGGCTTCTGTCCATTAACACTCATTCCACTAAGAACAATTTCTTGATAAGAAGTTCCTGTTTGGCTATTTGATATTCTTAGCCAATTTGTCCAACCACCTGTTGGAGTAGAAGACCTTACTTCCACATCATATAATATTCTTCCACTACTACCTGCTGTAGCTCCTCCCCATGTAATAGTAGGAGCTGCATTAATTGCACAAGGATTTGGCGAAATATTACACCATGCAGGAGCACCAGGTGCAATATAATCTGGTACATCTAAAGTAATCTCAGTATTAGGAATAGAAAACCTAGAATTCCCTGGTGGGACTGTCATATTAAATCCTAATACCATATCATTCCCATACCATGGAAATGTCATAGAACAAGTCCTAGTTCTTGACCATTCATTGGTAGCATACCATCTATCATAATATCCTTTTATGGTAGCACTAGCATTATTAGCATCTCTCCACATATTAAAATTAATTTCTCCATTATAGGCAATATAATCATTGCTATAACGGAATGTACATTTAATAGTAGCATTTACAGTGACATTTACCCCATTTCTTGTGGCATCTATCCACACTTCTGCTGTACCACTAGGAGCAGTATAACTCCATGAATTATAATAACTCATTTATATATTCCTCCTAACTATTAATCTTTAAATATAAATTCCCATTCATTCCTATTGTAGGATTTGGTTCACTATTACCATATAAAACAAAAGCTTGTTGATACCATTGACTCCATGTCCCGTTATAATAATTTCTTACCCATGTTTGAATTCCTGATGTAGAATAATTAGTAAAAGTTTGTTTTACGCCAGCATGAACTTCAACAAATAAACTAAACGATTGTTGAACAGGTATATTAATAATTGTTGCAGCATCAGTATTAGAAGCATTGTAATATAATCCAGCTGTCCTATAACTATTTAAGTTTGCATTTCTAGGAATTGCAACGGGTGTATTCAATTTACTATTTAATGCATTTGTCACAGCTGTTGATATAGGCATATCTGCTGGAGAAACATTCTCAACATTTCCTAATCCTATTTGATTTTTGTCTAATAATAAATAAAAATTATTATTATAATATCTTAATAAAACATTCCTTCCTGAAACAAGCGTATTTGCTCTTACAGTTGTTCCATCTGCAAATAATATTGGTCTTGCTGTATCTCCATTTATAGATAAAGTAATATTATCCATATTATTGACAGTAGGAATAAATGATATTATTCCCATATCATTACCAAAAGTATTAGTTAAAGGAACTGGAACACCTGTAATCGTAATATTATACTGAGTGTTTGTACTGCTTGTTAAAAATGTTCCATTTAATACTTGTCTTGGATTGAATGGGTACATAGGTTCATATCCTGCACTTGTAAGTACCTGCATTATAATATTTTTTGCCATATATAACCTTCCTTTCTATTTAGATAATATTTCTTGCATCACTTTATCTATAATAATATTATCTGTATATTCTTCAACTTTCTTATTTATAAAATCTTGAGCCAATTTCTCAGCTTCGCTTTTATTCATTTTTACATATCCACTTTTTTCTGGGTTATGGTCTTGAAAATATACCAAAGCATCATCTATGTATATTAAATATGCTTGACCAATAGTATAGTTTCTACTTTTTATTATATCCTTAGCATCTACCCCATTAATGCTTGACTTTTTGTCCCAAATTTCATACTTAAATCTCTTATTTTGTGTACTTGTAATGCTTTCTCTATCTTCGCTAAACACTAATTTGTTAATTTCTTCTAAAGAAGTATTTATTCCTCTTTCTTGAAAATATTGCAAAATACCATTTTCATTAATCATTTATCTCTCTCCTTTTATATAAGAGAGAGTATATTTCAACTCTCTCATTCTTTTACTTCCAGTCTGCTGGAATAGTATTATAATCTTTTATATTTGTACAGTTATAGAAACATTGACTTCCATCTTTGAAACTTCCCAATGTTTTGATAGAATTTATAAAAGGCATAGCATTAGTTTGTTCTTCTCCGTAATCAAATAGCCCTATTGAACTACAATTATAGAATAATCCTTTACATGTTTCTAATACTGGGAATATAGTATTGCTGTTACTAGAAGCCCATTGAGGTAATAAATATATTCCACAATCTTTTAAGGCATAACTAATATCTTTTAGTTTTGGAGAATGTATTGGGAACCCAAATCCAAACAGCATATCTTCTATTCCGCTATCTGCATATAAATAACTTGCATTTTCTAATTCTACTAATGAAGAAAATCCATCTGTACCTTCCATTGTTTCTATTCCAAAATATTCTAAAGAGGTACATCCACTAAATAATCCCTCAATGGTTTTTAATTTAGAATTAGATGATAGCAAATGATTATAAGTTTCAAAGGCTCCTACTGACTCACCACCAGCGTGCATATACATATTTTTACAATTAGCAAACGCATAAGATACATCTTCCAAATTAGGGTTATTATAAAACACACCAATTGGTAAATCTTCAATATTAGTACCTTCAAGCATATGACTTGCGTTAACAACATTTACACATTTACCCAATAATTGATTTTGTGCTTTTGTAGTATTAAAAACATATTCTGTATATTCTACTTGGTCAACTTCATCATAAGCTACTTCTCCAACATTACTCAAAGAACTACATCCACTAAATAAATATGATACATTAGTTAAATTATCATTACGACCAAATATAGTTGTATAATCAGTTATATTTTTAATATCTAATTTAATACAGCCACTAAACATTCCTTCGGCATTTTGTACTTTATTACCTATTACATTAGGTGCAATATTAGTCATATTAGCACAGTTTTCAAACATTTCACTAGCATCAGTTACACTTGACATATTTAAAATAGGCATTGATGTTAAACCAAAACAACTTCGGAACATATTGCTCATATTTATTACCTTTGATGTATTCCATTCACTTACAAATGACCAATCTACTATATGAGAACAACTAGCAAACATATATTGCATATCTACACAGTTGGTAGTATCAAGACTTGGTACACTCGTTAAATTAGAACAAGCAGAAAATAAAAATGACATATCAGTAGTGTTGATACTATTTAAGTTGTCGAATGATATTCTTTCTAAAGTAGCACAACCTTCAAACATTTTACTCATATTTGTAGGATTAAAATCTCCATGAACATATAATTCAGTTATATTTTTTGTTTTACTAAACAATTCTGAAGCATTTGAAATCTGTTCCAGTCCAGAATTTTTAGTTTTTAACTTACCAGTGTTTTTAGAACCAAATTCTATAATTTTATAGGTTGGATTATCTGTTAAAATTGTGTTAATATTTTGTTTTAATATTGCTCCTGTAGTATCACCATCACTACCTTTTGGAACATAAAATGTTTGTTCGTCCGTAGTAGAAACTCCACCATATATAATATATTCATATTGTGGTATATTATCTGCTAAATATACTATTCCAGTATTTTTATCTACCGCATAAACATCTATTACAGCTCCTGAACTACTATTTAATAATTTTACATAATAATATAGAGAGGTCGTTATATGAGTTTGAGCCTCAGTATTAGCATTTCCATAAATGCTTTGCACTAGCTCATTAGCAACATTTTGGTTTAAATCTGAAGTTGGACTATATCCCTCTATGTCCCAATATCTATTTATAATATCCAATTTTTCAATTGTACTTAATTTAGATAAAGCATCTGAGTGTAATGACAATGTTTTTCTTGTTGTAGGTGTCATTGTTACTAAACTCTCACTAATGTTTATTAAACTATCATGACTCAAAAATTGACAACTACTCATACTAAAGTCCATTTTAATTGTTGGATTAGTCATAGTATTTCTATCTTTAAATCCTTTAACAGTTACTAAATTTGTACAATTATTAAACATTGTAGAGTCAATAGTTGTTACATTGCTCATATCTATATTTCCTAATGTAGTTAAATTATTACATCCATTAAACATATTAAGCATATCAGTTACATTTGTATCAAAAATATTGTTACCTATTGTTATCAATGATGTAGCTCCTTGAAAAAATCCACTTGGAATTGCTAAGCCCTTTAATGCATTATCCCCAATAGATGTAATCTTTGTTACATCAAATATATTTTCTACACTTGCATTATTTCCGTTAAAACAATTATTTGGAATAGCAGTAATAGGACAACTAGCAAATATATTATCATAATTAGTTGTATTTTGTGCATATTGGAACAATCCTTCTGGAATAGTCACTAAAGACGTACAATTAGAAAACATATTACTATAATTAAACACAGAACCATTAGCATTACCAAATAGATTAGATGGAATAGAAGTTATTTTTTCACAAACATTAAAAGCATAAGAAAAATTTTCAACTAGAGAGTTACTAGCAAATAATCCATCAGGGATAGACTGCAAATTAAAACACCTAGAAAATACTCCATAAAAATTTGTGACATTTTTATTATTATTGAATAAGCCTGAAGGGATACTAGTAATACCACTACATTTATAAAAAGTAGTACTGAAATTAGTCGCTAAATTGTTACCATTAAATAATCCTGTTGGAATACTTACTATTCCACATCCTTCAAATGTACTTATAAATTCTGTAATGACATTGTTATTATCAAATAATCCTAAAGGAATAGTCTTTAACTTAGCACAATTTTTGAATGTGTTATTTGCATTCGTAACATTGATAGATTGGTCAAATATTCCATCACAAACACTTTCTAAATTTGAACATGTATTAAACATATCTGTAATAGTGGAAAAATTCAAAATACACTTAGTTACAGATTTTAAATCATTTGCAATATTACCTGTAAATTTCAATCTATCCAAAGTTCCCATCAATTTTATATTATACTCTCCATCTTCAGCATAAGTATGCGTAGCTTGGGGGTCATTATAAGTAGTTATTTTAGTTGAAGTCAATCCGTCTCCCCAATCAACCCAATAATCATAATTTCCTCCCTCAGGTGTTGGAATTGTAACTTGCTTTGAGCCAGTACTATCCAACGTTGTATCAATTACCATTTCAAAATCTGATGGAATATCATCTATATTATATTGTTCATTATATCCTCTTATATCTGAATTTGCGAAATCAATTCCACCAATAGCAAATCCCCTAGTTCCTGATACTAAAGCATTTAAACTACTTCTTTTATAATTCATAGGCATATCTGTTATCCATTCATTATTGGCTATATCATATTTCTCATTTGTATCTACACTATACCAACTTGAATTTAATCCTCCAACAGCATATATCATTCCTGATTGGACAAATGAAGCAAGATAACTTCTTGGAACAGCTAAAGTATCTTTTTGAGACCAAGTATTTGAACTAATCGTATAGGCTTCGTTAATACCTAAGGTATTTTTATTGTTATCTATTCCACCAATGGCATAAATCACATTCCCATCAGTTGCTAAAGTGTGACCTCTTGTCAATGTTGGCTTGGCTATGATTTCAGTCCAAGCATTAGAGGTTGGATTATAAGAATATCCACTTCCTGTTAATACATTATTATTTGTTTCTCCACCAATAATATATCCTAATGTTTCAGTAGCAACACCAGACGAAATTATAGGCATAGGATATGATGTTTTTGTAGACCATGAATTTGTAGTACTATCATAAACCTCATTAATATTAAGTACTGTACCATTAGCATCAATTCCTCCTACACAATATCCATTATTACCAATACTAAATCCAGCCGCTCTTGCTCTTATTGTTGGCATGTTTGCTTTTGTAGACCACGTACCTAAAACCGTATCAAACATTTCTACTACATTAGTTCTATCAAAATTAGATTTAATACCACCTGCTATATATATATCTGTTCCAATAGAAAAAGCAGAACTTGCAAATCTTGGAGTTGGTTCGGGTTGTCTAATCCCCCATGTAGTTACAATAACTTCATCTCCTTGAGTTATTTGAAACCAAAAATCTCCTATATCATATCCATTTGGTATGGCTCTTTGAATTGGAGTTTTAGCTGGTAATTTAGGCATAGAAATTACCACCCAAGGATAATGGTTTAGATTTGGTTCGTAATTTGTATTATCAGCTACCGCATACCACATTTTATTTTGAAATATTACAACATCTCCAACCTTATAACTTTGCGTGTTATCCCAATTAAACTTGAAATTTAAATTTATTCCTCCATATCCTTGAAATCCTTTGATATCATATTCCTTCCAATATTGAGTATCTGTAGGAGGAGTTCCTATAGGAGGAGTAGTATTAGGATATACATAGTATGCTTTTTCATTATAATAAACTAAGTTATGAACATTATATTGAGTATTAGCATCCCATTCTCCCATTACTCTTGTATAATCTATCATTTTTTGATATACAGATAATAAACCTTCTAAGAAGTAATCTATATCAATTTTAGGTGTTAATTCCCTTCTATATGTTTCATTTAATAAAATATTTATATTGTCTGCATTCATAATTTGATTAGCTACACTAGGATTATTCTTTAAAATATTAGCTGCATTTGAGATGTTATTATTTTGCATAGCAGTATAATAATCCATAAATATGGCTTGGCTACTTAAATGCATATCATCCATTAATTCAATAACTCTATTAGGCATTATTATCCTCCTCTCTTATATTACTTGATACCATTGGTCTCCAATTATTTGGTCTGTTGGTTGTATTTCTGTTACAGGTATTTGTATAGCTGGTAATGCTGTCAAAATCTCTGTCCAATACGCTGACCCATTAGCTGGTTGTTGTCCTCTATTTACTTGAGTAGATACCCACCACTTATTACCATATACTACCACATCATTTGTATTATATTCCGTTGTGCTATCCCAAACCCATGCAAAAGATAAACCTTCTCCTGATAATCCCCTTTCTCCTCTTAATGTTAAAATTCTCCAATAATTTGTATTAGTAGGAGCAATACCAGTATCTGGTTGCTGAATACATAAATAAAGGAATGTACCTTCCGTAGTAGTATAATCTACCATATTATTTTTATAATACTGAGTGGTAGGACTATATACTCCCTTATAATTAAATTTATCAACTTCTGCAACCCACGCAGCTTGTTTTTCTGTTATATAATTTTTTATATCACTATTGTAAAATCTCTCTAAAGCTAAAATAGCATCTCTAATTTGATTATAATCATTAGCATTAAATATTTTACCATTTAACTGAGGATTAGCATTTAAAATTGCACTAGCATTAGCAAAATCACCTGCTAATATAGAAGCTTGAATTTGGGCTACTAACTGTGCATCCGTAGCATTAGTAATATTACTCTTTAATGTTATATTATCTAATTCTCCAGGATAATTTGTAAAATCTAAATCTGGATATAAAGCTGACATTATTTGTTCTCCTTTCTATGTCTTTATTATATAATTAAACACTAATGAAGGTTGAATATTATTATGAGATTGATTTCCTCCAGTTGCTCTAACATTAGAATACCACCTGGCTGAATTATAACCATTTAACATAACTCTATCCATAACTCCTGCATCCGAACCTCCATCAATAGCAAGATTATGTTCGTGGCTAGGCATTTCTGCTATAGTCAATTGGTGTGCCTCTTCTCCAGTACTTTTACCAAGACTATCAAATGCACCTTTTGTATTTAGCCCAACTGCAACTTTTCCTCTCATATCTGGTAAATTAAATGTAGTTGAATTATCTCCTTCTCCATATGTAGTACCTAACACTGCAAATAAATCTGCATATGTGGTTCTATTTACAGCAGAACCATCACATAATAAAAATCCTTGAGGAGCATTATTTCCACCAAATGGTAATATACATCCTGTAGGCACAGAACCATTAAAAATTCCATCCTCAATATTATTCATTCTTGCAGCTGTAAATTTTGTCCCTTCGTTGGAAACCACTCCAGGATATGGTGTTAATGTTACAGTACCGTTATCATTTTCTACCATAGTAAAAGTCATAGGGAATTCAACTTGCCTATCTTCCCACATTTGCTTTACATACATAACAATTCTCTCCTTTCATTATTCATAATATGGAAATTGATTTTGTTGTGTAGAATAAGCTTCTCCACAAGACAAATATTCATTTGTATACGAAATTATTTCTGGCTCATCTTCATATACCTTAATAGCATTAATTACCATATTTGAACCGACATCTAATGGAATTTCTAAGCTTTTTATTAAAAATTCACCCACAATTCCTATTATCTCATTAGTATGTTTTATCTTAATATTAACATCATTCAACCAAGGTATTGGCACAGTTTCTAAAACAATAGCATCATTCATTCTAGCATGTAAAAATAATTCATAATTTGCTCTTTGTCTAGCTAAGTCATTATTATATATACGTTCATCATCTACTATGTAATTAATTTGACCAATGTTGCTTATATTAAATGGACTGTCAGATAAAGTGTCCATTCTTGTAGCCATTACTTGTTCTCCTGTGTCTAATAATCTTCCATATACTATAATATTATTTTTTACATTTTCAAAATCAACATCTATACTATCATTAATAATTAACTGTTGACTCAACTGGTCAAAATCTAACACAACAGGTTCATTAACACCATCTGGTATTTGTTGCCAATGGAATACACCATCAACATCAAAAAACATTTCCCATCCAGCATATAAGTCTCTTAGTTCTACTAATAAATCATATATAGTGGAACCCATATCTTTTTTTATGTCATAAGGAACAGTATACCCTACATCTTCAATAATATACTTGTTAAATCCTCCTAATTGAGTAATAGTCTGTTTTACGACATTAGCTATTTTACTTTCTGCTGGTATGACGGTAGTTACAGCTGGTAGCTGACCATTTCTTCTACCTGATAATTTAGCCATCAAATCCAATCCTTCAAAAGTTATAGTTCTAGTTGTAGAATTATATACGCTATTTGGGTTATTAATTAAAAATATACCCATATTCCACCACACGGTGGCTCCATTATCTCTTGGGTTATCTACACCTTGATAAACCTTAATAAATTTATCAATCCACAACTCTCCTCCAGGAGCAATCATTGTGTCTGCCCTATCAACTACCAGTGTAATGCTACAGGTTCTTCTAATATCTGAAGTTGCATCAACACTAATACTACCTGATGTTACTCTTCCTTCTAAAGAATTCACAGTTTGAAAATTAAAGTTTAATACTTCTATTTTTATTTTAGTATTTCTAACTTTCATCTGTATTAAATCATAATCTGTTTGTGTTGGAGTTACTGCCACCTGTAAACACCTACCTTTCTAATTATTCGCATAAATTAAATTACTATCATATAAATCTTGACCACTATCAGGATTTCCAATTTCAGACCAGTTAAAATCTACTCTCGCAAATCCCATCCCTATCTCTGAATAATATGTTACTGGTAAATTATCACTTAAAGTTACAAGCCAAATATTTCCATTAAAATCTTTTAATATTTTTGCAGAAGGAGTTGCTAAAAAGTTTTTAATTGCCTGTAATCTCTCTACTGTTTGCTTCCTATCTAATTGTTCATCAGCTGTAAACACAATTACATTTCCACCTACCGTACCCTTGTCATAACTTAGTTGTCCATTACTTACTACAATAGGATATTTACTTCCATAAGGCTCATATGTAGCTGTCAAATGTACCCTTTCATTGTTACTATAACTTGCACCTTCTTTAAACTTATAACTACTTTGACCATCTGTAATAAATACACCATAAAATTCAGATGTAATACTATTCATTGAATACTCTCCTTCTACATTTCCAATAATTGGAACTATAGCATATTCATAATCAGTATCATTTTGGGCTAAATAATCATATCTTACAAAATCTATATCAGTTGGATTTTCTACTGGTATATTATATAAAGTATACCAATCAAACGTTCCTTTTTTTCTTCTTTTGATTTTTATATTACTAATTTGTGTTACAACATAATCAATATTACCAGCATTAATATTTCCATTGAAATCAGCATCCATTTGAGTATTTAAATCCCATGCTCCTGGATATGTTGTAATATATGGGAAATCTACATCTTTAGTAATATTAAAATGGTCATATATTCCATTCTTTAATATTACATCTTCTATATTTATTAAATTTGTAGGAACAGGTTGCCAGCAATACCTGTCCTGCAAGAAATTATATCCTAAAAATATCATATACTAGCCACCTTTCCTATGCTTTTGTTGTTACTCTTTGACTCATACCACCAATATTTCCTGTTAAATCAATTGCCTCTACTCTAATTGTATAGAATGTATCTGGAGCTAAGTTTGTAAATGTATAACTATTAGTTGAGGATAATCCATCAACAGGAACTATCTCATCCCAGCTAACTCCATTGTCTTTACTAAATCTTACTGTTCTTAAACCTGTTTCGTCTATAGAATTTGCTGTTACAGGAATTTCACTTTGCGTTATATTATTAAGATTAATATCTAATGTTACTATTGGTTTGGTTACGTCAGATGGATTATCATCCTCATTATAATCTCCTAAATCTTCAATCCTTAAATCAAATAAATTGTTTTTCCTTCTTAACCATATAAATACCTTACTAGCATCATCTGGAATATCTATATAATTACTATGAACAAAATATGGCATATTATTAGCATTATAACACTTTAGTTGAACATAAGCATTTTGTGTTTGTTGCTCGTCATAACCATCAGTATAATCAAATCCTACTGTGCCTAATGCTTCATTATAGGTAAATACATTAGAAATTGGGTTAGATGTTTTTAATTCCTTTAGTGCTTGTGCTTGGATATCTGTAAGAGGAATTACACTTAAAGTAGAACGATAATATTGAATTATTACACTGTTTTGGGTTAAAAATGCTTTAAAATCTTCTACGTCAGTAAATCTCATATCGGTAATTATTATAGTTGAAGTACTTGTTAAATGTATTCCATCTTGTTTATCTATTTGTTCTAATGATGAAAATGTAGAATAGTAATTACATATTCCACCAACTATTAATTCTGGTGCTGCAATTTGAAATGTATGAGTTGTATTAGGTCTTTTTACCCAATCTTCCGTACCATTTAATATTATTTGACCATTTTGTCTAACAAGACTTGGATTTGAAAAATAAGGATACCATCCAGTTACATATCCTTTTTCTATATAAATATGATTATCTATTATCTCATCTTCTGTTACATCTTTTGCATCAGGATTATTACTTTTTGTGATAGTAATCTTAACACAATCCTTATGTGTTGTAAATGCCTCATTACCTGTTATTACAACTCCTGATTGTTCATGACCTTCTTCATCTAAGAATTTAATTAAATTACCTTGAGCATTATAATACCATAAATAATAAGTATTATTCTCATCTTGCATCAATATATATACTGTACTTCCTGCTACACTAGCATTTTGTGTCGATTGGTCTAAAATATTTGGAGATGTTAATGCTACTAAATCTGCTAAATTCTCAGATACTGAAGCCATTAAAGGAGCATCTAATGTTAATATTGAACTTGTTGCCTCATAAGGTTCATATTCACTAACTACATCATTAGCCTCAATTTGTATATTCCAAATCTCTAAAAAATTTGATGCAGTACTACTATCCAACCCAACTACTATTTGCAAATCATATATACCTTCTGGTGCAGTAAATACCCCATCAGCTAAAGTAATTTCTGATAATTGTTCTTGACTTTCCTTATCTGTCGTATATAGTTTAAAATAAGATAAGTTTCCACTATAATTATAAGAAATTGCATACGTGTCATTAGCATTTAAGATATTCTTGCAACCTATAGCTAAATAACTTTCCTGATTAGGCAACTTAACTTGTATATTATAACCATTTTGTATACTAGAATATGTAATATTACTTTTCTTTAAATATAGAGGCGTTTTATAATCATACATATTCTTACCAGTTGCAGTAGGATATATATTATATAAGTTAGGTGCTTGATATTCAGTAGCAATTCCACCTGCTTCTAACTGTATATTACTAATATTTACGTCAACATCAGCCAATATGATAGTCTCTGCAAATTTAAAATACATATCTACGTTGTCAAGCATAGGTTGACCATCTGATGTTTCATCAGGTATTACAAATGTAATTTTATTTCTTCCTGATGATAGATTAATATATTGCTCACTTTCAACAATAGCATCAGTCCATATATTATTTGTTCCGTATCCTACTGTAAAATATAAATCTGTAGTTGTACTATTTACCGTATAATCAAAAGACAACGTATAAATATAATTTGGTTTAATTTTAAAGTTGGTAAAAGTTACAACGCTATAATCTTGGTCATATTTAATATTAAAGTCTTTTATATTTATTAAATTTTTTATTTCTCCAACAGAATAAATTTTTGAAGGATTTTGAGGAGAAGGACTAACACCACTCTCTGTCTTTTGTACTGTGTTTCCTCTTATTGTTAAATTATTAATTTTATCCTCTTCACTACTATCTAAGTTAACATTATGCCCATATACGGTTTTATACTGAGGTAAATTTTTTATAACATCTCCTATCATCCATTTCATTTCTATCTTATTTGGAGTTGTGCTTGAATTTATATCGTTAGTTAACGTAATAATATTTTGATAAGGATTAAAATCTCTACCCCATACTCTCATTGTAAAATCATTTTGAATTCTAAATCCTTCATTCCATTCTACCCACGAACCTGGTTCTCTCAAATCTACCTCTTTATCATCTATATAAATTGGTGGGTCTGGATTTGAATGTCCATCAATTGCTACAATATTAGAAGATATTTGTATATATCCATCTTCACAATTATTAACTAAGTCACAAATTGCAAATGATGCTGGCTGTAAATATCGTACCGTAAAATATCTTAATCCTGATGTTATATGAGTCCCATTTATTGTTTGACCAGTCAATTCTACATAATAAGAAGTATCGTTACTCATACCAACAAATGTATAAGATAAAGAATTATTAGCTTCATAATATATTAAAGGAGATTGACTTAATATCTCTCTATTACTGTCATATAATGTATATTGATAACTGTTTAAAGCTTCATTTTCTTGTTGTAAATAAGTTCCACTAAATGTATAAGTACCATTTTCTATAGTTTCAGTAGCAGGAATATTATCAATTGTCAAGACTGGCTGACTATAACAATAAAATGGAACAGCGATACTAGATACACTTTCATTTCCACCACTATCTATAGTATAAACAACAGCATTATAATAACCACCATTACTTAGTGTATTGGCAGGAATTATATGTTCCAATTTCATAGTAGATTGTATTTGACTATAAACTTCTGCTCCTGTTTGGTTATTACTAATTACTAACCTATTACCTATTACTTGAGCTCCACCAATTACAACAAAGTCAATAGCATGTGCTCTGGTTGCATCAAATGCAACTATTGGATTTAATATAGGTTGCGTTAATTGTTGTATTGCCATTCACTGTTCTCCTTCCTTTATATAATATCTATTATATAAAATATTTATTTAGTTTTTATTTAAGCGGTTCTTTCCCACATATATACTGTAATATATGGTGATAAGTTATTATGAGCTTGACTTCCACCAACTATACTAGTAGTTAAATTATCATTATTTTTGTTATAAGAACCAACTTTAAAATATCCATCTATATGTGTTCCATCTTCACTAGATGTGGCTAGATTATGTGCATGGGCTGGCACCTCTGATATTGTCAATACATGACTTTCTTCTCCACCTGTCTTATTAACTGTATTGAAATTGTCATTTTCTTCATCTACACCCATTAATGTTCTTCCTTTTCCATATCTTTCCCAAGTTCCACCTAAGAAGCTTTCAGGAGAAACATTCGCTGTAGACATATAAATTGAACCAATAGGATATACTTTATCTAATATATCACTTGAAGAACCTCCTGTAGCAGAAGTATCTACCCATAACTTAATAGTTTCCTCAGTAGGTTCTGTATCTGAAATGTCTACTTCTTCTGTGCCAGTACCTCCGCCTCCACCTATGGCATTCAAAGTTCCATCAGAAGTTATACTTAGATTTGCTCCAACTTTAATTAATCCTAAAGTGGTAGTAGATGCTATTTTTCCTGTAGTTACAAATGGATTAGTCCCATCACCATCATTTTCTAATTCACTAGTTTTTAACGGAACCAATATGTTTACGCTTTTATCTTGTATTTCTAAATCTACTCCATTTTTTTTTATTAATTCTATTTTGTTTACTTGTGCCCCTGCTTCTATATCATTTAACTTATTTAATAATACAGAAGTAAAATTTTCATCAGTATGAACATAATTGGCATCATATACAACATCAGAAGGTAGTTGGGTAGTTGGGACTCTACCATTTGCTCCTAATGTTGCTACACCATTATTGGCACCCTTTTGTGAATTTGGTATAAAATCTAAACTAGGCAAATTATTTAAATCATTATAACTACCAGTTTTAGAAATTTTATGCAATGAAATAGTACCTCTTATGATTTCTTCTTTATTTATACTTAAAGAAGAAGCATTATCAGTATTCAGAATTGGTTTATTGGTAAGGTCATTATAATTTGTAGTCCCACCTTCTCCTCCTCCAGAACCTGGTAATGCTTCTATATATATATCTGAAAAATTATTCAAAGGAGCTTTAACTTTTACTATATCTCCAACATTTAAAGTTCCACTATAAGGCAACTGATATTCCACTCCATTAATTTGAACAACATATATTCCTGCATCTATTTCTTGAGTAACCTTTGCTCTATATGTTTTATCATATCTTAATGAAGAAACCTTAGGCTCTACTATATTATTAATAGCTTGTATAATATAATTTAACCCTTGTTTTGATTTTGCTGACATATTAAAACTCCTTTCTTTTATTTTCTTAATGCTGATTGTGAGGTAGCCATTCTAGGTAAATTCTTTAATTCACTAATAAAGTCCTCACTATCTTGGACATTTGGTAATTCTACTGTATTAATATATACTGTTTGACTATTACTATTAGATACCTTATCATAGTTGACACCACTACCAAACATATTAGAATTAGCGGCAACTTCTGGCAATACGCTAGATAAAGCTTGATTTATTCTACTTTGCATTGCTGAACTATAAATTAATTCACTTGTTGCATCTCCTGAAGAAGCTAATACTCCTTGTACTGTATTATTCAAGTTAGCTAATGCAGAATTGTAATTATTTAACCACTCAGTTGCTTTACCTAAATATTCAGCACTATCTAGTCCATATTTTGCTAATTCGCTTCTTAGTTCTTCAAATGTTTGAATTCCTTCTCTATTAGCTTTATCAATGATATATTCTTGCTCATCTAAAAATTTTTCTAAAGCATCTATTCTATCTTGATAACTCTTTTCAATTGCTTCTTTTTCTGCTTCTAATTGCTCAAGTTGGTCATCTTTTATCTGTTCATTTAAATCTTTTTGTGCATCTTCTAATTCTTCTTGAGCTTCTTTAATAGCATCAGGGTCAACTTCCCAGACGAAACCTTGTCCTTCCCTATACACTTGTAATGTCTTTTGTTGTTGTGCATTTTGAAGCTTTAGTTTTGCTTCTTCTACAGCAAGAAGTTTTTCTTCCATTTCTTCTTGTTTGTCTAGTTCATCATTTTGTTTTTCTAATGCTTCAATTTGTTCCTCTAATGCCTTTAATCTTGGGTCATTTTCCATCTCATGTTCAAGGTCTTCAATTTGATATTGGACTTGGTCTAATCTACTTTGTTGGAATTCTTCCATCAAATCATTGAACTTCTCAAGTTTCTTCTCAGGTATTTCAGCTAATTGGTCATAATAATCTTTTACATCAGATGTTAAGTCTCTTACAGAGCTATCTAAGTCTCTATTATCATCATTTAAATCTTGAATTTTATCTATTAACTTTTCTATATTCTTAGCAGCATCTCCAGTAAAGTCTGATAAATGTTGCATATTATTAATATATAACTCATTACTTTGGCTATTATAATCAATAGCAAACCCTTGCTGTCTTAACTGATTAATAAAATCATTTATTTGCCCTACTTGAGCATTTTTCAAATCGTTAGTCTTATTGATTTGATTATTAGTAGCTTCAATTAACTGATTTAAATATTTCTCCTGTTCGTTAAAGTTATCAGTATTTTTTAGTGCATCATTTAGCTTGTCTACACTTTCTTCAGCATTATCTAAGGCATTTTTATACCAATATAATGCATCAACTTCTGGCTTATATTCTTCCTTGGCAGATTTACTAGAAGATTTCTTACCTGAGCCTCCTGATGATTTTCTACCTGATGAACTACCAGTATATCTGTGTCCACTTCCTGATGTTCCTCCTGCTTTAGTTGTAGAACCACCCAAAGCAGTAATTCCACTGAATATATTTTGATATGAAGAAATTATTTTTTGGGCATCTGCTTCAAAATTTTCCTGTCCACCAGCTGTTGCATCTCCAGCAGCCTTTTTCGCTTCATTTAAAGCTGCTGTAAATTCTGCTATTTTAGGGACAGCACTAGAAAATTGATTTCCAGTAATTTCTGCTGATGTCCCTGCATTAGCAATTGCATTTTTTGCTACTGAAGACAAACTTTCGGTATTACCAAGAGCCAAATTATATAAATCTTGAGCAGCAGAAGCTTGTAGTTGACTGACCCTCTGAGCTATTAAACTATCGGTCATTTGGTCTATACTAGTAGTATTTAAAGCTAATTGACCATTTTCTAAACTTAACATAGCCAAATGTTCATCATCTAATGCTAATAAAGATTGCAAGGTATCAATAGACAAATATCCACTATTATTATATTCATCTATAGCTGATTTTAAAACATCATAAGATTTCTGAGCTGTATCTAATGCTTCAGACTGAGCATTAAAGGCATCTGTTGTTTTTTGTATGTCTTCTTCATAGACATTCATGCTTTTGCCTGCTTCTTCTGTTGCTTCTGTAACATCTTCTGTTGTATCTAATGCCTTATCAATTGTATCTAATAATGTATCTACAATACCCTTTGTCTTTTCGGCTTCTTCACCGCCGCCTTCTAGAGTTTCAGACCACTCTTGAAATTTTTCTGCATTTTCAGCTAAATGTCCTCCTAATTCACTATATACTCTTTCCATTTCTTCTAATTTTTCTTGGTCTTCATCAGAAATCGTATCACCTTGTGCCATTCTTTCTTTTTGTTTTGTAATTTCATCAGCTAAGTGAACATATGCAGATGCCATATCTTGAGTTTCTCTTCTAATATTTTCTCCATTGCCACCCAATATATCAGCCAAATCATCACCAGCGTCTTTTAATATCTTTTTCGCATCTTCTATAGACCTTTCAGCATCATCAACATTTAAAAACTCAAAAGGATTATTAGATACATGTTGTAACTCTTCAGCTATATCTATCGCAGCTGCTTCTTTCTTAGCTTTCTCTAGCTTCTCAGCAATAGTCAAACTATCTTCTAACTCTTTTTTTTGTTCTTTCAAGTTTTCTAATTCTTTTTCATCTGTAAAAGTTAAAGTCCCCTTTTTTTCTAATTCAGTAATTTCTGTATTTAAACTATCTAATTCATTTCTTATCTGTTCCGTCTTCTGTTTTTGCTCTTCATAAGCAGCAGTGCTTTCTTCTGTAGCCTTAGACAAATCTTCCATTTTTGGCATTAATACATTAATAGCTTCGATAATACCCCAAATAGCCATTCCTGCTGCAACCACACCAAATAAAGGACTAGCCAATAATGATTTTGTAAGCACCTCTACTCCTGCCCCAGCAGCTATCATTGATGCTCTGAATGTTCCACCTGTAGCACTCGCTAATTGGAATGCAGTTGTACCTGCTGCTACCGCTTTAGTAAGAGAATTAAAACCGCTTGCAAACTTTAATAAATTATCAGCAGTTAATGCTTTTTTTAATAATCCTACTGCTGTAGTTGCAGTCCCTAGCACTAGTATAAATCTTCCCATATCACTATTAGCAAAATTTAATATTGTTGTTCCTAAGCTCAATATGCTTTTTACTAATTCACTATTAATTGTATTACGAGCAAAATCTTGCCAAGCAGCCTGTAACTGTTGAGTTTTTCCTTGTAAACTATCCATTCTTTTTTCATTTTCAGCAGCTGCACTTCCCTCACTATTCAATGCGGCTTCTGTTGCACCTACAGCACTTTCAAAGTTTGTCATAATAGCTGTGAATAATGACCTTTGAGTTTTTCCTGCTACAGTTTCAGCCAACTCTTGTTTTTCTACTGAAGTTAATGTATCCCAAGCACCTGCTAAATCTTGTAAAATATCGAATGTAGAACGCAATTCTCCAGTCTGTTCATCTATTACTCCTTGACCACCTGTAATAGATTTAATATATTCGTCATTTTTTGCTGTTAAACGTGCTGTAATTGTACTTAGCTTTATATTTTATTAAAATCGTTAGTTTTAATAGAATGTAGTAAAATATATATATAATTATCATTAGTAAAATCAGAATAATCTATTTTTACAAAACAAATATTATTGCAATTACAATAATATTTTTTTACAATGCTATGACTTATTATCTTTTCAAATCCATTAACACCACCAAATATATCTTTTGGAGTATAATGTTGTTCACCTTGAACCTCTATACATAAATTATAATCTGGCAAGTAAAAATCAAATGGCAACTTATTTAAATCCTTACAATTATCAAAAGTATACTCTTCAATATAATTTATATTATTATCATCTAACCAATCTCTAACTTTTAAATGATAACTAGATTTCCTATGTTTTGTACAATCTAAACAATATAGAGAACCATTATATACAACACCATCTATAGACCTTTTAAAAATATTTCCACACTCACACTTAAAGTTATAATTATATTTATTGCCCCTATATTCTTTATCAAGTACTTTAGTTTTACAATTATTTATCTCAAAAAATAAGTTTAAATTATAGATAGAATAAGGGTTAGACTTATGGAATTTATTAAACATACATCCACTAAGCAATTGATGAAAACTTAGACTACCTCTATATCCTTCTGCATCCTCACAATCCATCTTTATAGTATTATTAACATATTCACTATCTAGCAACAATAATCCATTACTTTTAAATATATTATATACTTCTGAAAAACTATACTTAGATAAATCATTCATATGAGTTAATTTATTAGAACAGTACTTACAACATTTTTTATATTTATTATACCTTTTATCACTAATAATATGCCATGTTGTATAAAAATCTTTTCCACAAATTAAGCACTTTGCCCTCATATGATAATCTATTCCTTTATATTCTTGTGGATATACTTCACACATTAATCTGTGTTCTCTACAATAAGTATTAATATTATCTATAACATTTTCATTAAAAATAGAAAAGTATAAATAATTATCAATATTATTAATCTTATTTAATGATATATTTCCAATATATCCATTTTTATTTTTAAATTTTAACTTTTCTTTATTATTTTTATAAGTATCAAATAAAGGTATATATCCTCTTTTAATAAATTCATTTTTAACTTCTTCTATATTCTTTTCATATTTTACTCCATTCCCTCATACTTTCATATGAGATTAGACTATATCTTATACTTCAGCATTACCTGTTTAGTATGACCCCATTTCGATTTAAGGGATTTTCACCCGCTCACTTGAGCCCTACTCGTATTGTTATATTATATCATATTTTATTATAAATGTCAATATATAAAAAAATAATATAACCTAAGCGATAGTCGTTGAACCTTCTCCTATTCGGAGCTTGGCTGCTGATTTCCCAATCTATATACTTTTTAAGCCATCACACTTGCATATTTTTCATTGCTATGTTGTGGCAATATAGCTCTAAGGGGGTTCCAGCAATTAAAGGTCTTTTCCTTATATATATTTCTATATATGAACAGCCTAAAATTAACCGTTCGCAACTCTACCCGGTTCCCTTAGGATTTCCACCCCAGCTGTTACCAATCCAAAGGTTTCCTCTAAAGAGTTGTTACCCGCCGCCATTGATGCGGAAGATTTGCTAATAGCAGTTGATAAATCATTTACACTTACTGCATATTTGTTAGACACTTCATTTAAAGCATCTACTACATGACTACTATCTGAAGCTTCTAATCCAAATGCCTTCATTGCAGCAATCAAAGTACTTGCACTACTTTCAGCAGTAGCACCAGCCTCAGACACATTCTTAAGCATAATAGCTTGTTCTCCTAAGTCTAAAGCATCTCTGGCTTCATATCCTGCCTGAGCAAAAAGTGTAGTTGCATCTATTACATCTTTACCTGTTGCCCCAATTTGTTCTCCAACTGCAAAAGCATCATCTGCTAAACTTTGCAATCCACTTGATGTTAAATCTGTTACTTTGTCTAATTCAGTTAAACTTGCATCTAAATCAAATACCTGTTGTACCATATCACTCATAGCATTCTTTACGCCATGAATAACGTCTCCAACAACTTGCCAACTACTAAATTTGCTAATTATATCACTCAGACCTTGAGTATGTCCTTTTGCATTTTTTGCTTCATTACTTAATCCCTGTAGTGACCTTGATAAGCTATTTACTTGTTTACTATCAGCCTTTATACTTAAGTCTTGATTTTTTACTATACTGTTTATCTGCTTTTGTATGTCTTTTACTGAATTCTCATCTAATTTGGCAGTTAATACTACCTCAAATTTTGATGCCATTAAATTTCCCACCTTCCTTTCTATAATAAAATAAAAGGAAGTCTATAATTATCCAAATCTAGCGTTTTTTAAACTTGGAACTTTTAATCCTCTATTATTAAATTCTGTATATAACCAATTTCCTAATTTTTGTTTTAGCTCTTGCTCAAAGTTATCCCAAAAAGGATTTCTAGTTTTCTGATGTATAAAATCACTTTCTGGAGAAGTACCTGATACATTTAATAAATCTGGTAATTCTTTTCTTCTATCTTTGTTTTCATATACATTACCATGCAAATATGGAGAACTATAAGTTGGAGCAGATAGAAGTCCTTCATCATAAAATAAAGAAAATAAATATCCTTCTAAATCATTTTGTAATTTAATATTCCACGCAACATCTCTAAATTCGTATGATGGAGTACCAGTGTCATTTAAATAACTTCTATTAATTCTAGGATGACCAGTAACATTTTTGCCTATCCCATAAGTATCTGCATTAATATGCTGTTGCAAAAGTTTCTTTGCTCTTTCACTAACAGAAATAACAACGTCTTTAATAACTGATGCAAACACTTTCTCCAAATCCTCATCAGTTCTAATTGCCATTTTATCACTCCTTATGCTTCAGCCATTAAATCTACATGAGTAGCAGGTGCTACTTGTTTACCTAATGCTGGCATATTATTCCATACTATGCTTTTACTTATTAATTCTAATTTATCTTCAGGTAAATTCTCAATTGTCTCTGCTATATTCTTCATACTTTTTTCCATGTCAGCAGATGATGGTAATTTATTCCCTAAAACGCCAAAACAATTTTCTATCATCCATTTATCATATTCTTTTTCTATATAAGATTGTATATCAAAAAAGTTATCTATATTAGAACATAGCAAATCTACAAACAAACGAGAAGCTAAATCTTCTCCTTCTAAATTATTAGTATCTATATTAGTACATAAATCTAATATATCTTTTATGTATCTCAAATGTAATAAACCATATTTATCTTCAACATCATTATTATATAATATTGTAGTTTTGATATCTTCTAGTATTTTTTCATAATTTTCCACAGTAATGTGTGTATCAACTTTTATCTTTTTATCACAAAAATCTACTTCTTTAATATCAAATTTTGGTAATGTTACTTTTACTTTTCTTCCCATTACTATTCCACCTTTCATTCTAAAAAAATAAGAAGAATAACCCAAAAAGTTATTCTTCTTACCTATAATACATTTAGTATTGTTTATAAATAACTTATTAAGTTATATCAATTGAAGCACTTTCTTGTAATGTTTTGCCTTTACTATCAGATACTTCAACTGTTATCATTTTAATTGCACCCTCAGCTATTTCTACTATGTTTTTTACTTCAGTTCCTGTAATTTCAAATTCAGCATTATCCACATCACCTTCTACTAATGTATAAGTGTATGGAGAAGTACCACCTTCAGTAGCCAAATTAGCCACTACAGTTTCTGCTGTCAATGGTGCTGTTAATCCTTCTACAGGAGTTATATTTAATGCTGTAATTTCTGGGTCAGCAGCACTAACTGGTATATCAAATCCCTCAACAAATGTTTTAGATTTGCTATCAGTTACTTTCACATATACTTTATATGTTTTTGCCTCTGTTAAAGCATTTTCTCCTACATTTACTTTGTTATCAGATATAACAAATAATCCATTATCAGCTCCTGCTTCTGCATTTTCTTCTAATGTATATACAAATGGAGCAGTTCCTCCTTCTACATTCATTGTTAGAACAGTTGCACCACTAGCCACATTATCATTACCAACTTGTAATCCTGGTGTAATATCAGCTTGTATATTAGTGATTTCTGGGTCTGAAACAGGTATGTCAAATCCTTCATCAAAAGTTTTGTCATACATATCCTTTGCTTCTATATAAATCTGATATTCTTTTACTTCAGTTAAAGGATTAGAACCAACGTTTACTTTATTTCCATCAATTACAAATAATCCATTGTCAGCACTTTCTCCACCATTTTCTTTGAATTCAAATGTAATTGGTTCTGTTCCTCCCTCAGCAGTCATAGTTAATACAGTAGCACCACTTGCAACATTACTATTTCCAACACTTAAATTAGGTGCTAAATCTCCTCTAATTGAAGTAATTTCTGGAGAGTTTACAGACAACGCTAAAGAACCATCTTTTGTTTTTCCATTTTTATCAGTGGCTGTTACTGTGATATTATAAACCCTAGGTTCTGTAAGTTGAGTTTTAACTTCTACTGTTGCTTCATTAATTTTAAATAAATCATTATCACCAACACCTGAAGCTAAACTATAATCATAAGGAGCTATTCCTCCATCTACAGTTATGTCAGCAACTTTACTATCAACATTTACTGGTATTACTAAATTACCAAATGCTTGGACAGTTACAGTATTAATTTCTGGTGCATCTACAATTATAGTTGCATTTGCTGTTCTAGTTTTTTGTTCACTATCAGTCACTTTTACAGAAATTTTATAATCTTTGGTTGTTAAAGGATTATCTTTAACCTTAATTGTAGTTCCATCTATTTCAAATAAAGCATTATCTGCTCCCATAGCACCATCATTAAATTCATAAACATATGGTTCAGTTCCACCTTGTGCAACCATATTAGCTACAACCGCACCTACTTCTACATTTTCATTTCCTTCTACTAATCCTTCTTCAGGAGTAATAGTAAATGAAGTAATAGCAGGAGCTCCTAATATATCATTATTCTTAACTCTAACAACCAATGTTCTTGCAAAGTCACCGCCAAAAAGTCCACCTAATCTAAACCATTTCAAAGCTTCTATAACTAAATACACTTTAGTTTCTACTTCTTCTATATCAGATGTCCATTTTAAGCTACTAGTACCTAATTCAGGATATAGATAAGTGTTTACTGCTGCATCTAAATCCATAGCATCTTTTAATTCTTCTAAATTACTTATATTATCTGGACTTAGTTCAAACTTTAATTCAGGCAATAATAACATTCCTGTTATGGTTTCTCCTTCTCTATACACATATTGAGTATAATCAGGATTTCCATTTGGTCTTCTTCCATCTGCTAATGTTTCAAAAGAATTATTTAAAATAATAGCTGGAATATCAGTTTCATTTTCTACCGTTTCTGGTGCAAATACATCCCAGTTTCCATATCCTAATTCTAAATCTAATACATTTGGAACAAACACTTCACCTGCTACAATTTCCACATTTTCAGGTACTCTAAATTTGACTTGCATATATCCTGGATTTTCTGTAACAGCTCTGCATATATAATTATCTGAATTGTCTCTACTATTCATATTTTCTCCTTTCTGGATAGTTTATTTCACTCCACCTTTCCAAACAGCGAAACCTATTTTGTAATTAGATTTACCATCAACCTTATATCTAACCATTGGTCTATTGTTAAATATACCGAAACAATCACAAGTTTCTCTTGGACTTAAGTAACCAATTTTTTTAGTTAGTGATGTGTCTGCATAAATATTTTCTATTGTACTTCCATTTACATATTTTCTCACTGGTTCATCACTTCCTCCACTATAATCTTTATTGTCCTCTACTGGTGTAGTTTGTATTCCTAGGTATGCTCTAATTTTATTTAAAAATCTTTCCCATCCTAAATCTAATGTTCTATGTGGGCAATATTTTCCGCTAAAATCTTGATGTTTATATACTCTATCAATTCCCCATCCATATTGCTTTAATAAATATGCAATATAACAAGCAGCTAAATCTTCTGCCTCATCAAAACGTTCTCCACCAGATTTACTATAACAAATTTCAATATTAATTTTATGAGCATTTCCACTCCCATATCTTCCGTCTCCTGCCGCATAACAACTTCTATCAAATGGTAAACCTGTTACTATTCTATAGTTATCTACTGCCGCATGAAATGATACCTTATTGTTATTACCTAGCATATATGAAATTTCTGACATAGCACTTGCATCATTTGCAGTATTATGTACAGCAATTCCATCTTTTTCTGTAATATCTGGACATTTTATGGAATATTTTGATGCAGGACAAACTACGTTAGTTATCTGCATTATCCTCACCTGCCTCATATTCAACTTCAAATGTATTTTCTGATATATTTTTTTGATATAATTCTTCAGAAAATTCTATTGTTTCTTCAAAGATATTATCTTCCATATAATTATCTCCTTCCATAATATTTTATTCTTTATCTGTTGTTTCTTCCTTTGATTTTGCATCTAATGCAACCTTTATGCTATCAAATATTGATTGAATAAAATAATTAATTGTTTTTTCATTAAGAAAAACTCTTGCTGGTGCTGGTAAAGCATTTAAAATTCCATCAAATACTGCTTGGAATTTTTCGTTATTTTTACCTTTTTCATATGCTTCTTCTGCATGTGCAATTAAATCTATTGCAGTCTGTCTTAATCCTTTTAGTTTTATATGACTATATAATTTTAATCCAGCTAATACTAACCCAACAATTACTACAATAGCAACTACTATAATACTTAAAGTTTCCATTATCTCACATCCTTAAATGTTATTATTCTATATTATTAAAAATTCTAAATTCATCTTTTAATGTATTTACTTCATTCTCTATGTCTAATATTCTTTCCTCAACCATAAGCCAGTGGGCATCCCCACTAGCCTTCCTCTTATTATAATCTGTTAGTTGTATTGCAGAAAAGAATAAATTATAGGCAAGCATACCCAATGTTAAGCATATTAAAAATATAACTTTTTTATCTTTCTTCATCTTATCCCCTCCTAAGCTGTCCTTTTCCACATATAACATGTGATATATGGTTGTAAATTGTTATGAGCTTTGTCTCCTCCAGAATTTTCTAAACTTATAAAGTTATAAGATTTAGAACCTAAGGTTTGTTGTAGTTCATTTCTTCCACCAGATGTCATTGTAGCTACACCTTCTCTGTTAAAATTATGTGTATGTCTTGGCATTTCATCTATACTTAACTTATGTGTTTTCTCTCCTCCCTCTTTCTCCGAAGAGTTAAACTCTGTTTGTTCTGTATCTACTCCAACAGGCACTCTACCAGAACCCCAAAGTTCCCAAGTTCCAAAGCCTAAATACGTTGATGGATTTGTGTTAGTTGTACTCATAATAATTTTACCTACAGGGTATTTTTTCTTATTATCTTCTAAAATTTTATTTGATACAATTTCATCTATATCTACATTTAATACTCCATTAGATATAGATAATCCTGTACCAACCTTAATTCCTCCCAATACGGTAGAAGATGCAATAGGAATAGTAGTTAAGTAACCACTATCATTTTGTAACTCGCTTACTTTTGTTGGAACTGGAATAACTATATTAGCACTACCATCAAATGATACTCCATTAATAGTTCTAGCTGTTTGCAATTTTGAAGCACTATTAGCATTTCCGTCTATATTAGCCTTAATAGTGCTAGGCAATTTTAAATTAATATTAGACGAACCATTTACTGGGGTTGTCACTGCTGTTCCTGTTCCATCAGAATTAACAATACCTATATTTCTAGCTGTTCCCCAATTTGCTGTTGTAATATTCGCACTACCATTAAAATTGGTTCCATTTATCATCCTAGGAGTAGATAACCTATCTGCACTTGCAACATTCATTTGTTTTAATCCGTTATAAAAATATTGTAATCCTTCTTTATTTAAAAAATCTTTTTGTGGCATAATATACCTCCTATGATGCTAATATAGTATCAATCTCCTCATTGCTTATAGGTACTAAATCTGTATCTTTTACATATCCAGTCAAGTCAACAGCAGTAGTTCCTATAAATTCAAATTTTCCTTCTCCTTCTTCTGGCTGTATCCATATATATTCATCATATGAATTATTGCCTGAACCTGAATTTGGTACTAAATATATTGTACCTTTTACACCTGATTGTGGTAATTTAGCAACAATTTGATAGTCAAATGATGTAATATTACTAATAGCACTATTAATGCTAGATTGTACTTGTGTATCTGTTTGGAAATTACTATCATTTTGTAACTCACTTACTTTTGTTGGTATACCTGTTACACTTAATGTCCCATCTCCACTTATTGATAAATTTGTTCCTACTTTAATTATACCAGCTGTTTCTGCTGTTGCTATTGGAACAGAAGTAATAAATCCAACGTCATTTGTCAATTCACTAAGCAATGTTGGTACTTTAGAAGCGGATAAAGTTCCATCTCCAGCAACTTGTAAGTTTGCTCCAACTTTAATTCCTCCTAACACACTAGAAGTGGCTACAGGTATCCTTGTTAAAAAGTTGCTATCATTTGTTAATTCACTAGTTTTACTTGGAATAGTTATACTAGATGAACCTAATGTTATCATTTGCCCAGAGATAGTAACATCTGTAATACCATATCCTGCTAAAGTAGTAGGTTTATCTGTTACATTTTCCCAAGCAACAGCATCCGCAACTCCACCACCAGTAACACTAAGAACACCTTGGTCACTAATTTGTAAACCTGCACCTATTTTAATACCTCCTAATGTTTCTACGGAGGCAATAGGTAACACATAATTTTTTAAGCTATCTAATTTAGTTTGATAAGCTTGAGTAAAGTCTCTTTCAGACAACCCTTTACCTTCTACTTTATCCACTTTACCATTAAATAAATCTTTTAATTTTAACCATAAATAAGATAGCCCATTATCATTAAGATATTTTTTTTCTGCCATTTATATCCCTTCCTATTTATTCAAAATATTATTAATTTCTTGACTTGTTAAAGCTCTATTTTCTACTTCTTCTCCACTAATATCCATAGATATAGATGGGTCAACTCTCTTTATTAAGCTATGAGATGTTGTAATACTATTAAATACATCATCTAATGTTAATGATGTCCCTCCCCCCTTCTACTGCCTGTACTATAACAACTGATAATCCATCATATCCAGCATCTGGTAATATAATTTGTTCCTTATTAGTTGGAGTTACAATTTTTTGTTGTAACAATACAGGAGGTTGCATCTTAACCACTCCTCCAAGAGATGGCTGTACTCTAAATTTAGCATAATAAGTTTCCCATCTAAAGTCATCCTTTGTTGCCTGAATAGAAACTTTTAAGTCTCCTGCTACTGATGTATCTCGAGCAGATAAATTCCACTTTATTTTTATATAATTTCCTTGTATTGTTTTGTTTGTATCGTCAATAATAACTTGATATTGTTCTCCATTAGAATTCATAACTAATATTGCAAATGTTGCATCTTCTAGGTTAAATCCTTGTTCTGTTTCTAATGGAATTAAAAATTCTCTAAATGAAGAATTTAAATCTCCCTCTACTGCTAAAGTTTCTTGCCCTGATGGTATAATAATCTTTCTACACACTACATTAATTGATTTAGGTTCGCAACCTACATTGCAACCTTCACCTGATGTGCTTGGCAATGGTGCTGTATTACTGTTACAATTCATCACTAACACCTCCATCTAATGAAACTAAAGCTTCGATTTTAGGGAAATTTTTTGTCATACTTGTATTAATTTTATCTAAATCTAAATCATTTTTATTTAAATATTCAATACAAATAAAACCAATTACATTTCCCAAACTATCTTTTAATCCAGTACCATATTTAGCTTCAATATTTCTTGTAGATAAATATTGGTACATTGTCATATCTACATTCTTTAATTCTTCCGCATCTTTTATAACACAATATTTCTTACTTTCAATTTCATGACACCAATAAGCCAACAAAGACCTAAACACATCTTTAAATTCTCCCATCATTGAAGTAACACCTATATTGACAACTTCATTTGTCATACTCATTTTCAAAAAAGACCTACCAGTCATATCTTTATTTCCATTATGATATCTAACTATACAAACTCTGGAAGCATTGGTTTCTTTTAATATAACATTTATTATATCAGTTATTTGCTTCTCTATTTGTGCAATACTTTTACTTTCTTTTGGTGTTAAATGCTTTTTTGAAAGTCCTTGAATGATATCCTGTATCATAGAATTGTAATTTTCACTTAATTTGTTATTTCTTTCTCTTTCTGCCTTTCGGTCATCTTCATATTCTTTTTGTCTTTTATTTCTATCCTTTATATATAAAAAGAAAATAACTAAAATCGCTAAACCATTAAATAATAATTGTGCCAGTGCAGTTAAAGTTGCAACATCTAATCCAAACATATTCCCACCTCTTTAAAAAGTAAAAAAAACAGGAATTAGTAATAAACTAATCCCTGTCATATTTGTTGTTTGCTTATTGCACAATTTCTATAGGTACTTGTATGAATGACCTTCAATAGTCTTGAACAATACCTAGAATATGCACATAGTTCATTACTTTTGCTACATTTTAAAACAATCATTTTATTTGGTTGTTTTTCATAAAATGCATATTTGCATAAAGGATATTCTGTACAACCCATTATTCACCAATATTAACTGAAATAAGGTCTTGTAATCCTTGGTAAGTTACTTTAATAGTTGTTTCACCTTGTTTAATACCAGTAATCCTACCAGTAGCATCTACAGTTGCTGTTTCTTGGTCTGTACTTTCAAATGTTAATGCACTATTATCTAATTGAACATTAGAATATGGAGTACTTCTTACACCAATAACATTAGCTGTAGCTTCATGAACTCCTGCCATTGAGAATGTCATTACGTTTGGAGATGCTACAACACTTTCTACTGGAATAACAGCTGTATCCTCTGTATTAATATATTTTGCATCTGCATAATAACTTTCTCCACAATCTGTAGCATATTCTTGTGCTGTTCCACCAATACCAAATGTAGACACTGCATCTGATGTTAATGTTAGTGAAATACTACCATTAAATTTTAATCTAGGAATTATAATTTGGATATATCCTTCGATACCATCTTGACTTAAAACATGCACTCTCATAACAGCTTTTACAGTTAATGGTTGTGTTTTTGTGTCAATTGTGATTTGGTCGACTTGTGCATTATATTGATATACAACTTGTAAAGAACCACTAAATTCTGCCATACCAATATCTACACTTTTTCCTGTTGGTACAATTGATTTTACTGCACCATTTGGCATTCTTACATATACATTTCCTAGTGGAGTATCCGCTGTTTCTCCAACACCATTTTGGAAAGAAACACATTCATCAAATTTATAAACTCCTGATAAACCTGAAACAATTGGTGTTCCTGTTTGGAATGCTAAATATTCCATTTTAAATGTTGCACTTTCTAATTCTACTGTTACAGTTTTACTATGCTTGATATCGAATAATAATGCGTTTAGATATCCTCCTCTTTGTTCAATACTTTGAACTTCTTGTGTTAAAGTAGAGTTTGTTAAAGCTAAACCTTCTCCAATATAAGCATCTGTCACAGGATTAAAGAACAATACATCAGCTACAGATACTAAAGCTAAACCTTTATCTATTGCCATACTTTATCTCTCCTTTTCATTAAATTTTTTCACCATCTTTTAATGACGCCATTAAAGAACTTCCCTCAACAACAATATCATCAAATTTACCCTTAGGCTCATAATGACTTATCCAATGTGGTATATCTGATTTCATCTTTATCATTCCGCTTAATTCCAATTGTTTATACATATAATAATCGTCTTTCTTCATAATGATATTTAGAAATCTATTAAAACGTCTAATAGTCATATTTTCTAACTCACTAGTATCTTTATTTAATGAGAAAGCTACTATTGTTATTAAGTCTTCAGTAGTCATATCTTGATTACTTCTTTTTACTTCTCTTAGTTTATTTTTCATGTTGTTTAAGAATTGTTCCGTTTTAGCATCATAATGCTGTGGCTTTATGTCATTTTGTAACATAATCAATTGTCTGATTTCCTCAAAATCCTCAGAACCTATCATAATATGAACATACATTTTTTCTTGTAGTTCTACCATTTTATCACTAATTGACTTTAGTTCCTCATTTGAGACTTTACCACTTTTATAATTTGTTAATAAACTATTCTTTAAAATAGTATACTCTTTATTCAATAATTCATAATTTTCTGACCTTTGATAAACCTTTATATATATTTTACCATCTTTTTTTAATACATCAAAAGGCTGGTCTTCACCTAAAACTATATTTAATACACATATCAACATATCCCATTTCATCTTAAAATCTTCTTCATTTAACATGGCTTTAGTATATATATACTCCAAATATGGTAATCTTAATAATTCTATATTTTTTTCATTCAACTTAGACACATCTAAACAATCTTCAGCTGAACTAAATATTGAATAATAAGAAACAGTTGCAGGATATAATAATAATTGCTTATATTTCAAAGGCTTATCAAAAGCCAAATTCATTTTATTATCATAGCTTATATTCATTTTTAAATCCACACATCCATTGTTAATTGAAATCCTGAATAATTATTATTATAGCTTACCTGAGATGCTCCTGCAAATCTGTCTATTTCATTGTTTATAAACATTTGAGACTTAGTCTTATCTAGCTTAACACCATTTAATGCTTCTACTATAGTTTGCATAATAGCTACATCTCTTTTATCATTTTTAGACATATCTGTAGTAATCATCATCTCATTATTATTTACAATTACCTGGAAGATTATTCTAACTAAAGCATTGGTTCTACCATAAGAACTAATATTATCTATGAATACTCTCACTTGAGATTTTGCTTTTATCATAGCATCTACAGTATATTTCTGAAACAACACATTATACTGTTCTGTATCAAATGAAGATTTACATATCATCTTTGCCTTTTCCTCATTTGTTAAGTCTGGTTCAGATAGTGGATTTTGTGAATATTTTAATAGTTTCCAAAAGTCAGGGGAATTTTCAAATAAATAATTAACTATCAAGGTAGGTAAGTCCCTAGCCAACTTATAAGAATTATAAGCTGTCTTGTCAAAATTAAACTCATCACATGGAGAAAACATCACCAATTCCCTCCTAACCATATTGATTTATTTATTTTATTCCCACTTGCATTGTCAACACACTCTATTATAAGTGGATTTATTTGATATTCTACTATATTCTCTATAGTAAAATTGTTTCCATCTAATACATCTAAATGAAAATAATCTTGTGGAACGCCACTTACATTAACTGTAAATGTGTTCTTTTGCTTTATTCCATTAACATAGTTATATATGCTAAATTCTATTACTTTTCCTAACATTATCTCTTTTACATCAGGTAATAATACAATACCATTTAACAAATCAGGAGTTTTATTATCTTCATTAGAATTATTTTTAGCTATATTATCTTCAAAGTTATCTCCTGATAATTCAGGAACTTTCATCATATATAATTCTACATAATTTGGATTTAACTCCATAAATTTTTGTTTTACTTTGAAAGCAACTTCATTAAATAAAAATCTATCATTTATATCTATTTTGGAAGTATATTCATTTCGTTGTACTATTACAACAATATCTCCTCCTGGTTCAACTACACCTTTATTACCCCATTTAAAATTAGTATAAGTTAACGCATCTTCAATTACACATGGATAACAATTAATTTCTCCATCTTTATCTTCCCAACGCAAAGAATTATTACATTGTAACATCCTTCCCTTTACATTATAAAGATATTGTGTATCTAACGAAATTAAAATCCAAGTTGACAATTCCTTGTGATTAAAATTCCAATGAATATAATCACCTATTTTAAATTCTACTGTATCATAAGGATAAGATTGAAAATATTTATAACCTACTATTTTATCCTCATCATTTCCTTCGTAAATCCATGCATCATAAGGATTACTATAATCAAAATTCTTATATACCACCCTATAATCTGGACTAATTGTAAAATTATTTTTTGTTAATTCTGTAATTTGACTATCCGTCTCAATATTATCACTCGCATCAGAATGTAATATCGAGTTTATTCTTTGGATGCAATTGGTTTTGGTTGATATCTTAGTGGGTGTAAGCATACTGTTCTCGCCCCCAATCCCTTTAAACCTTTTGGTGCAGTACGGTAAGAATACATACTGATATCTCCTTCAACTTCTCTTTTATATCCCTTATATAAAGAAGTAACAGTTTTTAATTGTTCTGCTTGAGAATGCATCTTTATACTACCACCATATACAGCAAAATTTAATATTTTACTACTTGTCATTTGTTCCTCATAATATGGTATATTCATAGCTCGTGCCAAAATAGCTTTTTCGTCATAATTTAAGTCTGCATTAAAATAACCAATTTCATAAACTGTAATGTTGATAATTTCTCCTACCGCTGGAGTCACATCACTTAAAGTGATTGTATTATTTTCACTATCCCAAATATAATCATTTATAGGTCTAGCTTCTTGTCCACAATCTAATTGTAGAGTAATATAAAAGTTTGGATTATCACCTATATTTGGAGGTGGTTCTAATTTAAAAATATTGTTTTCTCCATCTCCTGTAAAAGAATAATCTGTAAGAGAAAATGGAACTAAATCAAGTAAATTCTTTCTGCAATCATATTGGAAATAAGGAATTGCTAATTGCAAATATTTCCAACATAAATCATATAACATATAAGATGGTTTGTTAAGCAAACGTTGGTCTGATTTAATAACTGCATTAAGACAATATATTTCTTCAAAACTTGTTGCCATTTTTCCACCCCCTTACATTCCTTATATTTATCCTCTATATTGTTCTAAAGCTTTTAAAGTATTAATTCCTCTATCAAATTCCATGCTAAAGTAATCTTCAATAGCTTTTCTTTTATAATAATCCCAATCTAAAGTGTTTTTTCTTATCATATCACAAATTCTAAATACAACACAATTTACAATGCTACTATTTTTTTTATTAGTTGTAATTTCATCTAATTCTCTAATTACATCATTAGTATCTTCTTGTGTTAATACCCTTATTAAGTTTTCATCTGATAAATCAATATACTTTCTTATATTAAATAATGCATAATTTTCTGGTTCTGTAAAATAACATAATCCATTTTCAAAAAGTTTTCTGATTGAATGTTTTCTGAAAAATCTTTTCATATCAGAAACAGTTACAACTTGTTCTTCATTAAAACGTAATCTAATTTCACCAGCTGGGTCTTCAGGAGCACCCCATCCGATACCTTGTAGGACTCTACATCCAATTACTACCTCATCATCTTCTTGCTTTACAAAAACTTTTTGAGAAGGTTCATTAGCTTTAACTTTCATTAACTCTTCCATAGCTTTCTTCATTTCTTCTACTTGTTTCCTTAAAGCAATCACTTCTTGACTTTCTTCCGTTTTTTGTGTTTCTTCTACTTTGATTTCTTCTTTCAATTCAATGTCTTCTTTTGGTTTAACATTATTTTTTTTGTTTGCCATTTTCATAGCTCCTTCCATAATAATCTATAATATAAACTATTGACTTTCATCCTAAAATATATTATAATTAAAATGGGATAGAAATCTATCCCATTCTAATTAGTCATTTACAGATTGAATACCATAGTTAGCTTGTGTTGCAATAGCAGCATCAAAACTCATGAAATATTCATAGTTTTGTCTGTATTGTGAACCTTCTGTTGGTTCTTTTACTTTAACGTGAACAAAGTTTTCTCTTACTAATTTAACTGGTTTGTCACCAACACTAGATAATAAGATAATTCTATCATTAGGAATTGCTCTTAATGTAGCAGCAGTAGCTGTTGTAAATGGTTGACTTAAATCTGTGAATTGGTCAATTACAACGTTGTCTACTCCATAAGCTCTTCCTAAGAAACCTTCTCTAATCATTTCATCTTGGCTTTGGAAACCATAGTTAGTAGTAGCTAAAACTCCAATTTTATTAAATGCTGGTAATGTTCCATAAGCTGTAACATCTGCTCCACCATTTAACATTTTTAAATCTTCAATCATTTGGATATAGTTTGCACTATTCCATGCATTTTGATAGAATGGAGTTCCGTTAATTGGTGTGATTGAATAAATTTCATCAACGATTAATCTTAATTGTGCATATAATAATGCAAATGCAACTCTAGCTAATTCTTTACCCATATCATAGTTATTAGCTAAAATTCTAATATAATCCATTGTTGTACCAATACTATATGGTTTTGGTGTAATTGTTAAGCTCATTCTTGAATAACTATCTAAGAATGTTACGTTTGTTGTATATGAAGTTCTTTGAGCAATTGGTAATCCTTTTGTTTCAATTTCATAAGTTTTACTATCTCCAACATCAACTTCATCAACATTTGCTAATCTGAAAATTTGTTCAGGTCTGCTTTTTAAGATAATGCTTTCTAATACATCAACAATAATAGAATTGTAAATTGTTGCAAATGTGCTATTGTTGAATGCTCTAATTACATCAGCATTAGTTTTAATTTCACTAATTCCTGCTTTATCTGCACAGAATGATAATAAAGCAATTTTAGCTTTTTCATTTAAATCATTATAGTTATCAATTTCTTTATCAACTAAAGCAAAACTCTTGTCTGCAATTCTACTTAATGCTCCGTCATGATACATAGCATATTTACAAACTTTTTCTAAGTTTTCTTTAATTACTTTTACTTCATCATCTTTTGATGAAAAAGTTCTAATAATTTCTAATTCTTTCATCTATTTTTCACCTCTCCTTACGCTGTAGCATCTGTAGCTTTAGCTCTAACAACCATTGTTTGAGCAAAATCTGCTCCAGACATACCACCTAATCTGAAATATTTTGTTGCTTCAACTGTTAAATAGTTTTTAGCTGTAACTGCTGTACCTTTAGCTGAATATGTTAATTCATATTGACCATTCTTTGGAATTAAATTATCTCCTGGTACAACTGTAGCTGCTGTTACTGTATTATCACATGCATCTTCTGATATTTCAAATCTTACTTCTGGTAATAATCTATGAGCAGTAACAACATCTCCTTCATTAAATAAGTATTGAGTATAATCTGCATTACCATCTGGTCTTCTTCCATCTGCTAATGTTTCAAATCCTCCATCTAAAATAACTGCAATGCTTTCTTTTGTAGCATTTGCAACTTGTGTTGGTGCATAAACATCCCAATTTCCATATCCTAATGCTGCATCTAAAGTTTCAGCTACTACTACTTGACCTGCATGTAAAGTAACATCTGCTGGAACTCTAATTTTTGCTTGCATATATCCTGGATTTTCTGTAACTGTTCTTGCAATATAGTGTTTTGCCATAATTTATTTCACTCCTTTTCTTATTTTTTACCTGCAATACTTGCATGGCTATTTGAAATAATATCATCTAAGCTATTAATTTCGCTTTTTGAAAATTTTAATGTGTTTAATTCAAACATTGGATTAACTGAATATTGAATTTCTTTTTTTGCTTCTTCAGCATTTTTTACTTTTAATGCAAATTCTGCAACTTTAGCATTAATTTTTTCTTTCATTTCTGCCATAGTGCATTCTTTAATTGCATTTTTTAGTTCTTTTGCTTCGTCTTCTGACATACAATGTGCGAATTTATCTACTTCTGCTGCCATTTCTCTTTCTTCTTCTGCTCTTTTGTATTTCTTTAATTCATTTTCGATTTCAGCGTTTTTGATTTCTAAAGCATTAGCTTTTTTCTTCCAGTAGTCTTTGTCAGCATCAACATCATCTTCTAAGTCTTCTTCACCTTCGTCATCTTTTTCGATTTTGTTTTTCTTAACGTCATCTTTAGCAAATCCAATATCATCACATTTATCAGAATTTTTTACTTCTTTTTTTTCTTTTTCTTTTACATCATCTTCTTGTGCATCAGCATCATCTCTGATTTTTTCAATGTCTTTATTGTCTTTGTCTAATTTGTTTTCAACTACTTCTTCTTTTTTGTCTTTATCTAATTCCTTTGCCATCTTTTTTTCACCACCTTCATCATTTTTATCTATGTCAAGTTTTTTATATAAACTTTTCACCTTATTAACAACAGCTGTTTCTCCATTTTTTTCAGCATAGGCTAAGGCACTCGCTAAACCATATCTGTTATAAACAGCTTTACCATCTTTAATTTCCATAATTGGATATTTAAGCTTAGAACTTGGAGCTTCCTCCCATCCTTCTTGGACATCTGCATAAACATCCTTAACTAAAGATTTATAATTTTTAGCTTCTAAAACCTTTTTTCTTAATTCTGTTTTATTAACTGACCCCCAGCTACTTTCTGATAATGCTTCTTTAGATTTATCAACAGTGATGGCTTCTCCTGTTCCGTAATCTTTTTTAGCAAAAACAACTGAAGTGAATTCTGAGAATGTTTTTTCTTCACTAGTTTCCTCATAAGTTCTATGAACATTTTTTTTATCATCCATTAAAACAGTAACTTTACCATCTTTTACTTCATAAGGAACTTTATAATATTTAGCAGTTTCATTATCTCTAATTATAGCAACCTTTTCATCACTATAAATTTCTTCTACATAATATTTTCTGCCTTCCCATTCTCCATCATGGTACTTGTACTTTTCTAAGTCTTTCCATAATTGTTCTTGAAGTTCATTATTACTTAGACTTTTCAACTGACTATCACCCACTCTTTCTTCTTTTAAATTGTTAATCCAACTTTCCATAACTTCTCCACCCAATATTTCAAAAGTTAAACTTTTATTTTTATCTTTTGAGTTTAAAAGTTTTTGGCTAATTTTATTAACTTTATTTTTATCTATATATGTTTCATTGGCTAAACCTTTAGCCATTGCAACCTCTTGAGTTGTACATCCCTTTCCAATACTTTTATATGATTTAAGACCTTCTTGTACTGCATTTTGTACTTCTTCTGGCACTTCATATTTCATATTGTTTTGAGAAAAAGTTAAATAATATTCATTTGCTTTTTTTACATCATCTTGGTCATAAGCAAATCTAAGTACTTCTAAATGGCTTCCTTCAATACCTTCCATTATTCCTTCACCCAATAAGACACAACTTAATAATCTGAATTCATTAATATCTAATATACCAGTATTTTCATCTTGTACTCCATCAATAACTGCTAATTCAATACTAACCTTTACATCTCCTCTTCTTTTTAAAATATTCATAATTACTGGGAAATAATTTTTCCAAATTACTACTTTTGCACTTAAATAGGTTTTGTCGTTATCTCTTTCTAAAAATCTAAAAGTAGAGCTTTCAGGAATTGTTCCAAAAGCTATAAATTTTTTCTTTTCATTTTCAGAACGAGCATGTTCTTTAAAATCTACTGATAAAGATGCATCAAATGAATTATCTAAAATACATAATAAAGGCTTATTATAAAAAGACTGTAAAGATTTTTGCACACATTCTTTTGTAATATTACATTTATTCCTATTTACACCTAAGTGTAAAAAATCTACTTCTGCAATACTACAATAGCCATCATTTTCTAATAATCTAAAATTATCAGAATTTAAGCTAAATTGCAAATTAACTGTTTGTTCACTCATCTTTTATGCTCCTTTCTATTTTAGTCATCATCTTCCTCTTTATCATCATCTGTTAAATCATCATATTCTTGTTGTAATACATAGAACTGGTCAGCAAATCCATCAAATAAAGCCTTATGGTCTTCTCCGTAAATTTGAGCCTTATCTCTTAAAGTAATAGCTTGTTCCATAAAGTGATTAAATCTTCTTAATAAAGCTTTTAAATCAGCTTCAACATTTAAATCTCCATTTACAGTTGCTGTATCAATTGCAGACTTAATTAATTCATATGTCTCAGTATGTTCGTTAATATTAATATTGAAAAACTCCAACATAGAACCATATACTCTTGTATCTCTTTTTGTTTCATAATATTTAGGAACTATATTATATCTTAATTCTATATCTGCAACCACATCTGCTAATAGTGGGTACAAATGTGCTAATCCATGATGGAATACTTCATTAAAATGATTAAATGCCCACTCTACATTAGAATATCCTAAAAAATTATCCCAACTTCTGTTGTGTTGGAAAAATCTCTGAATTAATAAATTTAACTTTTCTTGGGTTTCATCTGATATTAACATTTTATTATTTCACCACCCTTATATAATTTTATTGCTAGGTTTATTATTTGACCATTCTGTCAATAATGATGATAATTCTGGTGTCATAATAAATACCCACATTGTACGATTTTGTCTTTCTTTACTTAATTTATAAGAATAACTTGGTTTTAATCCATGTTGTTCTAAAAATTTACAAAGATTAGGAGAACCGCAAATGTATTTTTTTACATTATCTAGTTCATTCATATTATCTATAAACACTTATTTCACCTACCCTCTATTATCCTTATATTCTCTGCTTTTTTCACCACTATCTTGCATGTCTCCAACATCTTTTTGTGGTCTCCCGCCTTCACTACCTGGCTTGTTTGACATTGTATTCATTGATTGTAAAGGTTTCATTTTTGATTTCAAATCTAATTTGTTAGCCCAGTTAACAAAACTTTGGACTTCAAAAGGTTCAAATCCAGTGTTTGCCATTAAATATTCCACAGGATAATTTGAAGTTGTAACTAATTTTATAGCATTATCTATTTCCTTATCTTTGTCCAATTTATTGCCAAAGAAAGAAACCTTCCATTTAAATGTTTTTGTTTTTTGCATAATTATCCAATTTGCTAAATTTGCAAATTGAGAATACATATGAGTAGCAGAGAAGTCAAATGATATTTGTGAAGATATTTTTAATTGACCAGCATTTTTATTGTCTTTACCAAACATTGCTGACCCCATACCCAAAGCACTAAATACATTGTTATCTCCTAAATCTACTAATTTATCCATTGTATTGACTTGATTTGCTGCAACCTCTTGAGCCTCAAATGGTGTAGCAAAAGCCACTATATTCTCTGGCATTTGTTCTTTTATCATACTAATTAATTCTGCTGCTTCATCATATGGAATTTGCATTTTATTAGTATTTTTATCAATTGGTATTTTCATTGCAATTAATTTCCATAAATCTAATACTGATTTCTTTTTTAATAAATCTCTATAACTTAATACGTCCAAAGATGCCCCCATTGCACCTGTTAAAGGTGGTATCTTATAAGCCCTATTAGGATTAAATGTTAAACAAAAAGATTTTTCTGGTGGCAAATTATAATATTGAAATGGAGCTAACTTCTCTCCAGTATATCCTTCTTTTCTTTTTTCTACAAATTGTTTATAAGCCGCTGTTAATTCTGGTAATATATCAGGCATTCCTACCATTCTATCAAAAAATGTTAAATCTATAGCAAATAACCATCCATATGTCCAAGGTGCAGTAATATAACAATAATCAGTTGGCAGTTGTAAAAATGTAATTGTATCATCAGTCTCTTGAATAAAATAAAATCCAACGCCATCTTCCATAACCTGTAAATCCATTTTTGGGAATTGATATTTGATATTCATCTTTCTTAAAGTATTTAATGCTGTTACATAACTATTCATGTACTCTTTTTTATCTATATAATCACTATTATTTGCATCTGCTGGAGTTAATAGATAGTTAAAAGATTTCTCAGTATTTAAGAACCAAATTGCCCTTCCATACTGACCAACAGCAGTCTCTAAATATTGACTTAAATGCCTAATATTCATATCATTATATTGTGGAGCCATTAGCCATCTTTCAATCTCATGAGAACTTGCCTTCTGAGGATTAAAAGTTATATCATTAAGATATTGCTCAGATAAAATTGGATTATATTGACCTTTATTACTTGCAATTTTAGTAATTAAGTCTAATTCCTGTAACTTCTTTGCTAAGTCAGCAGAATATGTTTTTACAAATTTTTCTAATGTTTCCACTTGTTCTGGGGTTGCCATTCTAACTGTATTTTGAGGCTTTGTGTTTCCTTTTCTTTTAGATTTGTTATTACTCACTTAATACACCCCCAATTATTTAAATAAATTATTCAATGAACTTCCTCTTCTGCTTCCGAGACCGTTCATTTTCGCTATTGTCATAACCAAATCTTTGTTATCTGTTTTTAATGCATTATCATAAGTCATTGCCCACCATAATGCATACATTAAACTTGAAAATCTATCTTTATCTATTTTATTTAAAACTTTCTCTACTGTTACCTCTCCATTAGTTAAATGTTTTAATTTTAAATTAGATATTTCATCTACAAGAGCATTTGTTTGCTCAAAAGGTATAAAAGCTTTAACTTCTTCTATATCCCCTAAATTTATACCGTTATCTCTTCTTTCTTCTAATAATCTTAATTTTTGACCATCTACACAATCTATAAAATTAATAATAGCATAACTATTTATTCTTCCATCTTTCTTTGTTTCATCTTTATTTTGTGAATTTAAAGCAAACAATAATGGTTCTGCATCTCTATAGTCAGACTTTATTTCTCCATTTACAGCATCCCATGCATTATATGTCTCACCTGTTTCAACATCTATATTAGGCTTTAACAATTCATCTCTTAAACCACTACCTAATCCATTTGTATCAACAACTACAATTTTTGCATTATATTGTTTTTGTACTCTTTTAACTAAACAAGCTTGTGCTGTAAAATTTAATTGATTTGATACCAAAAACATATTAATTAAGTCTAATTGCCTTATCAATCCATTGTCTACGTGATGCTCTTCTACCACACTAATTACAGTTTTATTGTTAGCGTTATTTGCAGAACGAGCTACGTCTACACCTAAGATAATCTCCCTTTTATTATCTTTATTATCTAAAACAGGTTCCGTTAATGTTCTTGTTCGCAATAGTTTCTTTATATCTACAAGTTGATTATCTACAGCTCCTACCCATTTTTCTTCATAGTTTCTAGCAAAAGCTACTGAGCCCGTATCTCTTTTCTTTTTTAATATTTGCCCCTTATTAGAACCTCTTCCCATCCAGCAACCAAGCATCCAACCTGAACCTAAAACAATATCTCCTTTTAAGTCTGTCATATCTTTATACATTTGAACACTTCTAGCCCATTCATCACTGCCTCTAAATCCTGATGTCGTAAAGAAATTTATTTGTTGATTTAATTCTTGTGGGTCAGATATACCTATCTTACCTTGAGTTGTTCTACCTATTTCGACAATAGGCTTTAAAGCATCTTCAAATGTGAAATTATCTATTAAGGCACTTTCTTCTATCTGTATTCTATTTCTTCTTTGTCCCTTACTACTTTGTGCATTTGCCAACACATCTATTCTTGAACCATTCACAAAAAATATTTCACAGTCATCTTTTGCTGTTCTTACTTTTAATATTTCTGTCTTGAACCAAGGATATTGTCTTGTTATCTCATCATGTTTATCCTTAAGTAACTCTGCCGCATTAGCCTTTGTTTGTGCTGTTAACGACATAGTTATTCCTGGATATAAAACAGCTATTATAAACATTGACACTACCTCAGACCATGTTTTTGACCAACCTCTAGGAAATACACCATATATACTAATAAATCTACAAATGCATCTTAAGAATACTCTTTGGTCAAAATGTAAATTTACCCCACCTGTCTTAGGTCTTATCATATCTAAAAATAAATCAGGATACCATCTGAAATAACTTATTAATTCTGTATATTGCTTAATATGTTCTTCAAAAAAACTCTGTTTACCATTTTTACGTACTTTTACTGTTGGATTATCCCATGCTTCATATTCACTTTTAGGTGCAAACTGCATCCTACTATGTTTGTGGGCTTCCGTTTCAAAGTTTTTAATATATGCCATTAGTTTTCACCTTCCTCATAATATTCATCAGGAAGTTGAATAAACTGCTTTACTTTTTCTCTATTATTTAAAGTAGGGTCTTCATCAAATATTCCATAAGGGTCGCCTGTACTAGTTATATAATCTTCTCTCATTCTGTCATAAAATTTATAAACATCCTTATATTCTACTAGAGGTTTACCTTCTAAGTCTCTTGCATAATTAATATAACACCATATACAAAAGTCTACCGCATCATTTGGTCTAAATTTAAATTGTGGTAATACTGGTATTATATCTACATTTTGTTCTACTGCTTGAGCTATTTCTCCTATCGTTGTTAACCCACCTTGTAAGTCTGCTTTACTAAATTGATTAGGATTAATTTTAGCCCTTTCAGCTTGCTTCATGGCTAGTTCTCCCCAAGTCTTAGCCTCTGTAGCTTTACCTGCTGCAACTGCCATTTCTTCTTTTACTTTATATCTTACATATGTTACCAATGCTTCTGTATGCATATTAGTTTGTTCAGTATAATTTGCACTTAAAAACTGATATTTATTCCACATATGAAAATATTCTTCATCTGTATAACCTGTTCCAAACAAAGCAATTATATCGTTAGTAACCTCAAAATCTTCAAATTTTTCTATCTCTGTTTTTATAGGCTCTACATTTTTTATTTCAGTAAGAGGAGGTTTTATATTAGCTGATTTTTCATCTAACATATCTAAATCTCCATCCATCCATTTTTTATCTCTATATTGTTGTAAGTTAATTAATCTTAAATATGTACCTATTGCATTTGCTCCACCTTTAGCAACAGCTTTTTCATACATAGCATGTATATACGGTCTATCAATAGTTCTTAACATTCTTAATGTTTTTTCTTTATCTAACTGATTAAACTTGTCATTACACATCTTTTTTATGCAAGTTTTACAATAAGGTAATACTCCATTCAAATGCATTTCATTATAACTTATATAAAAATCTTTTTTAAGTTTAAACTTACCACAAGAAACACATTGAACTAATTCATCTTCCTGTTTTTTTACAGCTTTTTTCGTTCTTTTTACTGCTTTTCTTGCCATTCTATCATCCCTTCTATAATATAAAAATAGAGCCATATTCATTTGAACATAGCTCCGCAAAAGTTTAAAACTTTTTCCACCTATTATTAAAATATATAACTATAAGGATTTACAGTTTTCCCATTTATAATTATTTCAAAATGCAAATGGACTCCTGTAGAATTTCCAGTAGACCCCATATATCCTATAGTCTCACCACATCCTACTTTCTGTCCCCTTTTAACATTTATTGAACTCATATGTGCATATCTGGTTTTACTTCCATCTGCATGTTTAATTAATACCATATTTCCATAACTCACATTTGAATATTGAACCTTTTCAATCGTCCCAGATTTAAATGCATAAATATTATCACCATATCTTCCAGCTAAATCTATCCCTGTATGAAAGTCACCACGAGATGCTCTTTTACCATAAGTAGATGTCACTGTATGAGAAATTGTAGGAAAACATTCTAATTTCTTTTTATATTTTAAAATGTAATTTTCAATAGTATTATTTATTTTAAATTCATCTGATAAGTTATCTTTATTATCTTGTATTACTTCATTAATTTCTACAAGTACTCCTTCTGTATTCCTTAATAAATAATCTTTTTGAAATTCTGCCTTATCTATATCTTCAAAATATAACTTTGTTTCGTTATTTATATTAAATTCATATATTTTATACTCTACTTTCTCTATTTTTTCTCTTCTTGAACCACTTCTTGAAGTTACTTCTATGTGCCTTTCGTTGATATTATTTGGTATATAAGCAACATCAATCTGTTCTATCTCTATATCGTTCATACAAGAAATTTGTGTTGTAGAAGTATTTAACTTAAACATCCACATACTATTACACAACAGTATAATCATACATAAAGTGATAGCAATAAATTTTTGTGCTATCTTCTTTATATTATAACTCACTAAAAATCAACTCCTAAGTTTATAACTTAATTAAATATTGACATTCTATTCCTTCTTCTGGAGATAATATAAATAAATTCTGAGAAGGATTACTTGTCTTTCTTATGTTATTTGCATAGGTGTCTGTTCCAGATAATGTACCATTCATATATACATAAGTACCATGAACTTCATTAGCCTCAAAATGATGGCAGTGTGCCATAAATATACCATCATATATTTTTTTAGTCATTAAACTTAAATTCTGAACAACTTCTCCTATTTTATCTCTGTGTCCATGTGTAAATCCATAATTTCTTCCATATATTTCTACAATACCAATTTCATTACTAAATGTATTTTGCATAATATGAACATGTTCAATATTCGCAAATTTAGCTTCTAAATACCATCTAATAAATAATGCAAAATTATCATCATTTTCATTTTCATCTTTATTAGGAAATACTCTACCATGATTATCATTAATATCATAATAAAATACTTCTGCATAATTTGATAATATACTTATAAATTGATATAGGTATTCTGATACTTTGACAACTTGTTGTACAATATTTTCTCTATTTTCTATTCTTACAGTAGTATGTATAATTCCACTTAAATAATCACCAAGTCCCAACACATATATAGTTTTTACTTGATTTTTACAAATATATTCAATTACTTTCCCTAACAATTTATTAAGTCTTTCTTCAAATATTTCTGGATTATATACATTATTGAACTCATTTATATTTAAACCAAAATGAAAATCACTTAAAGTTAATATTGCACTTTTTTCTTCAGGCTCTTTTATTATGTAATCCTTATGAAGTTCTATTGCATTATCTTTCATAATATTAGCACATTCTATAGCCAAACTATATAAATCCTCTTTCCTTGCTTGAGTTCTTAATTTTCTATTTAGTGCAGCTCTTTCATCTGACAATTTAATTCTTTCTTTTTTTAATTCTTGTAACTGAACCTCAATTTCTTTTTGATATTCTATTGGCTCACTATTTAATCCTCTAGCCTTCATTTGTTTATATACAGAAATTCCACCAAATATAGTATCTTGTGATTTCCTTAAACTATCCTTATTTAAATCCAATCCTAATAATTCAGTAATATCAGCCCAATCTAAGTCGTCTGGTTTTTCTTCTTTTTTTATATCAATCAATCTCATTGCATAATCTAAGCTATCTTCATTTTCTTTTCTTAAATATTTTGAATTCATATAATCTTCCTTTCTATAATAAAATAGTTATTGCACCAGGGCTTCTAAAGTTTCCTGGTGACTACTATATGGAGCTCCCTGTAAGACTTGAACTTACTACGATAGTTTACAAGACTATTGTTTTGCCAGTTAAACTAAGGGAGCATAAGGGGTTTTCATCCTTTAATCTTCCGAAGAAAAATTACCTTTATCTTGGTCTGGGATGACCGACTTGAACAGTCACTAGAGCTTCCCAAAAGCCCTGTGCTAACCATTAAACACTAATCCCAGATATTATGGTAGCGGAGAATGGATTTGAACCATTGACCTTCTGGTTCTTACTCTTCTTTACAAAAGTGGTAATATTTGGTTTTCTATAGTATAATCTTCTATCCAATTACAAGTTGATATACAACTGTTATTTAATGGTGGAAATTCTTTACTACGAAAAATTTTTGATTTACATCCTTTTATTAATTTTACAGGTATAACAACTAATTGATTTTCAACAATAGAACATATAAAATCTATTTGTTCTTCTGTATAATGTTTTATATTTCTTGATGTTGAAGTATATTGTTTATTTGCTGTCTGAATAACATAACTTCCATTTTCTTTTTGATGTGCATTTTTACATTGTATTCTAAAATATTTATTATTTCCAGCATCTATCAATAAATCATATCTACTTGTATTTCCATATGGTATAGATACTATAAAACCATTTTCTATAAATTTTACAATACACTCTAACTCACACTTCATTCCCTTTATCTGACACTTATTAAATAAAGATAATATATGACCACTCTCCTAGTTAATAATTCCACTTTGTAACATTAAATATGAACCAGACGAGCTACCACTGCTCTACTCCGCTATATCTCTATCCATAATATGGTAATGAGCAAGGGGTTGAAACCCCTTCTCTCCCAATAGGTGTAGAAGGTTTCTAAATCAAATTTTAATATTTGTAGCAGATAAAGCATTTGTTTTATTTATTTTTTTCGCACATTCTTTACAATACTTTACTCTATTATTAGTTTTTTTTACCAACCTTCCACAAACTTCACAATTTATAAAAATACCATCTAAGTATTCCTTTTCAAAATAATATATCATATCATAATCAGGAATTATTTCCAAGACAACATCTCCACTTTCTTTTACATAATTTACAACTGAACTCATACTTAATGTGGGAGTTATATATCCCTTTTTTGTTAGATAGTGCATTAAATCTAGTTTTTCTTGTTTTCTAGTATACATATTACATAATTTAAAAATATCATTATCTTTACACCCTACATAATATTTTTCACTTTTAACATTACTCATATAATACTTAGCTAGTACTAAATATACAAACATTAATTTCTGGCACTTAATATTCTCCTCTGATAAAATAACATCCATTTCTTCTTTATAAATTTTAACAGGGAGTGCTATTTTTAATATTCCCTTTTTACTTTTTTTTACTTTTTGGTCTATAGATTTATACATCTGTATTCTATTATAATCTCGAAAACACTTCTTTGAAATTCTATGAAGTTCCTCTTCTATATAAGCATCCGAATATCCTTCTTCTCTAAGATAATTTGCAACTAGTTGTAATTCAAAATTTTTATTTCTTATGGTTTGAGTTCCATTTTTAATTACTTCTTGAGCATGCTTTTTTTCATCAAAAATTATTGGCACTCTATATTCACCTCTTTATTTTTGTACTTCTTTCCCATATATTCAATATCTCCATCATTACTCAATAAAGGTATAGTAAAGTGTTTGTTAGAATTATCATAAATATTTAATACTATTCCTTCTCCAAATAAATCCCAACAAAAATTCTTAGGAGATTTTGGATAAAGATAATAATTTACATACACTGCTAGATTTGCTAATCTTTGTATATCATCACTTATATAATCAAAATTTAAACTTGATAAATTCTCTTTAGATATAATATTGATATTTTCACCATCAAAATCAACATTATCATTAGATATATTATTAGATTGAGATTTGCTTTTTCTATAAGATTTATAAACTTTTTCCATTTCCTTTATCTGATTTTCAGTAATTTCTATATTTTTATTAAATATAATATTAAATATATAATCAGGAGATGGTTTTTTAGCATTTATTTTAATTTCTTTAACTCTTTTCTCCATATATCTACATATGTTATTCATGGGACAATTAGTTTCCAAAAATTGGTTAAATTTATTGTAATTATTTACTAAACATTCTTGTTCTTCTGTTTTATTATTTAATTTTAACAGTTCATCAATATGTATACCAAACTCTCTATAACACAAATAGTCATACTTGTTTTTGTGTTCATTATATTGAGATTTATATTTAGGATATAAATATTTCATAAAATATGGTCTTTTATCAATTAATAAACTATTATTAAATCTTATATCTTCTGCGGTAAACATTTCATTAGGGTTATCTGGATTTGTCCAATCTGTCCAATGCTTAGGAAAAGATTTAACAATTAAACCTTTTGCTTTATCAATTTCATTACCTTGTGCTACTCTGCATTCTTTTAATCTATGCATGATAGTATTATATTCAGGAGTGTTCTCTTTGTATAATGGTAACATAGCATATAATGTAGTACTACAGTTAGTAATATATCCTATTTTACTATCAAATGACAACAAGTCAGCTTTATATAAATCGTTTTTATTGATATACTTTTTCTCAGTGGGTTTCTTTGCATAGGTAATAGGATTACCAGAGATTACATTATTTATCATTGTACTATTATCTGTTGTAAATACTAAATCTCCATCAAAATCACTATCAGCATGAAGCATACAGTCTATTCCCCATACATTATATATAATACCACTATATAAATATTTATACCATTCATTTACCTTATCATTGTTTTGTAAATTTAATATATTAGCCTCACTTCTCCAAGTCAGAGGTGCTCTCATAGCAACTACTTTGTCTATTTTTCTATCATTCCAATATCTACTATAATGTTCAAATTCATTTAATAACCCTTTAACTTCCATTCCATATATATGCTCACATAAACCATATGGGTCAGATAGCATTGTTTGAAAATTACCATTAACTAATAGCTTGCCTATATAGCTTTCATTAATTTTAGTATTTAAATATCTAGCTAATTTAGTTTTAATATAGGTATCTCCTAACATATCTCTATTTAGAATTAAAGCTTTAACTATTGGTTCTAATGAATTAAACACATCCATAAAATCATCTAATTCCATTTCGTCCAATGGTTTATCACATAAACTTCCAAGCAAATATAATAAAGTATAATTACTATCCTGACTTATTATTTTATCTAACCACTCAACAGTAGGAGTACATAATTCCTCTATCTTATCAGATGTGTCTAAATTTAATACTTGTAAAAATTGATAATTTGTAAACACAGATGTTTTATCTTGTTTAGGGCTAAATTTTGTTACTCCCCATCTACCATCATTCTCTTCACAACATTTAAGATAATGTTCCCAGCTGTCATATCCTTTCCAAAGCTTAAATTGACTTTCTGTAATAATCATATCTATTTCATCTGTATTTACCTCATTACCATATAAATCCTTTATTATATTAGTATGTGCTACTTCTCTCGAAAATTTATGAAAATCAAACACACATACCATTCCTTTAACAAAATAATTCCTTATACAAAAAGAACAAGGAATATAATCTAATTCTAAATCTTTAGACCATTGCTCTGCTAATTCTGGAGAACATATTCCCATACCATCCCATAAATTAAATGTTAATTCTTTATCTTTCTCTTCTATAATATCATCTGGTTCTTTTTCGATTACCCAATCTACTGTTTTTGTCATTGTTATTTCTTTATCTGGTACTACACATACTCTTGGTTCGCTAACATTATAAGTTGCACTATTTGATAATGCATAATAGGCATTATATTTATTTTCTGTAATCTTAATTTCATTATGACCATTACATAAAATTTTATCTAATTCATCATAAATATCTTCTTGTACAAAAAATACTGTGTTTCTTCTGGCATTTCCTGCACCACATAATAATCTAACATATTTTTTACCATTTACTACTAATTTATGTTTTATTAAATGTTTATAATGAGAATGTTTTTCTATTACCACTGATATGTATTCAGGAATAAATAATAAGTTATCTATATCCTTATCAATTTGTAATATTCTTTGCTTATTTTCTATACAGTTTCTTCTTCTAGTTAATTTTCTCCTTTCCCTAAACAGGCTATTAATAAAATCAAAATCAATATCTTTACCTTTTATCTTTCTTATAGACCTTAATACTTGATTATCTCCTAATGAAATTAACTCTCCATTCTTTCTAGCAGTCTTCATTGTGATATTTATGTTATAATTATCTTTATATAGTCTACTAGAATTAAATTTTAATACATAAAATTGCTGAAGTTTTTGCACTATTTAATTCCTCCATTATCTATATAATTCTTCTTCAATAAGATGCTTCGTCTCTTCTTTAACCTTTGCTCTATTAAATTTGTTCTTCCTACGAATTTCATCTTCTTGAGTATTATTATATACTGGAATAGTAATTACATCATCTGTATCTAATTCTAAATCCACAGAGCCAATTTTATCTAATTCTATATCTTTATCTCCTACCTTTAAAGATGCAATATCTATAGATAATTTAAATTCTTGCAATTTATTGTTTATTTCTTCTATAACCTCTGGTGGTTGTCTATGAAGCCATTCATGATTATAAGCAGCAATATTAGCCCCATTTTGTAAAGATACTTCTCCACCTAAATGTTTTTCCTTTATATGGTGATAAGTTATTTGTCTATTTAGCTTTTTATAACCTTTTATTTTCTTTTTAAGCTTTTGTTCTTCTTCTTCAGTAATTATTCTAATGCCAGCTCTCTCCATAAAGCACCCTTTACCATATCTTTGTTCTAGTAATCTTCTTCCAGTACTATTTTTCATTTATAATACCTCCTTATTCAATTAGAGATTTATAAACATCTAATTGACCCAATAAATACCAATAATTGTTCTCTTTTTTTATAAGGGAATGTACAATGATATGGTTATTTGTTTCATTTATTTTATTTTCTAATTCCCTTATTTTAACATAAATGTCACTCTGTGTCATCACCATCAATCCTTCTTTCAAGATTAAACATAATTTCTTGCATCTTATCTATTTTGACAGTATCACTTATTTGGCTTACACCATTTAGCATTGTAACCAAATAGTCCCATGCTTTTTCATAACTATATTTATTTGACAAATTTAAACACCTCACTACTTTCATATGCCACTGGTATATTTAATTTACTTGCTAATTCTATTTCCTTTTTCATTCCTTCACTTATACCATTACTATCAAACACATACACATTATCACATTCACTCAATAACCTTAAACCGAAGCTCATCCCAACTTCTCGTTCAATTTCATTATTATCATCTAAAAATCTAGTGAAATAGATATGTGGACAAACTGGAATTGCATCAAGTTTTAAAGCAATAAATCTACAATATTCTTTTGCTTTTTCAATATTGGTTTCTATATCTCCTCTTAAAGGAGAACATACATATATCTTTTTTATAGCTGTATCTTTATTATTATTATTATTTAAAGGATAATCATAAAAATCTAAATTAATATCATCTATCCACTCTTCTTTACTTACATATATATTTAAACATCCATCACAATTTACATCTATTTCATATACATAACACTCTAAAATAGACGAGTTAATAGTATCTATAATCCTTTTTCTGGTATCATAAGAATAATCATATATCCCAAATTCAAAATATCTATACTTATTATAAGTATCTCTATCTTCAGGATAATAAATACGAACTATTTTTGTACTCTCATTATTATCACTATCATAATATCTAAAACTAAAAAATTCTAAAAAGTCTATTAATCTTATTTTTTTCATTAAAATCCCTCCAACTCATTATATATACCCACTACTTCTCTACTTAAATCTATAAGCTTTCTGTTGATAACATGATAATCAAATACATATCTATCCAACGCTGTTTCACTAATATGTGATTTTTGTTCTAAAGACAATTTATTATCAAATGGAGTATTGTCTGCATTTACTCTGTCTATTCTAACTGTCACATAATCTATTCCACAACCCATCCATTTTGAAATTTCATTTGGAAATCTTGTATCTGGTATAAGTATATAATCATATAAATTTCCTAATCCTTTTACTATTTCTATTACACAATTCACCCAAGTATCAGGATTATTTTCCCTAAATATATCTGTACCAACTCTTTGTAAGAGAGTTCTACCTTCTAAGTCTTTTTCACCATTCCAATTAAAAAACTGTTTACATATAAACTTTAAGATATCTCCATACTTTAAGATTAATACTCTTTTATTTTCTAATTCTTCATAAGGTTCTGCATATTCTTTAAATAATCTGGCAAATGTATCTTTACCTGATTGTGCTTTCCCAGATATTAAAACAACTTTTGGCATATATCTCTTCCTTTCTATAATTTACATATTAACTGATTAATTATCTTTTATCTAATTTTACTCTAATACTAAATAATCCTTTAATTAGTATTTTCAGTCCCCAAATTACTATACCTAAGATAACTCCTTGAAAATATGTGAAAGTAGTTGCCATTCCCAATAAAAATAATATTCCATTCACTGTTCCCCAGCATATTAACCCTAAAAGTCCAAAACCTAATACTAACCCTAATATTACACCTAATATAATAATTAAAACTTTCATTTTATCCTCCTACCCACAAATAATATCAGCTTCATTTAAAATACATAAATCTTCAAATTCTCTCTGTCCTACCAACTTTCTTATTCTTTCATGTGCTTTTTCTTTATCACCATTATAACAATGCATTTTCATATGAAGTCCAATTAAATCAGCTATATAAAGAATTTTATCTACATCTTTTAATTCTTCTGTATGTTCATACATTATATACATATAAGCAGATACTTTCTCATGATTATAATAATGAGCTACTTCTGTTTTTTCTCCTTTACTATTAATAAATGTTTTAGTAATCTTTTTGCCAATGTCATGATATAAAGCTGCTCTTAATAAACATTCTAATCTTTCTATATCTCCTGCAAATTTAAATTGATAATTATCCATTATATATTTTACAACTGCCTGAATATGTCCTCCTATTGTTAGTAAATGATGAGGATTATCATGATTAATTGTTTCTAAATAATCTACAAATTTAAATATATCATAATCGTTCATCTCATCTTGTGTCCTTTTTATAATAATCTTATCCCATCCTTCTCTATATTGAGGAATATCAATATTAAAATACATTCGCTTAATTACTTCATATGGAACTTTTCTTTCCCTTAAATTATTTCTTTGTAAACATACATTAAAATCTGTTGCTACTAATATACAAATTTTTTCACATTTTATATTTTTTATTTTATTTAAAAATTGTATTCTTTTTTTAGCATTAATATTAGTTGCATCATATATACAATTTTTCCCCTCTTTTAATCCTTTTTCTATACGTTTATGAAGTTCATTAAACAATAAAGTATTATCGCCTTGAGTATTTTCATCACCCCATAATTCTTTCCTTAAAGCATCAGAAGAAAAAACCTCTCCATTCAATTCATTACTAATAGTTGATTTACCAGAACCAGGTAAACCTACTATCATATAAAACTTATTCATATTCTATCTCCTCTAATCTAAAAGTAACAATTTCTAATTCTCCTTCTTTATATCCCCAATATGGGCTCTCCATTTCTTCTATTTGACTTTCAGCATTTCTTTTGTAAGTAAAAAATGGATTAGAATGTCTTTTACTAATTAATTTTTTTGTTTTCTTTTCTCTTACAGCATAAAGCTTTTCATATGTTTTCATATCTTTCTATCCCTTCTATAATTTTTTTAGTAGTTAAATTATTCAAATATTCTTCATAATTTTTTATTTTATCATCATAAAGCATAAAACCCATTTCTTTATAATCTGGCATTCTTTTTATTAACTTAATAGCAAAATCTTTTCTATCTTTAGCTTTCTTTTTCAATTTTAGTATGCGTTCCTCTATTGTCTTTAATCTTTTTCTAAAATTCAAATATCTTCTTTCTATGTCTTTAAATACATTTTTATATTCAGGAAAATAAGATAAAAATTCTTCTTGCTCATTTTGTATAATTAAATCAAGTACCTTTACTGTATTTATTATATTATTATTAATTAACCTATGTGCATTAACATAAGCTGGAGATTTAACTTTTACTCTATGATAATTTTTGTCTACTACAACATAACCTTCTTCATTGAAAGGTAACTTATTTGCTGTTTCTCTAATTTCTTCCTCAGTCTTTAATGGATATAGTTTTGGCTTTGTGACACCTATATCTTCTTCTAACTCTTTTCCACTAATATTATCCCTAGTTCCTAAATGATATATTTTTGTTCTGGGATAATCTACTACAATTTTTGTATAAGGAGATACTAATTCAAACATATAAGTATAGTTTGGGTTCATTTTTTGAAAAGTTCTAAAATTAAAAACGGACATAAATAATTCCCCAAAAGTTTTATAGGGACATATATCAGTACCTAAATCACAAGCAAAAGCATCTATACATCCATTTGTAGATACATTCCATGTTTTTATTCCATTTTTTTCGTCACACCATAATTTAATTAATGAGCCATCTATTTTTTCCTGTACTTTTGCTGTATTCCAGTCTATTTTGTCTGCATAAGTTTCATCTATGTTAAAAAATTTAATAAAAGGAAAACATACTACCTTATAACATTCTTCTTTTATTATAATTCCCCTAGCTTCTTTAACAATATCTAAAGAAAAATCAGAATGTATTTGGTCATATTTCAATAAAATATATCCATTATGCCTATTAACTTTTAAACAATATGGTTTTTTAGTTAGTAATTCTTCCCAGTTCTTATGATTTTTCATAAATTCTATAATTTTCAACTTCATAATTATTATACAACTCCTTAACTACATCTATACAATCATCTATATATTCATCATTTAATTGACAAAATGAACAACTTTGTATAAAAAACGGACAATTGTAGCAAGCATTAGAAATTTTGTCATCACACACATTATCACCCCACTATAATATCCTAATTAAGGAGTATTATAGTATTACTTGCCTAACTTAAATTCAAATCCTTTTAAATCATCTAGTTCTATATCAATCTTTTTACCTGAAAGTGTATCCTCTAAATTATGAAAATATTCTCGTAATTTATCTTCTGATTTATCTTTAACTGCGGTAGAAAGATTTCTTGACATTTCTTCACTTATATTTACTTGAACTACTCCGTCATTAAGATATATTATTAATTTTACAAAATCCATATATTTTATCCTCCTTCTTTGATTTATTATACCATATTTTATATTCAATGTCAATACTTATTCTAAAAATAATCTCGTATTATCTAATTTGTCATTGATATAGTCTACTACTGCTGGAATAAAATCCTCCATAATACTATCTTCATCAGTCATTTCTAATGAACCATATTCTTTAGTATAAATAGTCATCAATCCACAACCACATAAGATATCATATATTTCTTCTTTTTCTATAGTTACATAACTATCCATTATATATCATCCTTTCGATTTTAATTTATTTTTTTAAATTTATTATATGCTAATTTCATTTCCTGTGCTACTGTAGTAACAGTAAGCCCTCCAGTTAATGCTCCCAAACCACAACATGCTATGTTTCCATTCTTAGCTGTTAATAAACAATTTAAAAATATTTTAGATATACAATCTTTAGAAATAAATTTTGGGAATTCCATAGTAGGTGCATAAATAACATTTTTATATTTATTATTTCCATAAACTACTATATTATCTCCTACAGGTAAATATAATTTTTTATATTTTCTTATAATACCCCATTGTACCCTATCTTGTAATCTTGTTCCAAACAAATTTCTTACTGCTAAATCTATACCACCATTCATTATTCCATAACTATTACCTGCTGTTACTAAATAATCTACAGGTTGTAATTCGTCAAGTTTTATATTTAATACCTTTACATCATTACAGTCTTTAAATTCTTTGTTCCAGGCATCACACATTTCTTTGTTCATATCAAATAAAATAATCATTTATTATTACCTCCATATATTTATTTTATTGAACTCGAAGCTTAACTACATTTAATTCCATATTATCTTCGAGTTCATTTTTTAATGCTAGTAAACTCAATGCTTCCTAGCATTATGTCTTAAAAGATATTTATTTTATTAAATATCTTTTATTTCTATATTAGATAACTTACTAAAATCTACTATTATTCCATAAGGATTTCCTAATATACAATAAGCCGCAGTTTCTACATTGTACCCTATTTTACCTTCATAGTCTTTTTTATTCTTAGTAAAATGTACCTTATCACCTAAAAACATTGGAATGTTATTACTATCATTTCTTCCAATATAATAACCTATACTTTCAGGCTCAACTTCATAATCTCTTTGTTCAGTCAAATTCCAATCATAATTAACTTGAACTCTTATAAAATGCCTGATTTTCTCTCCATTATAAAAACAAACATATGGTGTATCTGTCCAATGCCAGCCATATATCCATTCCTTAGTTTCTTTGCAATATCCTTTACAATATCCAATTTTCATATAAGATGGTCTATTCATTATACCCATTCTCCTTTGCAAGTTCTTCTATAACAAATGTAACAATTGATTTTCCATAATTACAATGTCCTTTAAATATATCACATTCTTCTCTCATACAAGGAAAATATACACATTCTTTACAATACCTATCCATTATTTTTCTCCTTAAACATTTGTTGTGTTATTTTTTGACCTTCTTCTATTAAATCATATAAATCATAAATATCTATATCCTCTGTCAAAAATCTATCACCAACAAACCTAAAATCATATCCCATTTCAGTCATCATCCAATATCCAATTGTTCTGCAATACATCTCTTCTTTTATAACAATCTCCAAAGTATCAGCCGTATTCATAAATGGGCTGTTCTCATGCCTTGCAAAATCAGTGCCTCTCAATTCTAAGTTTCCTATAGTTACTGTCTCATATAATTTGAAGTCCATATCCATTACTTCTTCTAAACTATAAATTTCTAAAAAGTCTAATTTATTAATAGTCCACTTTGCAATAAAATGTTCTCCGTCATATTCTATTTCATTTTTTCTGGATTTATTTGTATCAAAAAATAAAACATCTCCTTTTTTTATTTCACCATTTCTAATTTTTAAGATTACCTCTTCTATTCTCATATGAATTCCTCCAATATTTTATTTTTACAATAATATACATAATTGCATTATACAAAGAATAGGGAATAATAAATATCCCAAAACATAATGCTGCCAAACATGTTATTTTATCAAATATTTCTAATAAAAATATTAATACCTCCATAGCTCCTCCTTACAAATGTATTATGATTTATTAGATGGATTTTTAACAATAATACTATCAAACCCTGCTATATCATATCCTAATATATTTAAAATTTCTTCTAAATCTACTTCTAACTTTTTTTCTACTTTAGCAGTAGCAGCAAACCATAATCCTGACAATACAGTTCCATCTTCATCATAACTCGTACTTTCTATATTTTCTTCAATCTTATTTAAAATTTCACTTTTTTCTTTTAACCTGTCATATGTTTCTATGTTTAATACTACATATTCTTCACCATTTCTATTCATATAATCCATCATTTCTATCCATCTCCACTTTCTTCTCAACTTTTTTCTTTAAATATTTCATGCTTTCTTTATCTTTATCATTATATATTTTACATTCTTTGTCCAGTGTTAAATTATGATATTTCATAAATTTTAAATAACAATATAGCTTTTCTACTAATATATCAATTTCCATATTTTTTCCATAAATCTCACTAACACCATCCATATAAGCATCAAAATACTTTTGAGCATCTCTATCCAATTCATAATTGTCTTTCTTTATTCTTTTTATCTCATAGTTTTTTTTGCTTATTTCTGTTTGCATTTCAGATACTAAATCTAATACAATGCTAATATCTTCGTCCATTTCTTCCTGACTATATAATGTGGCAAACCATATATCATTTATTCCTCTTTTTAATCTGTCTAATGCAGATTGTTGTCTTTCTGTCATGATTTTAATCCTCCTCTTCTATATATTCTAAGGCTATATATTCGTCACTATTATCCCATTTCTCAGCCAAATCTGGTCTTAATGTTCTAATAACTTCCCATAAACCTGCACCATAATCAGAACTATCATCAAAATATAGATAATTATTTGCTTTTGCATAAGCCTGCCTTATTATTTTGTTTTGTCTATCTACTTCTTTTATTATAGTTTCTTGTATATCAATCAAATCATCAGCCCTTAATATTTTGTCTTTATTATTTTTCTTATATTCTATCCAACTTCTCATTTCCTCTAAGGCTTTTTCTATATTCACAATTTTTTACCTCCCTATTTTATAATTAAACCCGTATTAAAACACTTCCCTATACACTTGTCACATTGATAATCACATATAAAATCTTCCATAATTATACCTCTTTCTTAATGCAGATTTCTTCAACAATTTCTCTTTTCTTTTTATTCCATTGTTGTTCATCTACATGGGTTATTTGATAATGGTTTGATAAAATAAAATCAGCTAATTTATCTACCCAATCTCTTAATTCTTTATTGTCTTCTACTTCTTTTTTATATAATTCATTAATATAACTAATCATGCCTGCTCCTTTCTATATACTATTGTCAAAATAACCTTCCATATGCTTAATCTCTTTGTTACAATTCATATAATCAATACGAACCCTATCCTTATCATAAAGCTCTAAATTGATATCAATTCCAATCACATATTTTATATCTGTATCTTCCAACATATTAATAATTAATTCTTTATCCATCATAACTCCTTTTTAAAACCTATTTCATTTTTTATTTTTCCATGTTTTTCTGGTTTATATTTTCTTGGAAATAATCCAATAAGTAAAATCTTTTCACATACTGGACATTTTATACATAAATCCATTTCCATATCAGGAAATAAATCACTATCGTCATATACTAATAAACTTTTACAATTTCTACAACGTTTTATATATTTTTGAGTTCCTGGATTTTTACCTAACTTTAATATATTCATTATTACCTCCAATCTTTATATGTCTTTTTCTATATCATCTATCAAAATCTTCAAACTTTCTTTTATATCGTCTATATTAAATTCTTCTCCGTTTATCCAATCCTTTATATCACAAATAATTTCATTTTTAGTTTGACCATAAGGATATTCTATACTATCCTCTCTATCAATTAACCAATCTGTAAAATCATCTTCTTCCATATATTAATCCTCCTTATTAAATATAATTTCATTTGTACATGGATTTTCTTCGTCTTCTTTTATTCTACGTTCTATTTCTTCAACAGTAATTTGATTTAAAATATTATCAATCTTTTTCTTTATTCGTTGTATCTTACTTTCATTTTTATCTAATTCAAGATTATTAGAAATATTTATGATGTCTACCGCATTAATCTCATGAACCTTAACTATTTTCATCATCTTTCCCTCCTCTATGTTCTATAAAAGTTTCATTAATCTCATCTATAAGCTCTTGTAAAAAAATTATTCTATCTTCATAGTAGTCTATAAGCATTAAATCATCTGGCTTACATCCTTTTATACATTCTTTATATTTATTTATTTTTTCTATTAATATATCTTTATGGATAGAATTATATATTTCATCTAATAAATCATCTAACATTTCTCCTATCTTAATTGCTCCAACTGGGTCATTTGTATGAAATACTATCCATTTAGATATATTTTCTACTTTCTCTCCATTAGACAACATTATATAACCTCCTTTTTAAATTTCCAATCTGCCATATAAAATAAAGTTGCTCCTCTTCCTTTCTGGGTAGGTGTCCAACAATATTCTCCAAGTTCACCTCTCTCCCATTCATCTGACCTTTTTATCCTATAATATCCTTCTTCTACTTCTCCTGCTAATTCTATGTTATCATCCATTAATTCCTCTTTTAATACTTTTAAAAAGTTATCTTTGTTATTTCCACATTCCTTAGCAGAAATAAATGCTTGATAATCTCCTGTTTCATTGTATTCATTATAAAGACTTATCATCTATTATATCCCTCCTATAATTTTCAAATGAACTTATTAAATAATCATATATTTCATTTAACTCCATTAAATCTTTTACTAAATCATTAGAATTTGAATAATTATTAGTAATGACTTTATGAATATAAAACTCAGTTTCTATACCTGTAAACACACAAACCTCTACAAACATTTTTTCATTATCTAAAAAATATCTTTTGCAACATGTTTGAGTAAAAGGATTATTACCTAAATATTCTTCATCCCAATCTAAATTATAACTATATCCCCAAAAATCATTTTCAAACTCTTGATACGTTATTTCTTTAGATATAATTGATTTATAAGTATCTAAATAAAACCAATTATCTGATATCCAATAACCATTTTCAACTATTTTTATTTTTCTTTTATTCATATAACCCTCCATTTATAAATATTTATGGATATAACCTCTTAAAGTCTTTTTAAACTTACCATCTTTATATTCCCATTCATCTATTATAATATTAACACTATTTACGGTAATTTTAGGCTTACCATTTCTTAATAGATTTTCTAATTCTTTAGGCAGATTTGTTATCTCTTTATCTCCTATAAAAATAGTATTTCCTATTAATTTAATATTTTTGCTTAAAACAGTACAATCACACATCTCTTTGCTCCTCTTTTATCTGTGTCTCTAAATACTTAACATATTTATTAAAAAATGAGAAGTTAATAAAGTTTATACAATAAAAATTATCTTCCATAAAATTATCATAAAACCACCAAATAGGATAAAAGATTAACTTTAATAATAAATAAGGTATATTAAAAATCAATTCTATAAAAGCTAACAACAACACAATAAGAAAATGTGTCCATCCTACTAATTTTCTAAACTCGTTTAAATCACTTAACATATCTTTATTTCCCTTCATATTGTTTATCTATTTCCATTATTTTTTTTATTAATGCCTCTGTGTCATCATATAATATTATGTCATCTTCCTTTAAATCTACACAGTCACTATCCTTTACATATATTATTGTTTCATCTTCAGATATTAAGTAACTATCTATGATATCTGAAAAAATACAAACTTCTCCATTATTCTCATATACAATCCAAACTTTATCTCCTATATTATATTTTGTTTTTATATCCATCTTACTTTCATCTCCTAACATTTTTTCTTCTATTTTATCTAAAAGATAATTTATGCCCTCAGCACTTAAATTTCTTTCTCTCTGTGGTATGTTATTAAAACCAGCTTTAATATGGCTTATAACTTCTTTTATCCTTTCTTCTGAGATATACATTATTCTCCTCCTAATCCATTTAATAACATATTAATCAAAGACTTCTTTCCTAAATTCAACCAATATGCTCTACTTTCTTTGTTATATGCTTCATATGGCTCATTCTGCTTATCTATTTCTTTTTCCATTAACATTAATTGTTTTTTTGAAATAAAAATACTATCATTAAATGTATCTAATAGTTTTCTTAATGCCTTTCTTTCTTTTGTGTTGTTGATTTTTGTTTTCTCGAAAACTGTTTCTAATTCTTCTAAAAATACAGATAAGATACGTACACTTTTACTTAAAGAATATTCTTCCTCTTTTTCATATATAACAAATGTACTATTTGTTAAATCTTCTGTATCTAATACCCTTTCTAAAAGTTCATCTTCTTTACCTTCTTCTTCTCTCCAAATATGAAGTTGTCTGAATTCTCCTACTTTTGTATAAAATTTATATCTATATGATGAATTATTTTTGTCTTCATACTCTATATATAATTTTGTCCCTGTAGATATTTCATTATTTTTTAATGCCTTGATTAATTCATATCCACTATATCTTTTTACTTCTTTCATTAAATTCTTCTCTCCTTTTCATCATCTCTTCAAAATGGTCTTTATTTTGATTATGTTTATCTACTAGAAAAGTTCCAATACATATAAATAAAAAACCATATATTATTATACCTAATAACCATCCCCCTTTTAATAAAAAAGGTAATAATAATATAAATCCAATTATCCCTGACACTATAATAAATTTTACAATATTGCCTATTATACCCATGAAAAACCAGAAAATATTATCTAACATTTATATATCCCTCCTTATTTTGTTACTATTTTATTTAATATAAAATTAGTTTGATATTTTTCTCCTACTTTAATATACTGTGGTGTATATGAGATTAATTTCATGTCGGATAGTTTTTTTACTATCCCCCCTACCTTTTTCTCATTTCTACTGTCTCTGTTTTCTCCTCCATAATATCCTATTGCTTTAGCTAATGTGTTATATCTAAAATAGGTAGGAATTCCTTTTTTTTGGTTAGTATCATATAATGAACTTAAATATATATATACTTTTATGATATTATTTATTTTGGTGTCATATAGTTCTTTTATTATATCTTTATATACATATCTCTTATATTTGTATTTCTTGCTGCTTATTTTATATTTGTACTCTCCATCTTTTTCTATATATCTATATTCCAATAACTTATCTATTTTTCTATAAAAGGTTCTATAATTTATACCTAACTCCTTATATGCCCCTCTTGGCTTTTGATTGATAGTTATATTTCCATCTATATTATCTCCATTTAACAATATCCAAACATATAATATATCTGAAACCTCTTTATTGGATATGAAATTTTCTTCACTAGGTATTAACAATGATGTCCTTTCTTTACTCACACACATACCACCACCTTTCTTATCCTTAATTAATACTTTATGTTTCTCTCTTAATTGCTTCTATATAATTATAACATATTTATTTTTCAAAGTCAATACTTTTTTAAAATTATATGCTAAACTTTGTATTTTTACACAACCAAACTTTGTACTTTTACACATTCAAACTTTGTATTTTTACACAATGAACTTTGTATTTTTACACAACTAAATATGTTATATAATATGTATATATAATATGTATATAAATATTTATAATATAATTGATTTATTTTAACATTTTAATCTATTTTTCTATATTTCTATTTTTTTGAAATTATTAGAAATTTTAGAGTGTTTTAGAAGTATTTTTAGAAGTTTCGTATGAATTATTAGAAATATCAAGGTTTTAGAGATTTTTAATATCTTATTTTTTTATCGTTATTCTATATTTATTACTATAATTATTATTTTTACTGTTTCGCTTAATGCACTATTTTCACCGTTTTTACGATTTTTTATATCTGTTTTTTCGATTTTATAAATAATTTTATTTTTTGTGCTTGTATGTATTGGGAGAGTAAGGTTTTTTCGGTATTTCGGAGTTGGGTGTGGGAATGGATGTGCACGCGGAACACTTGTTCGATTTTTTGGGGTCTTGGTTGTTATTGTATCCCCCTTACTACCATAAATTTAAAACGTAACGGGATTATTAATATTTATAAAATCACAATTTTATCAATAATTTTAAGGTTGCTGTTATTGTTTTAAAATTATAAGTAAAATTTGACTTTTAGTTTAATTTAAAATATATAAAAAAAATCTATTTTAAAAATGAAAGGGGTTTTAAAAAAGGGTAACTGCATTTTTTAAATATATGATAATGATTATCAATATCACATATCCCACCCAACACAAAAGAACGTTTGTTTATTCACACAATTACACGACAACACAATATACGCAATTTATTTTATATTAATTAAAATAAAAATAAAATAAAAAAAATAAATATAATATAACAAAAGAACGTTTGTTTATATATCTATATAAGATAATATGTTCTTTGTGGAACATTAAACAAAAACAAAAGTAAAAGTAAGAATAGTAAAATAAAACACAAAAGAGCTATACACACAAATTATATAGCACCTAAAAAATAGCAAAAATAAAAAAATAGCGACTTTTAATATAGAAAGTTATTATATATTAGATGTATAATGCTTTTGTATATACATATACAGCTATGTTATTGTTTACATAACTAAACCACTAAAAACAAAAATAAAAGAAAATAAAAATAAAATAGCGAACTAAAATTTGAATTTTGTAATATAATTGTAATATAATTGTAATGATTTTGTCATTGACTTTTTAATATATAATGATATAATGTGTATAATGAAAAAAGAAAGGAGAAAAAAAATGTATATAATATTAAACAATTTTATTTTTGGAAAATATAAAGAATGTTTACCAAAAATAAAAAAAATAGAAAATATTGACAGTAAACATAAAAAAGTTACATTTTATAAACTATCTAATTTTGAAAAAACAGAAATAGAAAACTTGACAAACTATAAAATAAAAGAATAAAAAAAAGATAAAAGAAAAACAAGCTTACTATAGGAGGTATTTTTAATATGAATTATTATAAACAAGTAAGACCATTTACAAATGGTATAAAATTTAATGGTATATTTTATATAGAAAATTTTGGTAAAGATACCATAAAATTAATATCTAAAGAAACAAATTTGGCATTAGGAATAACACATAAAATATCTTTACAATTATTTGAAAAAGTGATAATATAAATAAAAGGAGTTGTAAAAAAATGATTTTATTTTTAGAATTTTTGGCAAAAATGGGAATAATTTTTATTGAATTAATGGGGATTTTAATTTTGGGGTTATTAATACAAGGTATTGTATATAATTTAAGCAACAGAAAAATAAATCTATATAAAATAATTAGTTATAATTTAATTGATAAATACATAAAATAATAAAAAGGCGGTGTTTATATGTTTACAATAAAATTATTAGATAAAAAAACAAATAAAAATTTCGAAAAAAAATTTGATAGTTTTTATCTATTCAATAAATTTTTAGCAAAAGTAAGATACAGTAAAAAGCTTGTAATTTTAAGCACAAGCAGACTTTAAACAGTAAAGGGGCAAAAGAAAAATGAAAGAAAATACAATAAACGAGATAATAAGAAATATTGATAATAGAATTTTTGACAATATAGAAAACGAAAAAGATGACGAAAAATATTATACTAATAATATTTATAATTATTAAAAAAAATACATATAAAAGGAGGAATAAAAAAAATGAATAAAATTACATATAATACAAAAATTGATAATCATATTATCGAAATCGAAAAAGAAAAAAATAAAAAAGATTGTATAATTTGGTACTATTACAATAATAATATAAATTGTATACAATTGTATTTTTTTAATGATAAGATTTACGGGGGTTATATTACAGAACGACAAAAGAATATATTATATAAAAAAATTAATAAAATCATAAAAGAAGAGAAAAAAAGAACAATGTAAAAAATAATAGAATAATGGAGGTATAAAAAAAATGAAAGTACAAAATTTTTATAATAAAAATCAATTTTTGTTTGAAAGTGATGAGCTTATACAATTTCAGAGTTATAATAGCTTGATTGCAAGCATAAACAAGGACAAAGGAACCTTAACACTGGGCATTGATTGGGATTATTCAAATACTACTATGAAGCATTTATATATGTTTATTGAGGATTATAGGCACTATTTAAGAAAGGATATTTGTGAATTGTTTATATGTCTTTATGTGAAAAAAAACAAAAGAAAATATATCCAAAAATTAATTGATACTAAAAAAATTGAATATGATGTAAATATGCAATGATAACAGATGAAAGCAATTTTAAAATTGCAAGTAACAAGTTATATTATAATTATTTAATAATTATAAATAACTTGTTTTTTTTATTGTTTTATACAAGGATTTTTAGAAAATAAAATCCTTATATAAGAAAATAAAAAGTACATTCATAATTTTATATTGATATATTTATAAATTATATGCTAAAAATACGAACATATTAAAACGTGTCAAAATGAGCTATAATCAAATATATTTTTTTATCTGTATAATTATATAGCATACTTAAAAAGTATAGTTATATCACATTTTAGGTACAATTAAATATATAATTTCATTGTATACTTTTATAATTTATATTATAAAACGCATTAAATTAAGATATAACGTAATATAATTGTTATATATATAACTATATTAGTATATTAATAAAAACGATTAAAAAGCATCCTCAGACGTGCGACACACTAATATTATATATATGTATGTATATAATATTTATAAAACTTATGTTTGTAAAATGTTTGTTTGCAAAAGAATGTTTGTAAAACGTTCGTTTGATAGAACAGATGTTTTAAAGAACAAATATTTGCAGAAAGATGAAAAAATACGTAACAGGGAACTAAAAAATTGCCCCAGCCTTGGGAGGGTAGTTCAAAAACGTAACATGGATTTAAAAATTCGCCCAGCTTTTTATATTTTATAAAAAAAATAAAATAAATTTTAAAAATATATTGACAAAATAAAAAAAGTATGTTAAAATAAAGAAAATTAAGAAAAGGAGATATAAAAAAATGAAATATGAATTTTGTTTTTTAGAAAAAGAAAAATTAGAAAGTCAAAAAAGACAATATAAAAAAGAAATAGAATTAAAGAAATGTATAAATAATTTTCTTTTAGATTTGGAAAAATTAGGACACAAAAAAGTAACAAAAAATATTGAAAAATTTGCAAAAGAATATTTAGATAAAAATAACATAAAATATGAATATGTGTATTATCAAAATATGGACAAAAAATATAGTGGAATAAGTGAAAAATATTATGATAGAACTTTGATAATAAAATTTGAAAATTATTATGGTAATGTTGGTAATATTGATATTTTAAGAGGATTTGAAAATAATATAAAAGGTGGATATTATGATGAAATTTTAGAAATAAATAGTTGGTATAAAAAAGAAGAAATAGATTATTTACAAAATATTCACGACCCTGAATTTGAAAATGCTTATAATAATTTAGAAATATATAATAATAAATTGAAAGAACTGATAGAATTAAGAAATAGTTTTGGATTTTTAGCAAGATAAAATTTATAAAAATTTAGCGATTTTAAAAGTAGCAATTTCAAAAGTAAAATTAGTTTTTTGAAATTCACTTTTTGGTCGAAAACCCACCCCTTTAGTTGAAAACTAAGGGGTATATAGGAGGAAATTATGAAGAATTTTAATGTTATATATAATGATGAAGATGTAATAGGAAAAGTAAAAGACATAAAAGAATGTTTTTCATATGAACTATCTAAAATTCTAACAGATGAAAAGATAGATATTGAAGAAAAAATAAATCACATAGAAATAATAGGAGATTTATTATCCCAATTAGGAGAAGAATTTGACAATACAATAATCAAAGTATCTTATAATCCAATGGGTTGTTACTATTTTAATTATTTAAGTTGGGAATAATATAATAAAAGTAATATTTTAAATCTTAAATTTATAAAAATTATAATATTTTTATATAAAAACTTGACAAGATATAAATTTTATGGTAAAATAATATATATCAAGGGGGATTAATAATATGAAATACCATAATCATGAAATAGTTAAAACAAAAGCAGATTATGATTGCAGAACGGAATATGAATATAATATATATAAAAATCAAAAATATATAAATACAGCATATAGTTTAAACAATGCAAAAGAATATATTGATAGTAATTATGATAATAGTTATTTATGTTAATGGATATTTTAATTAGGGAGGAATTATAATGGAAGAATTAGGATTTAAAATAAAAACAACAACAAATAATAAAATTATATATATAAAAGTAGAAAAATATGATGGTAGATTTTTAGGAATGGAAGAAGATAAAAAAATAGTTATATTCAATAAAAATTCTAAAAGAGTTTTTTTAAAAAGAATAATAAAACAAGGTGGGAAAGAACACGACGAACCTTTTTGTGCAGATGTAAAACTATTAAATGCTATATTAGATTTTATAAAAAAAATGAATTAAAGAATATATAAAGGATAATATAAAAGGAGGGATAAAAAAAATGAGTGAGGAAGATATTGAAGAAATAGAAAACAGAATATACGAATTAGAACAATTAATAAGATATGAAGAAGAAAAACAAAAAGTATGTGGATATGGAAGTACAGACTTAGTTTATTTAGAAGAGCTAGAAACAGAATTAGAAGAATTATTGAATAAAATATATGAATAAAGAAGGTGTTAGTATGGATTTTGAAGAATTTGTAGAAAAAGAAACAAATAAAGAATTTATTATTGGAATAATTGTTAGTGTAGTCATAGCATTTATAATTGGAATAATAATAGCATTTTTTATCATAAATGACAAAAATAATTGTTTTGCATATACAGAAACAGAATATAAAAATGTATATGAATTTAGAGATACAACATGGTTTATTATAGATAGACAAAGTAATGAATATATATTTCAACCTTGTGAATTAGGCGACTGGGATTATGAATTAAAAAATGAAGAAGAACTAAAAAAAATTATGGCAACATATTTTATAAATAAATATGATATAGAAGAACATAGAGCTATACAAGAAGTAGAAAATATTTTAAAGGAGATAAAATAAAAATGGATATTAAAAGATATATAAAAGATTATATTTTAAGTTTGTTTGAAGCAGATTTATTAGGAGATATGAAATATTTAGAAAATGAATTAATTGCAAACGATTTCATTGCAAATGATGACAGCATTAAATATAAATGGAGTGAATTTAATACAGATGTCATGATATTAAGTATTGAAAATAAAGGCATAATAAAAGAATATAAAATAAATATAGAATTAGAAGAAATAAAAAAATAAAATATTTTACAAAAAACTTGACAAGATATAAGAAAAGTAGTATAATAATATTAAATTAAGAAGGAGGTAAAAAATGAAAATATATGAAGTAACCGATACAAATGAATATACTTATATTTTTAGTGAGAATAACAGAAAAGAAATAAAACAAAGACAAGGTAGTGCATATATAGAATATTGGAATGGCAGAGAATTTAAACGAATGTATTTTGATAAGAATAAAAAAGCAATTAGAGAAAATTATTTATTATGTAAAGACATACAAATAATTAATGATTATTTTGGTGTAGGATATGACCTTGTAATATATATATTAAAAGATAGTAATAAATTATATTGTGAAAGTAGTAGGTGGCAAGGAGATAATCCTTTCAACAAACTATTATTATATATGGAAAATAAAGAGTTAATTATGAAACTAGATAAAGAATTTGGAGGGAAATAGATATGGAAATAAAAGTAAATATGAGAGAGATAAGAAAAATATTAGAAGAAGATTTTGATATAAATAGATTAAATAGTTGGAAAAATGGTGTATCTAATAGCTTAGAGAAAATATATAATATAGAATTAATGAAATTTGACAAACTTTATACATTATTGAATAATATAAAATTCATTCAAGATAGAGAAATAAATAATTATGATATTTCAAATATTAATGAATTTGCTTATGATGGTTGCCATAAAATCTATTTAATTGAAGATGAGGAAGATAAAAAACAAGCTATTGAAACCGAATATATGATAATGAAAATAGAAGATTTGCCTAGAATTTGGGCAGAAAGTTGTTCATTAAGATTTATCAATAACTGGAAACTAACAAGGCAATATGTAGGGCAATTTGAAAAAGCTGAATTTAAAAATTTTTAAAATTTTTATTAAAAATATTGACAAGATAAAAATTTTGTGATATAATATATATAGTTTAGAAGAGAAAAAGTGAGGGGTTAAAATGAATAATCAAGATTTAAAAAAATTATTAGATTTAGTTAGTGATTTTTGGGATACGGAAACTGAAAATAAAGAAGAACTTGAAAATGCTTGTAAAATAATTTATGATACTATATGGGAGAAATTAACTCAAAATGCAAATGCTTGGGCTATTCCACAAAATGTATTAGATTTACTAAAAAATGAAGGAAAAAGCAAAGGAAAGTTTGATAATGAATATTGTAGAATTCAAGTAGAAAAAATATGGAATTATAGAAAAACTATGTTTTCTACTTTAAAATTTACAGATGAACATATTAAATTTGTAGAAAAAACACTTATAAATGATTTGAAAAAATTTGCAATAGTTGATGTAATTTTACATTTTGATAAATCAAATAAAAATTGTTATAAATATATTGTAAATTTGGGAAAAGATATTTGTTTGAAATTTAAAATTACAATAGATGACAAAGTAAATAACAATATTTGTTTAGGTGGACTATTTGATGATTTTAAAATTGTAAATATTGATAATTTAGAAGAAAGATTGAGTTAGTGAGGTGTTTTTATGGAAACTAAAAAAATAGAAAAAAGAATTGAGGAATTAAAAAAAGAAATTGCTTATGAGAAAAGAAAATTAAAATGTTGTGGTTATGGGAAAAGCGATTTATATTACATTGAAGGTTTGGAGGAAGAGTTAGAAGAATTAAAAGACTTTTTAGATGAAATAGATTTATAATTATATTATTGGAGGTAAATAAAATGTATATTTTAGATGATTTATATAAGGTTTGTAAAAATTGCAAAGAAGAAAAGAAAATAATGTTAAAAATAAATAAGAATAATACAATGGAATTTTTAATACCTATGGTACAAGGACATTATATTGAAGATAGCATATGGTACAGTGAAGTTCTAAACAAATTAGAAGATAAAGAAACTAATTTTGTAGGCATAACAAATTATGGGTTCATAGATGAATTAGAAAGAGAATGTTTAGATTACAAAGAATGTTGGGCTGACAGTTTATATAATTCTCCTATGGATAATTTATGTGGGTGTGAATTAAAATTTGCAAATGATATTTTTGATATTTTAAATGACAATAAAAACAGTTATGAAATATTAAGTATTAAAGAAACTGAAAATTATATAATTATTAAATTAAAAGATAATAAAAATGATAAAAATATCAAATTAAATGAAAATAAATCGAAAAAGGACTTGAATTTTAAAAATTTTACATTCGACGACCTTTATTATTTAATAGAATTTTCTTATATAATAGGGAAATTTAACGATAATCAATATATAAAGAAATTAGATAATATGATAAAGAGTTGTGATGATGGAATAGAAGTTTATAGTTTATTTATTAAATATTTATATGATAAGTTTATCAATAATGGGGGAGATTATGTGAGTTATATAGAATATAACTTAGAAGAAATAGTGACAGATTTTTTAAATTATTATTTTGAGTAAAAGGAGATTTAATATTATGAGTTTTGAAAACTTTATAGAAAAAGAAATTAATAAGAATTTTTATATATCATTTGTAGAAGGAAGTTATTGGGGATAAGGAGGTGATATATAATGAGCTTAGCAGACTTAGTAGTAGAATATAGTAAAAAGCTAGAAATAGACTTACAAGAAGAAGATGTTGCTAATATTGTAGAGAACATAAAGAAAAATACAGCAATAGAAAATCAAATAATATTAGAAATTCAAAACTATGCACAAACTATGGGTTTAAATGAAAAATAAAATAATCTTACTTTTTAAGTTCTTTTGAAAGAACAAAAGGGCAATATATAATATTAATAAAAATATTGCCCACCTCATTTTTAAATAAATTTTACATATTTTTTACAAAAAAACTTGACAAGATTAAAATAATATGCTATAATCATATTATAAAGATAAGGAGGAAATTGATATGAAATTAGAATTAATTAAAGAATTTATTAAGGATAATAGAAAGGTAGAAAAAGTATTTTATACTGGAATGAAAGAAAAAACATTAGAGGAAAAATTTGAATATATCAAAAGTCATTATACATATGATGTAATGAATTCTTGGAATGGTTTACGCAGTATTGCTAATAATGTAAAAATATGGCACTTAAATTTATCTAAAAAACAAGAAAATACATTTTTTGAGTTATTGGATATAGATAATGATTATATTTATGATTTTTTAAACGTTACTATAAATGATTTTGAAGAATTGACTGGTACAGATATATTTTTCAACGGAAGTCAAGGAGGTCATTTAGTAATAATTCCTGATTTCAACCAATACAAAAAAAGAATGAATATATTAGATTTATTTTTTGATGATAATATTTATGATTATGATACATTAAAAGAGTTAAAAAAAGAAAGTTTAGATACAGCTTATGGTAAAGATAATGAAGATATTAATAACAATTTAGAAGAATGTTACTATTTACTAAAATCTTTTGATTTACTTTGTGATGTATTAAGAGAAGAATTAATATATATATTAGATAATGCTAAGATAAAAGAAGAAACAGAAACTATACAACAGACATATAAATATATAGAGGTGGAATAATGATAAATGCAGTAAAAGTTGGTAATAATTGGGAAATAAGAAAAGATAAAAAGACAATAGAAATATTTACAATAGACCCATTTATGAAATGGGAAGATAAATTGGAAATAATTAATAAAAAAATAAAGAAATATGAAGATATATAAATATTATATAAAATAGTTCAAAAAAAATAATAAAAATTCTTGACAAAATAGAATTTGTATGTTATAATAATATCATAATAAAGGAGGAAAAATGGATATATATAGGGGCGAATTATATTATGCTAATCTTGGGGATAATAATAGTACAAGTGTTCAAAGTGGTATAAGACCAGTTTTGATAATTTCAAATGATAAAGGTAATAAATATAGTCAAACAGTTATTGTTGCCCCTTTAACTTCTAAAATAAAAAGAATAGATTTACCAATTCATATTTCTTTAACAGTAGATGATGAAAATGGTTTAGAATTAAATTCTGTTGTTTTATTAGAACAACTTAGAACATTAGATAAATCTCAGATATTACATAAAATTGGTAAGATATGTTCAAAAGATTTAGAAGGTATAAATAAGGCATTAAAAATAAGTTTAAATTTGGTATAGGTGCTTGACAATATAAAATAAATATGATAAAATAAGTGTGATAAAATAAATAGGAGGTAATAAATTATGTATTATTTGAATGAAGATAATAATAAGATTTAACAGAAGAACAAATAGATTTTTTAGAGGAAAATAACGAATATGATATTAACTTAGAGGAATTATTGGATATTATAGAAGATTATAGTTATAGTGAATTTGCTGAAATTTGTGCTATATATAGAGATGTTGAGGAATTGGCTTATCAAGAAATTTCTGATGTATATAATATTCCAGATACTATAATGCATTATATAGATTTAAAACAATTTGGAGAAGATTTATTGGATGATGAATTTTATTATGAGTTATCAAGTGGAGAGGTAGTTTGTATTAGTTTATAGCAGGAGGGTAAAAATGAAAGATATTGACAATAATGTAATAATAGATTATATATTAAAAAATAATGCAAATGTACGAGAAACAGCTAAACATTTTGGTGTAAGTAGACAAACAATATGTAATAGAGTAAATAAAACGAACAATAAAAAAGTAAAGTATATCTTAGAACAACATTTTAAGTATAAATCAAAATATAAATATCTAAAAATAAAAAATAATAAAGAGAATTAATTTTCTCTTTTACATATTGTTTTAAATAATTTTAAAGGAGGAATTGCATGGAAAATAAAAATAAGTTAATAGATTTATTTATTGCTAATAGTAATAAAATAATTGCTGAATTAGGAAAAGGAAAAGATGTTTGTATAAAAAAAAATAAAAATGGATATTCTTTTTATTCTACTGTAATAAAAAGAATAAGTAATAAAGAAAATTAAATAAAGTTTGCTAGAACTTAAAACTAGAAAATAGCAAGTGGGCTATAATATACTTAGATAGGTATATTATAGCTCTTTTTTATATACATATTAGATACATAAATTAAATCTAACATATTAATAGAACTTTGACAATTTAATACACACAGGACGCATGAGGATTAATTTTAAGACGTTTTTTAGATAAAGTAATATACTTATATACCTTGCAAAAATATTCTCTTAAAACTTAAAATAAACGTCATACAACAATAATTATAATACTTATAATAACGTTTTAAAATCAATTTTAAAGAAAGTTACTTATAAGTAATATAGTTATACTAATAATATATAAAAATTAATATATGGCTAATATCATACGTCCTAAGCATATTATAAATAATAATATGAATATTGTGTTTATATGCACCTAGAAGAATAAATGTTTGCGAAACAAATGTTTCAAGAAAAATATAGGCATAAAAACAAGAATAAAACAAAAAAGGCGTAACATTAAATATAAAAATTCCCCAGCTATAACATCATATTTAAAAATCACTAGGTTAATTATAACGTAACATTTTTTTAAAAAATCCCCCAGAGAAAATATTGTTTATTTTTTTAAAAAAACTGTTGACAAAATAAATTTTATATGTTAAAATGAGATAAATAAATAAAAGAAAGTTAATAAAGAAAGGATTGAATGGAATGGATTTTAAGATATTAGAGGAAAAAGATATAAATTTTGAGTTAGCTTCAAATCGAATTGCATTTTATTATAAAAAAGTATTTAATATAGAAATTTTAAATTTATTTTATAAAAGAAATTTAAAAAAAACAAGTGATAAAAATGTTAAATTGTCTAATTATATAGAAGTATTGCCTATTGAAGTTTTTGATTTTTATATTCTAATTAAAGACAATAATAAAAAAATCTTCAAATATAAATTATTAAAAGCAACATATGATGGCAGAAAATATAGGGATAAAGAAAACAGATATATTGGTTTTTTGGAAAATCTATATTTTTTTGTAGATGAATATTTATGTAAATATTGTCGAAAACATTATTTAGGAAAACACAATACCAAACAGATTAATATGATATTAGAGAAAGATAAGGAAGTAAATGATGACTATCATAATTGGATTGTTAAAAATTATAATAAATAAATATTTAATAATAGTAATATAATTAGCAATTTTAAAAGTAGCATTTTAAAATGTAAAAGTAGATTTTCAAAAACCACTTTTGATTTGAAAACCCACCCCATAAGTTGAAAATATAGGAGGTATAAAATTGATTAATGAAAAAGAATATGATGAAGATAAAAAATTAAAATTAGAGGAAGATGTATTAGATTTTTTAGAACATTTAAAATCAGTAGAAAAAGAATATAAAAATGTATTAAAAAAATATTCTGTTGATTTTGGGGATAACAATAAAAAGGAACAAGATATTCTCCATTATATTGAATTTAAAGAGTTGAGTGCAGTTGGAGCATATAGATTAGTAAAAGAATTAAGCAAAGTAAGAAAAGACAGAAGGAAAGCAGAAGATACAGTACAGTTTTTAAATAGATTAGGTTCGGATTTTACTTTCAATAATGATAAAACTGTTGATGGGATTTTAAATTCTAAAAACAAAAAAATGAAGATTAGAACATATCACACTAAATATTATACAGAAAATACTTTAAATGATATTGTTAATAAAAAAAGAAAGGAGAGAATAAATGATATTAAGTAAAGAAGATTTTGAAAATATAGATAAATTTTTTAAAAATGATGATACAATGGACATTTATACTGCAATAGGTTCAAAAGTAATATTTGCTTTTCCAGATAACGGAATGACATATGAAAGGAAAATAGCTACTAAATATTTAAAATTAAATCATGAATATACTATAGAACGTATAGATGTAGGTGGATGGCATACTACTATATATTTAAAAGAATTTCCAGATATACCTTTTAATAGTGTACATTTTAGAAATAAAGGAGGTAAATAAAATGAAATTAGGAGACAGAATGAAAAGATATGAATTTGTTACACGTAATTATTTAACATGTAGAACCCCTGTCATTGTAAGAATAGATGGAAGAGCTTTTCATACTTTTACAAAAGGACTAGAAAAACCATATGACGGAGATTTTATGAGATTGATGCAAAATACTACGTTAGAGTTATGTAAAGAAATCCCTGGATGTAAATTAGGATATACTCAATCGGATGAGATATCTTTATTATTAACTGACTGGGATAATAATGATACACAAGCATGGTTCCAAAATAATTTATCTAAAATTATATCTATTACAGCAAGTTTAACTACACTAAAATTTAATAATATTTTAGAAGATAAATTACAATATAACGGATTTAGTTATAAATTTAATAATAAAAGATGGAAAGCTACATTTGACAGTAGAGCATTTAATATCCCAAAGGAAGAAGTCTGTAATTATTTTATTTGGAGGCAACAGGATGCGACACGTAACGCAATTCAGTCAGCAGGTCAGGCATATTTTTCACACTCTCAATTACAAAATAAAAACTGTAATGAAATACAGGAAATATTATGGAAAGAAAATAATATTAATTTTGACAAATATAGAACAGATTTTAAAAGGGGCAGTTGTGTAATCAAAAAAGATGGGAAATGGGATATAGATTTAGACATCCCTATATTCACTCAAGATAGAGATTATATAGATAAATTGTTAGGAGTTGAATAAATATGGATAATATGAACGATATAATAAAACAATATATTATTAAGACATTAGAATTACAACAAACAAGATTAAAATGTATTAATCTAGGATTTAATCCGAGTAAAGATGTTAAAGTAGAACTAGATTTAATTGATTTATCATTGAAAGAAATTGAAAGTAGGTGGAAATAATGACATTTAATGATGCTAAAATTTGGTTAGAAGTCTTTAATATAAAAATAAAAGAAAGCATAAAAAAAGGAGAGCTGCACTTTAAAATTGGTATTTTGAATAGTGTAAAGCTAAGCCAAGCTATTGATATTATATTAAATGAAATAAAGGAGGATTAATATGAACAATAAAATCAAAATTTATCTTAATCTGACTAATGGCATTGAGTTTTTATCTGATACTGATTTTAAAGAAAATTATAATTTTGTAAGAATACAAAGTTGTGCTTGTGAAAGACATTTATGGAATAAAATTTTATCTGATTTAGACTATAATTTTTTAATGGATGTTGCATTAGGATATACGGTAATAGTATGTGATGCAAGCCCTCATAAAATGTTCAGTAGAGCTTTATATCAAGGAGTAGAATTTATTAAATATGCTTTAAATAGGATATGGTTAAATAAAATGACTATTCCTTATGTAAAAGGAATAAGATGTGATAAATATTTTAACGAAGAATTTAATAAATTAGATAAATCTACACTAAAAAAAATAAAATATTTAAGAAAATTTTTAAATACTGACAAGATAGATATTATATGTATTAGTACTACTACAACCCATGATGGAGATTATAACTACTTTAAGAAATTATTAGTTGATAAATATAAGGAGGTATATTATGAATAAAGACTATTTTAAATTAGGAGAAGAAATCGAAAAGAAAATATATAATTATGATGACCAAGGAAATGAATATTGCAAAACTATTAAAGGTAAAGTATTTCAAATAACAAATCATTTTGTTGTAATTGATAATGGATTTTATAAAGAAGCTTTTAAATATTCAGAATTTCAGCCTGACACTCCATTTGAAACAAATGAAGCACCATATGACTTATCATTAGAAAGTTATTCTCAAGACATTATAAAAGAATGTATAGAAAAATTAAACAAAAATCAAAAAGGAACTGTTTTTAATTTAAATCAATTAAATCAAGTAATAAATTTATATTTTGAAGATAAAGATTACATTGTAGAAGAAGATAATAATATTTTTTATATAAGAAAAAAATAATAAAATATATTGACTTTCATCATAAAATTTGATATAATAAAGTAAAATTGTCTTAAATTTTATATTAATATAGGGATTGAAGTGGAGATAAGTGCTGCCACGCACCTTATAGGTCAAAAGAAATGCAGGAAAGGGCACACCTGCCAATAACCTATATTTAGTAGAAACTCTTATGCAAATAAAAATTTATTTATTAGAAAGGAGAATAAGAATGATATATTTCATTAGTGATACTCATTTTTATCATAAAAGTATTATTCCTTATTGTAAAAGACCTTACTCATCTATAGAAGAGATGAATAAGAAACTCATAGAAAACTGGAATTATACAGTCAATGATGATGATACTATATATTTTTTAGGAGATTTTTCTTTTGGCAATGCTGAGCAAAGTCATGCAATATGCAATCAATTAAAAGGTATAAAAGTTATTATTAGAGGTAATCATGACAGAGATAGAGGGAAACAATCTTGGGAAAATATAGGATTTGATTTAGTGTTAGATAGCCCCCAAAAGCTTTATTATGTAGACAGAAACCACAACTTTAAATATGTAATACTTTCTCATGAGCCTCAATATATTAAAGATAATGAATTCAATATCCATGGTCATATTCATGATGCATTATTAGAAAGTGAATACCCAGATATGAAATCTAATAATCATCTTTGTGTATGTGTGGAAAGAATTAATTATAAACCAATTTCTTTTGAAGATATACAAAAAGATTATTTAGAAAAATTTTTTAAAGAAAAGGAAGGAAGATAATATGATTAAAACAGATATAACTGGAGAAACAATGATTTTTAAAAATGATAATGGATTTTATTCAACATCTATTTCAAAAAAGAAACAAGATGGAAGCTATGATAATGCTTATATTAATGTGTCATTTAGAAGTGGTGTAACATTAGACAATAAAACTTTAATTAATATTAAAAGTGGATGGTTAAGTTTTGATAAATATGAAAAGGAAGGGAAGACTAACACATATTTAAAAATATTTGTTAATGACTTTGATATCGTATCTAATTCTTCTCCAGCTAATTCAGCTGAAAAAGATGCATCTGGATTTGCAAGTACAGATGATTTACCATTTTAATTAAATTAAAGGCAAATGGCTGGGCATTTGCCTAATAAATATAAAAGGAGGGTTATAGAATGAAAATAAAAACAATTTTATTAATGATTATTACTCTTGCAAGTGTATTTCTATCTATATATGTAAGCACTTTATATGCTGGATTTGTAGCTCCATATATTATTGGATTTACAACTCCTATTATTGTAAATGCTATATATACATTTGACATAAATAAATATAAAAATAAAAAATAGGAGGATGTTATGGATATTAAATTTATAGAGATAATGTCTTCTAGCTATGATGTATATAGAATAGATAAAAATAATATATGTGAATGTAATTGTATAATAAAAAATGCACCTGTTGATTGTAGTAGTTTAGAAGATAAAAAATCAGTAGACTTGCCATTAGTTGAAAGTCTATTACTGATTATAGATAATTATACAGAAATAAAAGATGAAAATGATATAACATTAGATGTTAATAAACAAGATATCTCTCAAATTCTTATCTGTAAAGAAGATGATACTGTAGTATTAGGATATGTAGATTTAACTACAGAAAACTATAATATGCACCAAACTAATTATATTGAAGGAAATAGATTATATATTACAATTGAAGATGAAATTTAATATTTTTTTTAATAAAAGCTTGACTTTTATCTCCATCTATGCTATACTATATACAGAAAGAGGGAAGAGATATGAGTAATATAGATGAAATTTTAAACAACTTTATTAATACAAAAAGAAGTGATGGTACAAGAAAAAGATATAAAGATAATCTTAAAGAATTATTTGAATTTAAATCAATTACAACACTAGATGATTTCAAAGAATTAAATATTGATGACTATTATGAATGGAAGAATTATCTATTAGACACTGGAATATCTGAAAATTCAATAAGACCAAAACTTAGTGCTGTTAGTAGTTTTTATACATTTTTGTTATCAAAATCTGAATTAGATTTTAACAAAAATATTATTGCTAGTAGTGATTTATTTAAAACAACAAAAAAAATAGTAAATCCACAACACACAACATATTTAACAGAAGATGAAATTATAGATTTTTTAAGGGAATGCAAAACACCTAGAGAAAAAGCCTTTTGTTCAATATTTTTAAATACAGGTATAAGAATTTCTGAATTAATAAATTTAACTTTAGATACTTTTACTGTATTTAAAGATGAAAATAATGAAGAAGTTTCTACTATTATTGTTACTAGAAAAGGTGGAAAAATGCAAGAAATATATTTTAATTCTTTTGTGACAAAATGTATAAAACAGTATTTAAAAACTAGGACTTCTACTAAATTAAATTATTTGTTTGTATCTAATACAGGTAAAAAGATGTCTGCTCAAAGTATTGATACTACTATAAAAAAAATAAAGAATAAAGCAGGCATAACAAAACCAATTTCTGCACATAGTCTAAGAAGGACAGCAGCTACAGATATGTATAAACATGGATTTCAAATAGAAGAAATTCAAGATGTATTAGGTCATAGTAATCCTGCTACAACACAAATATATTTAAAAGAACTACAAAATAAATCTCGCAATGTATTTAGAAATTATAAAGTTGGTTTATAAGGAGAAAAGTTATGAATAAAATAAAAAATGGATTAATAGGATGCTTAATAATAGGTATAATATATATATTAATTTCTATTGTACCAAAATTCCTTAATTTCATGGAAACACAAAAAGATATTTTCCATATATTACCAGAAGGTCAGGTATTTATAATTAAAGAAAATAACATAAATCCAAACAAAGAAATTAATACAAGTCAAAATATACCTTTGCCATCTGATATAGCTAAAAAAATGCAAGAAGAACACGAATATAAATTAAGAAAAGAGGCAGAAATCGCAGAAAAAGAAAGAATAAGACAAGAACAAATAAAACAAAAGCAAATACAAAAGCAAGAAGTAGCAAGAAAATCACAGCAAAATAATACAGTTGAAGTTACATCTCGTTCTTCATCATCACGAACAAATGATATAGGATATGTAGCATTTGTGGCGACAGGATATTGTCCTTGTGCTAAATGTTGTGGTAAAACTAATGGTATAACAGCTAGTGGTGTGAAGGCAAAAGCTGGAGTAACTGTTGCAATGCCAAACAAATACAAATTTGGAACTAAAATAAAAATAAAAGGAATGGGTACCTATATTGTTCAGGATAGAGGTGGGGCAATAAAAGGAAATAAAATAGATATATTTTTTAATACTCATCAAGAAGCTCTAAACTTTGGGAGGAGAACAGTATATATTAAAATATTATAAGGAGAAAAGAAATGAATGATAAAAATTTGTACTTTAAAGATAAAAAAGGAAAAATCATTTATAATAAATTATGTGTAGATTGCCCTTATTCTTGCAAGCAAAGTTTTAGGAGTATGATTATAACTTGTAAGCTTACTAAAGAGCAAAGAAAAAGCAGAAAGGGGAAATAAAATGTATTATTTTGATTATGCTTCTACTTATCCTACAGACATAGAAATACTTGAACAATGTATTTTAAAAAGAGATGATGGTATATTTAATAATCCATCTTCTACTCATGAAGAAGGAATAAAGGCAGCAGATTTATTATCAAAAGCAAGACAAAAAATTGCTAATATTTTGCAGTGTTCTACGGATGAAATAATATTTACGAGTGGAGGCTCAGAAAGTGATAATACAGCACTTAAAGGTGTTATGTTAAAATATAAGCCAGAAGAAGCTGAATTAATTACCTCTACTATAGAACACCCTGCTATCTTAGAAACTTGTAAGCAATTAGAAAGATTTGGATATACTATTCGCTATGTAAAACCTAATAATAAGGGTTATATTGGCATAGAAAATATAAAAAAACAAATTAATGATAAAACAAAACTTATAAGTATAATGGCAATTAATAACGAATTAGGAACTATGCAAGATATATATGAAATAGCTCATTTAGCTCATACAAAAGGGATACTATTTCATACAGATGCAGTTCAGGCATTAGGTAAAATAGATTTAAATTTAGATACAATTGACATGGCATCTTTTTCTGGGCATAAGGTAGGGGCATTAAAAGGTACTGGATTTTTGTATGTTAAAACTTATGTAGAATTGGAACCATTAATTTGTGGAGGTGGGCAAGAAAGTAATCTGCGAGCAGGAACAGAAAATATATTTGGAAACTATATGTTAGCGTTGTGTTTAGAAAAATATTATAATAATTGGACAAATTTTAATATCACATATATGAATAGCTTACAAGATAAAATAGTTCAGAAATTAAAAACTGCTTTCGGAGATAATATTATTATTAATTCTAATGCTCTAGGTATTGTTAATATTGCTTTTAAGAATATAAATAGTGAAACACTACAGTTAATGCTTTCTTGTAAAGGTGATATGGTTTCTGTTGCATCTGCATGTCATTCTAATTTTTCTGAACCATCATATGTATTAAAAGAAATAGGAGTTCCTAATGAATTTTTAAACGGTTCTTTAAGGATTAGTATTTCGCCTGATACAAAAGAATTTGAAGTGGATAATTTAATCAAAAATATTATATTGTATGCAAATCATTTAATAAAAATAGGAAAGGAGTAAAAATATGGAAACAAATAAAATTGAAAGTATAGACTTTGTACCAGAAAAAAAAGTAAAAGGGAAATTTAAGGCAAAATGTTTTCATTGTAAAGAAAAGGAAAAAATGACAACAGAAAAAGGAGTAGAATTTGAATTACCATTTAGATATGTAGAAGTACCTAATAAGAGAGATTTAATGAAAGAATGTAAAGAATATATAAAAGAAAGTAAAGAAAAATATGGTAATGAAAGAGTTATAAAAAGAGCATTGATAAATTATTGTCCAAATTGTGGGCATACAATTAATATATGTTGTAAAGATTATGTGGATTTTTATAAACCAACAAAAAAAGAAAATAAAGAAAAAAAATAAAATACTATTGACTTTTGAATTAAAATATGCTATAATAAAGTAGATAAAGTATATGCTAATATTTTTATTTTTTAGGAGAGTGATTTTAATGTTAAGTTTTTTATTTAATCCATTTTTATGGAATAAAGATGTTTATAAATTTAATAGATTTGAGAAAGATATGAACCCATTCTCAGTTCATGAGAAAGGTAATAAAGTAATATTAGTGCATAATATAGTTGGCATTAATAAAGAAGATTTAAAAGTAAAGATTATTAATGATAACAATATAAGTAAATTAGTTATTTCTGGAGAAACTAAAAATAAAGAAACAGAAAGTGATTATTCTATTCATTCTGAATTTGTATTAGATAAAAATAAAAAGATAAAGGATATTTCTTCAAAAACAGAGAATGGTTTATTATATATCACTATTGAGTATGAAAAACCAGAAGTAAAAGGGGATATTCAAACTATTAAAGTAGATTAGATTTTTATTTTAATTAGCATATACTTTATAAATAAATTTATAATTTATAGAAAGGAAGATAAAAATGGTAAGTAATTTAGAATTTTTAAGAGGAGAGTTAACAAAAGTACAAAAAAGTTTAGGGAATACTAAAGCAATGGATTATAAAAGATATGCAACATTATATCAAACATATGTAGGACTTGTAAATGCAGTAAATCAAACTGAGGCATTACAAAAACAAGCTATAGAAGAAGAGAAAAGAAAACAAGAGGAACAAAAAATATTAAAAGAAGCTAATTTAGAGGCTAAGGCACAAGAAAAAAGTAAATAAAAGGTGATATTATTGAATACTTTTGATTTTATAGGGAGAATTTCTATCCCTTCAGATAGACAAAATTTTATAAAAAGAACTAACAATAATAAAAAATTTATTAAGTTATTAGTCAAACAAAATGAAAATAATTCAGGTTATGCATATATGTATGGAGATACATTATCTAGTGGTGCAATTGTTGTAGTATCTAATAGAACTAAAAGAAAATTTTTAGTGCCATTTGAAAAGAGATTTGATAAAGACATATTAAATTCAGTTTCTTATGTATCTAAATATTATATAGAATATAATCATAAGAAGATACAATTTATTTGGAAAGATGATTTTATGGATTATCTATATGAATTGATTAATTCTTTATCAGAAAATACTATATATAAAGTATCAGGAGATTATAGTATAAGTTATAATAATGGAAAACTTTATAATAATTTTAATATAAAAAGTGTAACAGTAGATAATTCATTAAGACCTGAATTGACATTAAAGCTTGATTTATTTTATAATTATCAGTCTTTAGATGAAAGAGATAAAAGGAATAAATTTATATTAAATGCGTACATTCAACAATATGTTTATGCAAATAAAAGAATGGAATATTTTCCAATACAGGTACAATTTGTAACTAATAGATTTGATTTTAAAAATGCAACTCATATAGATTTAATAAAGCATAGAAAAGCAAATCTTCTTCCTGATAAATCAGAGGGATATGTAAAAGCTACGTGGGAAGCTCAATATGTAAGAGGAGCTCAATTAATATTGCCTCCTTTAGAAACATTACCAAAAGATATACAATTTGAAATTATAAATGCTGGTAGAGATATTAAGGAATATATGCATAATGTTATAGGAAAAGCAGAAGAATTTATATGTTTAACTAGACCAGATAATACTTTAAATAAAGATGGTAAGGCTTATATTTCTATAAGTTGTACAGACAATGAATTTAAAAGTCAAATTAATAGGCAATTTATAGAAGATAATTATGAAAGTATAGATAAAATAGCTAAATATGATGCAGAAAAAAATCCATTTAATTAAATTAGAAAGGAAGATTATATGAATATTTATGAAAAAGTTCAACTAGTAAAAAAAGAATTATCTGAGAGAGAACTAAAAAAATCTGGAGAAAATAAGTTTGCAGGATTTAAATATTATGAATTAGGAGATTTTATGCCCTCTATTATTGAATTATGTGAAAAGCATAAATTATTTACACAAGTTACATTTACAAATGAAGAGGGAATTTTAATTATAGTAGATGCTGAAGATGCAAATGCAGTAAAAACTGAAAATGGAGTATTAGATTATAATTGTATTAGATATACATCTCCAATGAGAGATTTAGAACTTAAAGGAGCTAATGCTATTCAAGCCTTAGGTGGAGTTCAAACTTATTTAAGAAGATATCTATATATGAATGCATTTGATATTGTTGAAGCTGATATGTTTGATAGTGTAGATTTTGAGAAGAAAAAAAGAGCCAAAAAGGAAAAAGGAGCATTAGAAGTATTAGTTGAAAAATCAAAAGAAGCATTTAAATCAGCTACAGATAAAACAAAAGAAGAGATTGCAAAAGAGATGAAAACTTTAGGATATACTAGTTTTGCAGATGTAGCTAAAAAACAAAACAAAAAAGACATTATTTCATTAGCTAATGTTTTAAATGTTGAAGTTCCTCAAGAATTAATGAATGAAGAAAAGCCAGTAGAGAAAAAAGGGAACAAATAGTTTCCCTTTTAATTTTTTTAAAAAGGAGTTTTAAATGGAAGAGAATTTAATATTAAAGGCATATAGAGATAAAGAAAGACAATCTACAATTAATATAGACCTTAAAGCTCATACTTATGGATTTGAAATTTATAGAATTTGCTTAATGTTATTAGATAAACTAATTCATTTAAATCAAGAAATAGATATTTCTAATGATATTATTGATAATTTTTTTGATAGGATGAAAGAAGATTATAAAAAATACTATATAAAATAGGAGGTAAGCATGGCAAAAATAACTAAACTTGAGAAAAGTATATTGGATTTAAGACAAATAGAGGGATACACAATAGAAGAAACAATTAAAAAAGTCAAAATATCACGAAAAACATTTAAAGAAATTGTTTCTAATCTTTCTGAACAAGGACTTTATGATGAAGAAGAAATAAAAAAAGCCATGAAGAGAAAAAAACAAAGGGACTATTATCAAAAACATAAAAACCATAAAAAATTACCTTCTGAAGAAGAAGAATATAGGCAAAAATGTATAGATATTTTATGTACTAAATATTTTTGTTATAATGAAACTAAGCAATTTAATCCTATTTTAGTATCTAAATTAAATAATCTATATAAGCAAAGTTTTTCATATAAGATTATATATAATAGTATATTATATTCTATGAAGAATTTAGATTATGCTAATACTAAAGTTTTTAGTTCTGATTATCAAAAAATAAGTTATATGATGGCTATTATTAAAAATAATTTAAAAATAGTTTGGAAAAAAATGCAAAGACAGGAAGAAGCTTATGAAGGATTTACTAAGAAAATAAATGATGAGGAAATAATACATCAATTAAATAAAAATATAATTAGTAAACCATTACCTAAAAGAGATATGAGCAAATTTTTAGATTAGAGGAAGTGTAAAATGAGAAAATTAGATTTAACTAAAAACAGAGATGTATTAGAAGGTAACTTTGTTTTATCTTTATATAAAAATCCTATAGAATTATATGGAGACTTTCCTATAAACTCAGATACTGACCTTTTAACAAGTGATGGAAAATTTTATTATAATCTAGGATTTAATATGGTAAAAAAGGGTATTAAAACATTTGACGAAATTTCTATATTATCTTTTTTAAATGATTATCCTGAACTAAAATTAGAATATGAAGACAAAGGCGGATGGAAATCTATTGAAGATTATACTGATGTTTTAGATGAGAATAATATAGAGGCTTATTATAATGAATTAGTAAAAAACAATTTGTTGATAAAATTAGATAAAAAGGGATTTGATATTGCAACGAACATAAATGTTTTTTCTGAATTAAATACAGCAGATGAAGTAGTAGATTTTTTAGATGCCCAATTAAATTCTATTGCACTAAATATAACTCATGATTTAAAATTAGAGACATTAGAATATACAGAAAAAGATATTCAACGTAAACAAAGTGGAGAACAAATAGGATTACAATTTTCAAAAAGTTGTCCTCTTCTTAATAGCTTTTGTAATGGTGTCCCACGAAAAGGACTTACTATGTTCGCAAGTTATACTAATGGCGGTAAAACAAGTTTTGTATTTGAGAATATTGTAATGCCATTAATAGACCAAGATATCAAAATATGTGTTATTAGTAATGAACAAGATAGTATTGTTTTTAAAGATTTATTATATTTACATGTATTGACAACAGATTTAGATTATTGGGATATAACTAGGACTAAATTAAAAGATTTAGATTTTAATGAGAAAGATTGGGAATATTTTAGAAAAGCAAATGAAATAATTAATACAAAATATAAGTCTAAAATATTATTTCAAAGAGTATATGATTATAGTATGAAAAATGTAAAAAGAACTATAAAAAAATTGGCAAGACAAGGTTTTGAATTATTTGTTTATGATACATTTAAGGTAGATGCAACTACAGATGTTGTTTGGCAATCTTTTTTAAATGACAGTAAAGAGTTGTTCCAAATATCATCTAAGGAAGGAGTGGCAATTATTACTCCAGTACAAATAGCCTTATCTACAAAAGGTAGGGTAAGATATTTAAATGAAGGAGTACTTTCTAACAGTAAACAAATATCTGAAATTTATGAAGAAATATTTATGTTTAGGGATATATGGAAAGACGAATTTTCAAATGGAGAAGAAGGGAAACGTATCATTCCATATAATTATAAGAAGGATATAGATGGATTTACAAATATAAGAGAAGAAATACCAATTACAGAAAATGAAGGAAAACATTACAAAATATTTTTCCATTGTAAGAGTAGGAATGGTGAAGCAGGTAGGACAGTAATATATGAATTTATTCCTAGATTTAATAAATGGAAGGAAATAGGTCTATGTCAAGTAGGCGAAGAGAATAGATTATAAAAAGGAGATGGAGGGATGTCAATTGAAACATTAACACATTATCTAAGCGATAATCCAAACGAGATAATTAAAATCTTAGAGTTAACTGATTTTCATGACATCTCTTTTTATGATGGGAAAAATGAAATAAGATGTGCTTATTATGAGGGAGGCAATCCTACTTCTGTTGCTATTAATTGTAATACTTTACAAACATATGTGTTTAGTAAAGGAATTGGAGGTAGTTTGTTTTATATTATTAGTATCCACAATAATTGGGATTTAAATAAAACTATAAAATTTGTTTTAGATACATTAAAAATAAAAGATATGGATAATATAAAAACACCTTATATATTTAATGGAGTATATAAAAAAGTAAAACATAAAAGAAATATTAAGGAAGATATCTTACCTAAATCTGTTTTAAACAATTATATATTTCACCCAAATATAAGGTTTTTAGAAGATAATATTTCCTTTAATACACAATATAAATTTAATATACATTATGATAATATAAGTCAAAGAATTATAGTGCCATGGTTTAATACTAAAGGAGACCTTGTAGGAATTACAGGTAGATATAATTTTGACAATATAGGAAACAACCCTAAATGGAAAACTTTAAAGAATTTTGCTAAAGGTAATTATTTATATGGTATTTATGAGAACCAAGAAGAAATAAAAAAAGCAGATTATGTTATAATAGGTGAAAGTGAGAAATTTGTGATGCAACTAGACAGTTATGGATATCATAATGGATTAGCTCTTGGTAACTGCACAATTACAGACAAGCAAGCCAGGATAATAAAATCTCTACCAGTAAAAAAAGTTATTATAGCATTAGATGAAGGTATAAGTGCAGAACATATTCTAGCTCAATGTGACAAGTTAAAAGGAGGTATATTTAATACTAATAAAGAGATATGGTGTATTTATGACGGTAATAATACTGTTCTTCCTAAAGGAAGTAAATCGTCTCCAACAGATTTTGGTAAAGAAAAGTTTGAATTATTGTTAAAGAATTATTGTTTTAGAAAGGAGTAAAAGATATGTATAACAAAGAATTATATTTTGCTATCAATAAAAACACAAAAGAAATTTTTAATACAGGATGGTGTGGATATAAAAATAAAGTGTCTTGGATTAAACTAAGTCATTTAAAAGCTATATTTACTAGAGATAACATAGATAAAAAAGATTATAATTTTTATAAAATATTTGTGGAAAATGGTGTTCCAGTTTTAGATAAGGTGGAGATATTATAATGACAGATAAAGAAAAGTTTGAATTATTGTTAGAAAATAAAGAAGAGTATAGATGCTTTGTTGATAATGATAGTGTATGGTTTTGTAAAAAAGAAGATATAGAAAAATATAGTGATTATAATAATCCTCCTCCAGATATAGAATTTTCACAATTTGGATATGAATTACTTAATGAAATATTTAATGTTCTAGGAATAGAAAGTGAATTAGTATAGGAGAGGTGAAGATGGATATTAATAGTAAATTAGGAGAAAAAATATGGACTGGAACATGGATGATTTTACCACTTTATCCATGGAGCAGTGAAAAAAGTACCACATGTGCTGCTGGAAATATATTTAGGAAAATGCAAGAATGTAATATAACATTTAAGGAATTATATGAAGCGATAAATAAATGGATTAAATTTAGGAACGAAGTATTTGGAAGAAATTGCGACAATACAGAAGTATATCTAATGAGAGAAAATAAAAGATTTGGTTTCTTTTTACATCCTAATAGCTCAGAATTTTCTTTGTATAATGATTTTAGCGAACATTTAGGATGTTTTGAGATTAATATAAATGATATACCAGATGATGACTTTATAGAATGGATAGAAAATATAACTTATGAATATATTAATGGGATTGTACACTGTTCTGATTGTAATAAATCATTAAAAGAAGAAGAAATTGCTGGACGATTTTTTGCGGGTATTTATTGCAAAGAATGTTGGGAAAAGGAATGGAAAGAAAGAGATGCGAAAGAAACATATGACTAATTTTAATATGATAGAAGAAGCAATAAAAGAAAAATATAATGAAAAAGTATGCTCTGATTTAATAGATGAATTGAATGGTTTATATGAAAGAGATAGATTTTTATGTGCATTAGAAGCTGCAGGAGTAGATAATTGGAGCGATTATGGCTATGCATATGAAATATTAGAAGAATGGGATGATGAAGATAAATATGAATAAGTTGGTTTGGAATGTATTAATATACGATTTTAATAATAAAAAAATTGTTCCTTATAATATTTTTTATGATGGTTTTTTACAAGAAATTATAGATGATGTTTATAAGGGTAAATCAATAAAAGAAGCAATAAAGAAATGGGCTAAATATCATTATTGGAGCAGAACAGAATATGAAATTCAAGTTGGAGGACTTTTTGATATACCAGAACATTTTAAAAAAATTGATATTTATGACCAAATAGAAATGAATTTAGACAACATAGCACAATATGTAGAAATCAAATTATTTAATTTAATGGAGGAAGAATAACTATGGTAATTAATTGCAATGATGATGAAATGATTTTAATTGGAGATAATCAACTAGAAGTTAGAATTAATGAAAAAGCATGTAAAGAAATTTCTGATAGATATCACGAATATTTTGAAGATAACGATTATATAGAAGAAAGTGACCATGTAGGTGAGGCAACAGTTATGAAGGATATATATAATATTGTAAAAAAATATATTGATAAACACCCATTAGGAGTTACAATTGGTGGGGAATATGTGGAATACAATGATAATGCTCAAATTGATGCAGTAGAATTATTTGCTGATATTATGGAATACTATGCAGGATTGGAGATGTAAATAATGGATAATGATATGATTTTAGATTTATTACTTTTTCTGAAGGATACTGAATATCTAGTAGAAGAAGACAGTATTAAAGTATGGATTAGTTTTAATGATTTAGAAGAATTTGTAAATATTTTTGGATATGATGAATTCTGTGATTGTAGTAAGGATGTTAAATTGTTATATGATTGTATCGCCTTTGATTTGCAAGATTTTTTATGGGGGTATTGTACAGAAGATATTAATTATATTAGGAACAAATTAATAGAATGGAGTTTTTAGAATGGATGTTAATAATAAAGAAGATATAGAAAATGCTAAAGGACATTTGGAGTGGCTATTAAATATAGGAGCATTAGATGACGAGGACGAGCCATATATAAATTTAATTTTAGATTATATTAAAGACCTAGAAAACAAAATAAAGAAATATAAATATTCTGAAATACCATATCTTAAAGGATATATACAAGGGTTAGAAAAAGGAATAAAAGAAAATAAAGATAAAGATGAATTTTATAGAGTTTCTTGGAAAGAAAAACACTATCAAGATTATATGTATCCATTTGGATATGATTATACTAAAACTAGCTACTTAGACAATCAGACAAAAGAAAAATTTAATGAAAAATAAGGAGGTCAAAATGGAAATAAGCGAACAAATAAAAAAAATAAGGCAAAGTGGGAAAACTATTTATTCTATCAGTAGGTTAAATACGGTAGATAATTGTGGTTGGGAATATTGGCAAACTTATATGGAACATTTATTACCTAAAGATAATATATATAGTTTTACAGGAACACGCATACACAAATGTTTAGAAGATTTACAAAATGGAAAAAAATTAGATTTCCCAAATGAGATAAAAAAAATTCTAAAGGAAGCTACTCTATTAGATATTAATTTTCCTAATGATAGTATAGAAGAAAAATGGACAAAGGATATTATGTATTTTGCCACTCATTATAATCCACCACACTATAATAAAATAGAAACAGAAAAACAATTTTTAATTGAATTAGATGGAAATTACTTACAAGGTATTATAGATTTAGTAATATATAATGAAGATGGAAGTATCTCTATTAGAGATTATAAAACAAGTAGTAAATTTTCAAATACTGACTTAGAAGAAAAAGGAAGACAGCTAATATTATATGGAATAGTAATGGAAAACTTAGGATTTGTTATTAGAGATTTAGCTTGGGAAATGTTGAAATATGTAGAAATAAGTTACAAATTAAAAAATGGTAAAACACGAACCACTATAGCAGAAAAAGGCTTTATTGTAGAAAAACTAAAATCAGATATTATAAGAGAACTAAAATCATTGAAAAAATACAGTGATTTAGAAATAGAAAATATGGTAGATATAGCAATTGATAATAACTCTTTAGATAATATGCCCGAAAATATACAAAAAAAATATACAATAAAAGATTATATTTGTTATTATGAATATACTGAGGAAAGAAAAAAAGAAACTCGAAATTTCATCAAAGCTAAAATCGAGGAAATAGAACAATTTAAAGATGATATATCTTGGTGGGAACCTAAAGAAATAACACCATATACTTCATTTTATTGTGCAAATTTGTGTAACCACAGAGATAATTGTGAGTATTTTCAAGACTTTAAAGAAATGCAAGAAATGCTAAACGAAGAAGATGAAGATACAATAGAAGATGAAGCAGAAAAAGAATTATTAAAATTTTTATAAAACACTTGACAAATTAATTATATTGTAGTATAATAAAGAAGAGGTGATAAAGTGCTAAGAAAAATAAGTACAATGAAAGAATTAGAAGAGATATTCAATGAGGCTTTAAAAGAACATGCACAGAGTGTAGCTGTAGAATTAACTATTCCAGGACAAAAAGATACAGAGTTTATTGTTAATAGATATAGAAGCATAAAAAATAAGTTAAATTATTATAAAAGAACTTACAATGAAAGTTTAATACATAATAAGGTATCTTCTATAAAAATTTTATCAGCTGGATGGGGAGATGCTGATTTATGGTATTGATATAAAACAGATTGATAGGAGGAATTATGTTTGTTAATTTTGGATTTGAAGATATTGCAATAGAAGAATGTATTATAGAAATAAAAATAGGTAATAAAATACAAAAACAAAAAATTCGAGCAATTCCAGATATAATACAAATGCAATTTGAACAACTTTTACAACAAGCTGCAAATGCAAAACAACCAATTAAAATAAAGTTAATAAAAGAAGAAATTATTTGGAACCAACTTGAAAAACAATCCAAGACTTTAGAAAATTATATTCAGTTTGCTAATAAAATGTATATGGAGGCTTTTCCTGAAGAATTTAAGGAGGAATAATATGATAAAAATAATAAAAGGAATTAATGATAAGGATGGATTTGAAAAAGAAGTAAATGATTTTATGCAAAAACATGTTTATACTGAATTAAAAAATGTTCAATGTATATATAGAGAAAGTGCAAGACAAATGATTTATATTGCTATTATTGAATATGCAGAAGAAAAGAATACAATTTTGATTTCTAAAGATAAGTTGGAAGAATTACAAGAAAAAGCTTGGATGTATGAGGGGTTGCAATGAAATTAATATTTTTGGATATAGATGGTGTTTTAAATAACATGAATTATACTATTTATACTTTTGAAATGTTAGGTAGAGACAGAGCCTATGAAATAATGCATAAGGATTTAGATATTTTTGACCCAATTAGTTTAAATTTATTATGTAAATTAATAGAACATTTTAAAGATGATATAAAAGTTGTTTTATCCAGTACTTGGAGGTTAAATCAAAAAGGGATAAATAAAGTCAAAGAAAAAATATTCAATAATTTAGGATATGAAATACCTTTTGACATTACAAAAAGACATAAAGATATGATAAGAGGTTATGAAATTGAGCAATATTTATTTGATAATAATTTATTAACTGAAAATTATGTTATAATAGATGATGATACTTATGATATTACTGGTAACAAATATAAAGGAAAGTTAAATTTTACAGAACACATGGTAGAATGTAAGCACGATACAGGATTTCAAGGTAAAGAATATTTACAAGCTTTAAAGGTTTTAAAAGGGGAGGGGGATTAATATGACAACATATGTTCCATATCATGTCCACACAGAAATGAGTTTATTAGATAGTTGCACTAATTTTAAGGATTATGTTGACTTTTGTGCGGATAATAATATAAAGGCAATAGCATTTACAGAACATGGAAATATATATAGACATTTTGAAAAAAGACAATATTGCAAAAAAAAAG